TGCCCGTAACGCGACGAATGAAATCATCCCCGTCCAACAGCTCGTCAATATGATCGGCGTAATTCTCGCGGTGGCGAAATATGAAAAGCACGATCGCCGCCATCGTGATTTTGCGTTTCTCGATCAGAGCATAGAATTTATCGAATTCTGCGGAACGAGTGTCTGCGCACGGAATGCGCGTCTTCAGCATGTCCATCATCATTGACCGCACGTCCCGTTTGCGCGGGTAGTTCATCTCAATGACGGTATCGATTCGCCCTTGGCGTAGCAGCGCCTTGTCCATCATTTCAGGGTGGTTCGTGGTAATGAACGTGATCAGTCCGACCTTGTACATCACACCGTCCAGCAAATTAATGAGGTTGCTGAATGTGAACAGCGAATTCTCCTTATTCTTCGAAGACCGGCCGTCAAAGAGGCAGTCGATGTCTTCGATGAGCAGCGCGGTGTCTTCCGTTTTCACGTGCCGAAACGCTTGCGTTACCGAACTGTTATCCATATCCGCATTGATTGCCAAAATGTTCAGGTTCAAGCCGAACTCATTGCAGAGCGCCTTGACAAGACTGGTCTTTCCGCTTCCAGGTACGCCCGTCAGCAGATACGTTTTCTTATACGGAATTCCGTACATTTCGTATTCCAGTTTGGCGGACAAAAACGCGCTTATATCAGTTTTGATGCGCGTGGTTACGTCTTCCGGAATGTATATGGTATTCAGTTTACGCGACGGGATGGTACTGTACTTGTTCCACTCCCCGTACTTGTCGCACACACGAATGACCAGTTTGTCGGATTTCTTTTTTGAGCTCTGGTCCTGAATCGTGGCGTACATATCGAATACGTGACTGGAATGCCTCGGCGCCACGTAGAAGCGCAGCTGTCTGTAATATGTAGGCGGACAACAATTCGAACCGATGGAGAGGACACCCTCGTCGTGAAAACTTATGATTATCGTTACTTTGGATGCGGTGGATGCGGTGGATGCGGCGTCGGTGACATCCAAGTCCAGGCGATACGTGCCCGAGCCGAGCAGTTTGTACTGACTGTCAAGATCATCGTCGGCGACTGAGGAATCGAGAGGTTTGGCTCGTCCGCTCAGACGAACATTTAATCGACGGGGCCCTTCGGTTTCCGGTGCATTAATGTCGGAGGCGCAGACACCATTACTGTAATTCCCATTAACGCAAGGGCTTGCCATTACCAATTTATCTCCATATGTCAAATACAGGTATCGCAGAACATCTTCGACGAAATACCAGTCGCTTATATCTATTCGAATCAGTTCGGCAATATTGGATTCGATCAATCCCAGTGCCAGCATGTCTTTCATAACAACGTCGGATACGCCGGATGAATGAATGAATGGCCCCTGTCCCTGCATTTTCTGATTCATTGCCGCTGCCATATTATAGGTTAATAAGTATTAATTATTAAATGTACGTCTTAGGATTAATAATTAACTAGGTTAGCATTTAAGTGCATTTTATAATTTAGTTAAACGATTAGAAGCGCGTGAAACAGCTCGGTTGGCGTCATCACGAGGTTCACATACTGAACCGCATCCTGGAATTTCACACCAACCTTTGTCTTTGCATCAGCAAGGGGGGTATTTGCAGTAGCCAGTTTACGCGGTTTGTATATATCATTATGGATGCGATACATGTGGGTGCGCAGATGCGCGGCGTAGTCGATTAGCGGCTGTTTTTTGGTAATGAAGCATTCGATGTAGCTGGAGTACAAGAGCCGCGTGTACGCAACAATTCGCGATTGGAATCCTTTGAATGCCGCATCATCATCGGGGAATTGATTGAGGTGCGTTGCAATATCGTGCGTGCGACGCAAATTGCAGTATTCAAACAGGTGCCGCTTTCCTGAGTCGCTTGGAGTGTGTTTCGCGGTTTCGTAGGTTGGGTTTCTCAACTTGAAACTCCATCCGGCACCGTTTCGGGCATTGAACATCACACCCATTATCCTGTAAGGAGTGGATCCATTGGGGTCGGCGTAACGCGTGCGTACAGCTTGAAACGAAGTGGCCGTTGCCGCTGTTGTTGTTGTTGTTGTTGTTGCCGTTGTTATTGTTGCCGTTGCCGTTGCGGGTCGGTCGTAGGATCGAGGAACATTGAATCCAATATTCTTCCAGTCGATGGTGGAACGCGGGTGACGCGTCACGGTAAGCGTCTCATTGTTGATTGAATATACGGCAATCAAGTAGAGTCGCGGTTTCGTGATGTGGCAGATGAGGGGATTTTTAGGGTGCTGCAATACCAGGCTGTAACAGTACCGCGTATCGAGTTTATCAAATTCAATTCCGTTTGCAATACACGCGTCCAGGAATAGAGCGCGAAACGTATCTTTATGCGCTGGCGGCAATGATTCGATCTTTTCGGACGCCGCGGAGCTTGTATTGGGTGCGGGAACAAATATTGATCCACCGACTGCGCCTTTGGTAGACATTTCCCAACCGGCAATGACTTGAGCCTCCGACGAAGATGCATTTTTGGATACGACGTTCGAATTGTAGAACAAGTTTATCATTGTACCTTCCACGAACTCCTCAATTTCAAAAGCGGAGGTCATTGACAGCGATTGATCGAGTGTCGGCGAATCGGCCAAATGATTGAATGTAATTGTTTTGGGTGGAGAGAACGCGACAATGTTGCCAACATCGTTAAGAATAATAGAACGAAATAGGCCACGATCCTGGATTGTGGCATTCGGAATTGTTGGCGTGTCAGCGTCAGCGACAGTATCGGCGTGTACTAGGTCCTGCGCCAATTGTTGTGTCACGTTTTGTGTGGAATACATTGTTTGTAGGGGGGATTTCACGTATTTGAGCACCGTGTAAAACCCGGTAGGTGTCTTCCAGCGTTTCAGAGTCATTTCGAGCGCGGCCAAAGATTCGGCGACTCCGGTGCTGAGAATCACATCACCATCATTTTGTTTACGCAATAATTCAAATAGATTTTGAATGTTGCTACTATAACACAACTTATAGTTTGATGCGGTGTCCTGTGTCATTATGATTGTTGGTTTGTTTGTTTAGAATATAGATCTACACTACTATATGTAAGTAATACCGGGATAATGCTTTAATATATTTAGTTTATATGAATTAAAATTATTATATATGGCTACTATAGTAATTGTAATTAATGCCTGAAATGTTTCCCAGCACAACCACCACCACCACCACCACCGCGTTTAAACCTGCCGTTCACGCAACCACCGCACTGTTGATGAAGGAACGGGAATATCGGGATCAGTATGCACGCCTCTTAAGAGAAAGTATCGTATTTGAAACAATGTTAAAAGCGCTGGGTGATATGACCGCGGGTTGCAAGATCGGAATACGGTACTCGGATCGCACGCTCTACGTGGATAAGCCGTCCGCGTATCAAGGAATAGTGCGGTGGGCATACAGTCAAACGCGCGATAAAATACGAGATTACATCGATACCGAAATTTTCGACACGCGAAATGGCAGCAGTTTTATGACGCTGGTATATGAAATATGGATGGCAAGCGGCGAAATTATCGATTATTGCGCCGCGCCGTCGCGAGGAGTAATACTGTCCAACGAGGTTCGGGTTGCGTATCGCAACTTGTGCGCGGTTAATATAAATTTAATGATGCGCATCAGTCACGGGCTCTCCGTACTCTCAGAAAGCTACTCGGAAAGCGGCGCGGAAAGCGGCGCGACAGTTGCGAACGTACCATCGATTGCGGAATATATAGAGTCCGTTTTAAAACGATTAAGAATGGAGAGAATGCGACTGGAATTGCAGATAACTAAATTCGCGCATTACATAAAATAAATCTCAGAATACAATGTTCTCGTCGATCCATTTTTTTATAGATACGTTAATCGGGTGCAGAATCTGGTTTAAGCCGCCAATGTAGTGTAAATAGTTATCACCATTGCCGGTACCATCATCCTTTTTGTGCAGTTGTAGTAAAACATTGTGTATAATGCTGAAAATCTGCGGGTTGTACTTATCAACAATGGTGCTAAATATGGAATCAATGCTTGCATTTGCGATCGCTGGGTCGGATGTGAGAGAATGTGGTTGTGGTTGTTGCTGTTGTTGTGGTTGTTGCTGTGACTGTTGCTGTGACTCCATCGCATTCATCGGTATAAGTGGTGTTTGCGATTCTGTTGCGGGAGCGGATGACGATATAGAACCTTTTCGCTTACCAAACACTGACACTGACGAATTTTGGCTTGCGACTTGCTGTGATTGTGATTGTGATTGTGATTGTGATCGTGATTGTTCTGAGTACAAGGTTTCTTGCGACTGTTGTGGTAGTTGCAGTTGCGGCTGATCCGCATTTGATCCCAGCATTGTCTTGTACATGCTGAGTGTGTGCAATATATGTGGCTTGTTAGTATCGCTGTAGGTTCGAATGAGTTTGTCAATGCCGGCCCGAGCATTGACAACGAGCATTGCGTAAAGAGCAGAAACGTCGGAGGGCCCGGCCTCCATAAACGAATAGAATTTCTTGAACCGAGAGAATACGTTGAATAAATAGCACAAATCGTCCTGCGTGTCGTTATAATACCATCGCGACACGGGCTGCGAATAGTTGGGCGGCTGGATTACGAGCATATTGTACTTGATCGCGAGTTTTGTTCCCACGGGATAAAATGATATACATCCAATCTGAATAATCGCCTGCATCGGTTCTAGAATCGTTTCAAATCGCTCCTTTCCTCGTTTTTGCGGAGACGCGAAAGAGTACAGCATTTTAAGCGTCGTCGAAGCCATTTTTATTTAGTTGTTCTATATATATTTTTTTTATTTATTATTAAATACAACAACTCGTTATTGTTTTATATATTTATTAATATTTATTATACATACAGAGTTTGAGAGCGTTTGTTTCGTTTACTTTATACGAATTTAAGTATAGTCATAAGATAACTACTACCTACGTACGACCGAACGAGTGAATCGAAGTGAATACAATACGATACGATGATTGGATGGATCGTGCAAGCAACTGCGCTCTCGCTGTGTCTTATTGCGGTGCTGCACTACCTGTACATATTTTTCAAAACGACGCTGACCGTTCCAAAAGTGAAAGATTTAGTGAATCGACCGCAAAAACAATACGATGCCATTTTCAAAACAATGGGGAATACGAACCACAACAACCACAACAACCACAACAACGTAAGAATAAATGCATCATCCGCATCAACTACCGATATTTCATCACTTCCGATTTTAGGATCGTCTGATACCAGTAGGGAAAGCAATGCAATGTCAATGAAACAGGAGCTTAAACATTTCTTGAAAGAGTTGAATTCAAATTCAAACAATAGATGATGATGATAAAAATATTTAAACCTAAAATTGATAGTCATCCATCACTAATATAATAAATAATATTACTAGATCGACATCGAGCGAATGCAACAGCGACAGTTATCCTATATTACGGTTGAGCGTAGGGACATTCATCCATTAGAGGCGCTATTGGCGGCCGCCGTTCAAGGAATGAAATTTTCTTATGAAATAAATGGTTATAAGAAAGTTTCGGGTGATTATTTCTATATTATCCCCAGGGGACGAAAACACGTGGTATGGTTCACAATCTACAAAACAAAACCCACCGCGATATTTTATGAGCTCGATCCGCGCGATCATACGAAAATCAAATTCATTTCGATTCGAGAACCGCATCCGCGGTGCTTTCGAGTGAACCCGGATCTATGTGCTGCGGGCGAAAACGGCACCGTGTGTTATGGCACGCTGTTTATGCACAAGTCGCACCAATTCTTTTCGATAGAAAACATCCATGTTTACAAGGGCCGCGACGTACAAGCGATGTCGGTACGTGATAAAAGCGGTCTCATTGCCGAAATGTTCAGTGACGGGCTGGGCGAAGATGGGGGAAGCGGATGTGGTGGCGGTGGCGGCGGTGGCGAAAGCGGCGATCCGATCACGCGTGTATGGTTCGGCGTGCCCGTGAAACGCGCAACATACGTCGACGCACTTCGTGCGGCTTCGCTTGAAGTCACATATCCCGTCTATGCAATTCAGGGTCGTTTTGATCATCAGACCGATAATAAGTATTTTCAGAATAGCCAGAATACACCGAATACCCAGCAGCACCAGCCACAACAGCCACAACCACCACAACCGCCACAACAGCCACAACCGCCACAACAGCCACAACCGCCACCGCAGCAACAACCGCGTCAAGGTCAGCGCGTATTTATCGCGTGCGCTGAAGCACAGGCTGATATGTACGTGCTGCGGTGTCCCGAAAGCGGTCAAACCGAACCCGAGTACGCGCACATTGGCGACTATAAAACGAGCGTGTTTATGAACTCAATATTTAGAAACGTGCGCGAGAATGCGCGCCTGGACGCGGCGGAGGAAAGTGAAGACGAATCTGAATTTCAATGTGCCGGTGAAATGAATTCGAAAAAAGAAGCGCGCGTACTGTGCGCGTTCAATTACCGGTTTAAGCGTTGGGTTCCGTTGAAACGCGCATAAACGTCATCAAAAGAAATATAACTCATAAAATTTATTTATTTAGTTCTTTATTATATATTTTGTATATTAATATTATAACAACAAAAATAAATAAATAATACAAATGGTTACGATACTGAAAGTTGACGACGATCAGAAGAGTGCAGCCAATCTGGATAGACTATATGTGTTGCCGGATCACCACATCGTTGTGCTATATCATAATAAGACGTGCCCACCGTGTTTATCAATGAAACCTGCCTGGACCGCCGCGTGCGCCAATTTCAAGAGCAATTATGCTTCGAAATGTATACGCAATAATCAGAAAGTAGTTATTGCCAACGTGGATGAAAATGGTATCCGGCATTTAAATAAGGTATATAAAGATGTTCAAGGTACGCCCACCATTGCGCATATTCATCATGATGGCACAGTTACCAAATACGAGGGCGACCGATCGAAAGAAGCATTTCTGACGTGGTTGAATTCTACGCTCGGTAAACATTGTGACAAGAGCCACAGCCGCAGCCACGGTCAAAACAGTTTAAAACGGGGAGGTAGGAAGAAGAATAGTCAAAGCGTACCACGCATTAGACGTGGTCGCGGAACTCGGCGTAAAAATCGCAGTAATCGCCGCTAAGAACCATATCTCTATACTCGATTGCGCCTACGCGTAATTCGGGTTTTCTTTTCTCTCCTACTTTTGCGTTTTCGGGTTCTTATACCAGACCCGCCAGATTTATCTAATTCTTTAACCTTTCTAAGTAACTCTATATCTGAGGCAGTTCCAGTCGTGATGTTATTCAATGATACTGGTCTACCATACTTATCCTTAAATTGGGGTAATAATTGTGGACGGCTTACAAGATACTGTAAGACTCGTAACAAAATTGGTTCTTTAATTTGATTTTGGATAAATCCTTCTTCATTACTTATTACTTTATCGATTTCGGTATTTAAAAATTGTAAAAAAAAGCTTCTATTATTTTTTTGAGCGTTTTTGCTATCATTTTTAAACCTGACAACGATCGGGTCGAATTTAGTCTGGATTTTTTTGGGATTTTTGGGATTGGTGCCTACATATTCGGCGATTTTAGCGTTGAGATCGATTGGTTCAGGAGGTTTTTCGGGGCCGAAAAACGTTGGTTTTTCCGGTTGTTCGGCATGATCCAAAATTGGTGCATTACTTGCAGAAACTGACATTGCAAACTCCAGTGTGGATTTTGTTGAGTTCCGGTGTTTTGGTAAGGTGTTATCGTTGCGAACACACGCGATAAAACAAATAATTGCAGGGACCTCTTCACCCGGATTTTTAATCTGCCATAATTCTTTTAAAATTCCTACAGCATCGATAGATGTTGGTTCAATATCATTATAAATTTTTTTGTCGTCTATTAGTGTTCGTAATTTTCGGCTATTATCATTGTATTTTATATACGCCAGTGGGTTTATTATATACCGTCCTGGGTTATACGTATACACAGTACTTTTTACACCTTTTTTTTTATCCAATGAAATTAATGCGCCTTTACCTGAAGCATCACCTTTTGCAATCTTGTCTGGAATATTTTTTATTTTTGTAATATTTGATAAAAAATTTATATATGCAACTAAATGATTTATCGTTTCATTAATATAGATACCTTCTTTGCAAGCTTCTAAAAATAGTTTTATTTTTTCACTGATTATTTTTTGTTCCGATTCATTGAAAACTGGAGCGGGGACTGTCAATGGAAGTCTACTAAAATCATATTTGTTAAACGCATTAATATAGTCTGTAAAAAAGAGTTCTCCAAATGATGCCGAAATTAAACTAGGACATTTATGCCAACCCGGTTCTTCGTGATATTCACCTGTAATATGTCTAACAGTTGAACATTCGTTGTCAATGGAAACGGGTTTGTTAGGCGTTGATGGGTATACGCCGTCGCCGGTTTTGGAATAATATGTAGCTTGGTTATCACTTATTCGATCTACGATTTGTCCAATATTATTGCCTTTAATCATCATATATGATGATTCTGATAATTCAACTGGATTTTCCCTTCCGCCCATATCGACTATCGTTAATGTTGCCGGCTTCTTATCGGATGATCCTACTGGCTTAAGTAAAAATTTATAAAATAAATGACCTCTTGAGGATTCGGGATTGTTCAACGTATATTTAATATGCATCTTATCTGGGGCTTTACGTAGAGTCTCAACAGTAGTAATAGCACTTGTAAAATCAGTAATTTCTTTTATTTGTTTTATGTTTTTATCTTCCCCCCCCTCGTTAATAGGATAGGGTTCTAATTCTTTTTTTTTTTTATCAAATATCACTGCGTGCTGTGAATTAATCGTAAAGTCTATACAATATAATTCAGATATTGTTAACTCTATAGTAAATTTTTTTGATTCGAGTAGTAACTCATTAAGAAGTTTAATTGCGATTCCATCATCATCGTGTTTGCCCGGTACAAAGTGCGTAAGCGTGTATGTTTTCCCACTACCCGAATATCCGTACCCGAAAATTGCAGCATTTCCTCCTTTTTCTAACGTACTTATCATATCTTTAAAATTGCCTTTCTTGTATCTCTCTGCATTGTTATCGCCAGCATCAAACCCCGCATAAAATTTACCATATTCATTGTTTTCCAAACCATTGGCTTTTTTGTCGGCTTCATCAACCTTATACTCATAATTAAATGTTACCTTAGTATTATTATATCCTTCGGATTTATTAATTGCTACCGACGACGTTCCTGTTCCTCCGCTTTCCCCACCTCCTTTAATAGAAACAATCGTTCGAATTTTACCACCATATTCATTCCATTTTGCAACCCAATCACTGAGTGCGGTAAATAAACTTTTATTTTTCGAATTTGTTTTATTAGACTCAGTATTAATATCAAAATCAATAATATCCCGGGATTCTATTTCTAACCAATCAAAAATTTGTTTTCTAGTAACATTTTCGGTATTGGGGTCTGCTTGTTCATTTAATTCTTTCCTATACGCATCAGTAGGAGTATTATTTACTTGGATCCATCGAGTTTTTAAGTTAGGCCAATCAAGTTGGGTTTCCTTCTCTTCAACTTTTTCAACCGTCAACACGTTGCTCTTTTTTTCGGCCGCGGCATACCCCTTGGCCGCCGCCTGTTTGGCCGTGAAGAACACCGTGCCGGCGCCCACCAGGGCGATGAGACCGGTCGCGTCGATCGTGGCTACGTTATCATTGTTGCTGGAGTACGTGATCGCGCCGTTGCTCGCACTACTAGGCTTCTTCGTAACGGTCGGCACGTCGCCGCCTATTGTTACGGTTTTTGGGCTGATTATAAAGTCGGATAAAGTAGGGGTGATATTAGCAGGACTATTATCGTCTGTAAATAGTGCAGCTGCCGCCGCCGCACCGGCAGCCCCGGCAACACCGGCAGCAGCAGCAATACTATTTGCACCCAAATCGGGTTTATTTTTTGCCGGAGCCACCGTCGGTTTCGCCACCGGATTTTCTTTCACCACCGGTGCCGGCTCCGGTTTCGCCGGAGCTTCTTCCACCGACGGTGGCGGCACCTCCGAAGCCGGGCCTTCGACCTTCTCATTCGCAGCATCTTTGTTCAGTGCAGCCAGCTCCTGTATAAACGCATCATACGTGCCTACGCCTTGTTCACTTATTCGTATTGTATCATTGTTTACGAGGCGTCCGCTAAATGTGCGCGATTCACGAGATTCAAGACACTCATCACCCCCTTTAGAATCCGCCGAAGAATCAACTACCGTGGCATCTGCTCCATTTTCTGCTTCGCCTGATGCTGCTACTGCTTTAATTATTGTAACACTTTGGGGAGTCACAATGGTCTCCGCCGCCGCCGCGCCATTCACGCCACCCGATACAATTTTATATTTTTTATTTCTCCATCGTTTATGTATTCTATTGTAATTAATAGGTTTAAACGATAGCAGCGCATTATCGGCGTGATCGATCACTTTATGCATTTTAAGAGTGACATCGTGCAGCGACGGTACCGCCGAATCGCCAAATACCGCATTATTTCGGTAGTTTTTGCGACGGCTTCGACTACCATACCGTTTCTTTTTATTGTGCGCATTCATCCATATTTTCTGAGTGCTGTTCATTTGTTTCATCGTTTACTGGACGGAGTTTAGGGTTTTATATAAATACTTAGATACTACTATAATAACGGATTATTTTATTACATATTACTTAACTTAAAAATTAATAATTAACAAGGAATAAAATAAATATTAATAATATATAACACGCATAGATAAATCTAAAATGGGCATTGATTCGCCTATCGACATAAATAGTAACATAACCGATCAGTGCAGTGGATTATGTGCCTTAAATTTTAATTTTCAAGACAGTAAATGTGTTGTCAGCAAAATAGGAGCAGATGTTTTGGGGGTAATGGCGTATGATCCAAGCACTGACTCTAAATACATTAAAACATTCAAGGGAGTAAAATATGAAGTAAGCAATATTTACATATACAATAATTCGCTGCATCTTTATAACGGTAAACGAACCGACGCAGAATTACTGATATCATTCGAAGGAACCGGTGGGGATGGCGCCGGTAAAGTTATGGTTATTTGTATTCCAATTGAACAAAAATCGTCGAGCGGTGCGGAAACAAAAATAGATGGTTCCATAATTACATCAATCATAATGGCGATTGATTCTTCAAAGACGGGCATTCGAACTGCAACGTCTTCGGATAACGCGGCTGTAAAATTTGCATCGGGTGACACGTATAATTTAAACAATGTTGTTCCATCGCAGCAGCCATTTTACACATATATTGGAAATGCTCCGTATCAATCGAGCGGACCTTTAATAAACTATGTAGTATTTCCACGGAGTTCATCCATCTACGTCCCGACCAGCGCAATCGAACGTTTGAATAAAATTACCACCCCATCCAAATCGCCGATAAGCGGTGTGCCTCAAAATAGCCCAACATACAACTCGGCCGGAGCGAATGCTAGTGAAGACAGTGACGTCTACATTGAGTGCAGTCCGGCAGGAAGTGATGGAGTACAGCTATATCAAGCAAGTTCTGCGTCTGGTGCTGACGGCGTGGCTGGTGTGGCTGGCGATTCCGCTAAGAGTAACTCATCGTTCACAAATTTTATTGAAAGCGACATGTTTGTCGTGGGAATTCAAATAATACTGTTCGGATTTGTCGCGATCCTTACAGTTTTTTTAGCAAATAAATTTATTCGTGGGTTTTCGTCGGTATCATCCGATGATCCCGGCAGCAGCAGCAGCATCAACATCGGGAAAAGTAACAGTAAAAAAAAATAATTAAAATAGTAAATCAACTTTGAGTTAAATGATTTATTATTTGGTTGAACTGTGTTGAGCTGGGTGAGTTACTGCGCGGTAGCAGCAGCACAGCAATTCTGGTGCACCATATTTGCATTGCGGCCGATACCGCCATTGGTCTTTCGCGTGTTATAGAGACCGCGAGCTTTGAGCCATGCGAGGCCGAGCACCGCGTCCTTGGGGATGGTGCACGAATCAGTGGGTCCACCGCATTTATACACCATACGTACTGACGAAGGGACTCCGATAGTGGACGGCAGACCGGGCAGACCGTTTAAGTGACTGCCCTGATTCATCATTGACGCGGCCATACGCGTTCGTTTGGATGAGCTGAGAACCATTTTTAAATTAGAATGTGTTTTATTATACATTCAGAAAATAAAATAAAATAAAATGAACGATTGAGATAAAATAAAAATACATAAAATAGTTTAATCTATCTCTAAACTAATTTAAACTAAAATTGAACAAATGAAATGTATAAATAGTATAACCCCATCAACAAAACAACGCTAAATGACCGAACCCGCACCCGCATTCGAAGTAAACTGCGAAGCCGATGATTACGAGAACAATGACCGATCGACGAAAAACGTGCTGAACGATGACGATATTGTCCCGGCGGGGGATGGAACGCTGCTGTTCAACCCGTACAACCCTCTAAATCGCGAAATCACGTCCGACGAGGTTCTGGGCATTCTCGCGCGATACGGAGTTCCCACACACATGCTCCAGCTTGATAATTTACTGCTGTATAAACGCGCATTCGTGCATCGCTCGTACACGCGTCGCCCGCAAATAGAAAACACCAAGCTTAATATCACGCTCCTAGAGTGTCCACCGGACTGCTTGCCGCTAAAACAAAAATCCAACGAGCGCTTGGAATTTGTGGGCGACGGTATTTTGGAGGCGATCACGAAATTCTACCTGTATCGCCGGTTTCCGAAAGAGAACGAGGGCTTTATGACCGAGAAGAAGATCGCGATCGTAAAAAATGAAAGCATCGGCCGTCTGGCGCTTGAGATGGGGCTGCATAAATGGTTCATCATTTCAAAACACTCCGAGGAGAAGAAAACGCGCGTCAATCTAAAAAAACTGGGCTGCTTGTTCGAAGCATTTCTCGGCGCGCTGTTTCTCGACTACAATAAAATACAGCTCAGGGACGAGCAGCAGTGGTTTACGCACCTGTTTGTAACCGGCCCCGGGTTTCAAATCGCGCAGATATTCGTGGAAAACGTGTTTGAGCGCCATATTGACTGGATAAAGCTGGTAAAGGATGACGATAATTTCAAGAACATTTTGCAGGTACGGATCCAGAAGGAGTTCAAGACCACACCGGATTACGTGGAACTGGGTCGCGATTTGGAGATCGGATACACGATGGGACTGTTTCTGTGCATTGGCCAGGAAATTTACGAGGCGCGAACTGAAGATGCTCTCGAATTCACGGGACAGGAAATTGGGGGCACGTTCGATGGAGTGCGCGCCGCGTGTGTTGCTCGCGGAAACAAGCTGCTCGTACATTTCACGACGTGCTCGCACCGCATTAAAAAAAAAGCGGAACAGCAGGCCTGCGAATTGGCCCTGAAGATGATGACGGTGGCGGCGGCGGCGACCGAGACTTAATTTAAATAACACCGCCGAGAACTCCGCCGAGATCGTCTCGTCGTTCTTTTTCCCTTTTCAGCTCGTCTCGTTCTTTTTTCAGCTCGTCTCGTTCCTTCAGAACATTATTTAACCATCTCGTCAATCTGGCGCATTCTTGTTCCGCGTGCATTCTTCGCTGCTGTTCATCATTCCATTCTTGCCACATCGTCCACATTTTGGTTGCGTTGTCGTTGTTGGTGCCCTTATTATCTAATTATATTGCATTTCATTTGCATTTCAATTTTATTATCACGATCGGTACCCATTTAGAAATAACAGAATTAACAATATATAAATAATAAATATATATTATAAGAATAAAAAAATACAAATGGCAGATGCGTCATCATTTCTAAGGCGGTTTGCGGCACCTTGTGCAATTGTACCTGATGCCAAAAAAATGTTTGCTGTTCGCGTAACTACTGGATTAGAAACGGAAGCATCCGAAGTATCGCCGGTAGCACCCGTCGTAACATTTGTGGACAGCACGCGAGAAAATCGAGTGAATCCCGATGAATTTATCGCCGCAATTCAGACGCGGCTGCAAGTTGAAATTGGTAAAGTTCCTCTAACTGCCATTATGAGGCCAGCAGCATCGGCCGCATCAGCGGCATCAGCGGCATCAGCGGCATCAGCGGCATCAGCGGCATTGCCAACATTCAGTGTGCGAAAATTGGGATTTACGGTTGTTTTGCAGATGCCGATGCATATATTGGCCGCAGAACCCGAACCACGTAAACGCAAACGAAATGCCGTAAAAGCGCAAATTCCGATCACACCGGAGCCACGATTGGGGGTAGTTTTAATCGAGCCATCCAGACTGTTAGCAGCTGAATCGGAATCGGGAACCGAAAATCCAAGCGTTGCCGCTCTCAAGTCGCGAATGCCACAAGCAAAACCCGACATAGTTCGTGCTTCAGCATATTATATGAACAACCGAAAGAACTTTTTGGAGTTTATTAATGCGTTGTTTCAACCGAAATACGGTGCAGCCGCTGCCTTGGAAGCGGATGACGCGGACGAATTCGATTGTTCTGCTCTTTCATCTGCATCCGGCAAGCTTAAACCGTTTCAAATGCTTACGCACCAGAAAATCGTGCGCGACTATTTGAGCATTTACAGCCCCTATCGCGGACTGCTTCTTTTTCACGGTCTTGGAAGCGGCAAAACGTGTTCGTCCATTGCAATTGCGGAAGGATTAAAAACGCACAAACGCGTTATTGTAATGACGCCGGCATCGCTAGAAGCGAACTATATAGAAGAATTAAAAAAATGCGGGGATGAGATGTACAAGCGCAACCAATTTTGGGAATTTTTAAGTTTGGACGATGCTCCCGGAGGAGATAAAGCTACGTATGAGAAGACGCTTCTCTCAATGCTCGGATTTCGTGAAAATTCCAAATTTATATCGGACCAGGGAGGCGCGTGGTTTGTAAATATTAAAAAACCGAGCAATTACGCAGAACTTGCAGCCGCTGACAGAAAGCAGCTGGACGAGCAAATCACCGAGATGATACGCAACAAATACCAGTTCATCCATTACAACGGTCTTCGCCGGGACGGGTTGCTGCGTCTTAAGCGCCTCTACAGTGTTGATAATATCTTTGACGACTGTGTCATAATCGTGGACGAAGCCCATAATTTGGTGAGTCGTATTGCAAATAAGTTGAAGGTGCGAACAAAGACATCGGACGCGTCGCTCTCCATGCAGATGTACCGCGATTTACTCGGCGCTAAAAATGCGAAAGTGGTAATGCTTACCGGAACACCCATTATCAACTATCCGAACGAAATCGGAATAATGTTCAACATTCTGCGCGGATACATTAAAACGTGGAACTTTGCGCTGAACACGTCGGGGGCAGCGACCAAAAAACGCATCGATAAGGCCTATTTTCAAACGCTGTTTCGGGGCGAGACGTTCGCCTATGATCATTTGGAGTATAAACAAAACCCACCCACGCTGATTCTCACGCGAAACCCGTTCGGGTTTGTCGCGGCTGCAACCACTGCAGCTTCCACGCAGTATGCCGGCGTGAGTCGCGATATGGAACACGGCGGCGCGTTAACGGACGACGCGTTTCAGGATGAAATTATGCGAATTTTGACAGAATCCGGGTTCACGGCCGCGGTTACAGTGGACTCATTTTTGGCGCTTCCCGATACTATGGATGAGTTTAACGAGTTATTTATAGAACCTGGCGGGACCAACGTGAAAAACAGCATGCTGCTCACCCGACGAATAATGGGACTTACGTCGTATTTCAGAAGCGCACAGGAGAAACTGATGCCCAAGTACGACCCCGACCGCGGCGATTTTCAAAAAATAGAGATTGAAATGAGCGACTGGCAATTTGAGGTGTATAAAGCCATTCGTTTGGAGGAGCGCCAGCAGGAATCGGATGCCAAAAAACGGCGCGGGCGTCCGGCAGCAGTGAAAGATATTGTTGGCGAGGCGTACAAGGATGCCGCATCATCGTACCGCATATTTTCTCGCGCGTGCTGCAATTTCGCATTTCCAAAAGAGTTGCCGAGACCCAAACCCGCGGGAGCCCCCATCATTTCTGCCGATATTGAACCAGAACCAGTGGGCGGTATAGTTGAGTCGGCTGAACCGGTAGTTAAAGAGAAACGAAAAAAACAAAAGCGCGTCTCGTCAGATATCGCGATACTGCGCCGCATCACCGAGGAACTCGTTGAAGGTAGAGGCGGTACCGAGAATCCGGTTTCGCCTTCAGGTCGCCTCGGCGATGACAGCAGCGGCAGTGACGACAGCGGCAGTGACAGCGACGAAGAAGACGTTGCGGGTCAAGGTGTCAATAGAAAAACCGCTGCATCATATGATCGCTTGCTGCAGCGCGCGCTTGCCGAACTAAAAACGAAATCTTCGGAATATCTTACGCGAGAACATTTACAAATGTACAGTCCGAAGTTCTTGCACGTGCTCGATAACATAAATCGCACTGGCCACCGATTTCGCGGGCTGCATCTGCTTTATAGTCAGTTTAGAACGCTGGAAGGCATCGGCATTTTCAGGCTGGTCATGGAAGCGAATGGGTACGTTCAGTTTAAAGTGGCGAATACGCCCCAGGGTGGATGGGCTCAAGTGATCGATCCAGCTGATGCAGACAAACCGACATACGCATTATACACAGGTACCGAAACGTTGGAGGAGAAGGAAATTATACGCAACGTGTATAACGGCACCTGGGACAATTTGCCGCCTGCATTGCGCGACAACTTGGTAACAAGGTATGGCAGCGAGAAAAACAAGTATGGCGCGGTAATAAAACTGCTAATGATTACGGCGTCTGGTGCAGAAGGGATTAATCTGCGAAACGTTCGGTTCGTTCACATAATGGAACCGTACTGGCACCCTGTTCGAACCGAGCAAATTATTGGGCGCGCAAATCGAATATGCAGTCACGTTGATCTGCCGGAAGATGAACGAACCGTGAATGTGTTTTTGTATGTTATGAAATTCACAAAAGCACAAATCGCACTTAGCGACCGCGCAGCAGTCGAGCTCGTGAAACGCGACGTGAGCAAGTTGCAATCCACCGTTCCATTTTCAACCGACGAATCTCTCTACGAAATATCGCAAATTAAAGAGCGCGTGAATCGCCAGCTACTAACCGTCGTGAAATCGTCTGCTATGGATTGCGCTTTGCACAAGCGACCCGGGTCCAAAGAACAAATCGAATGTTTTTCGTACAGTTTGGGTGCTAGCGGCAGCGATTACGGCTACGTGCCCAATATTGCAAATGAGCCGAATGATCGTATCGCGAAGCAAAATATAGAAAAAAAGAAATTGGTCGGGCTAACCGATAAATATAATTACGACAAAGAAACGGGCGACGTATATGAAGGTTCGACCATTGTAGGCAAATTGGAGAAAAACCCGGATGGATCTGCATTCATCGTTTTTGGTAAAAAATGAACTTTGTCTTATTCTCTTCTTCTTGTTCTTCTTCTTCTTCTTCTTCTTCTTCTCTGCTTCTCTTCTTCTTCTTCCTATGTTGTAGACACCGGTTGCTGCTGCCCGACAACTTGTTCGAGCGAGGCGAATGATGCGATGAGCGCTTTGGCGTCAGAGTCATTAATATCTGACGTATTTCGGGCGCGCGGGGCGGTAGGGGTCGTATTTAGAGGTAACTCTGTTTCCTTGACGTGTATATCACGATCATTATTAATACAATTGCAATAATGACATACTCTATCATTAGTAAACATTCAGTGGTCTGGTACTATGCGTTATAATTGAGTATGAATATGTTTATATTTATTATCAATTTTATTAATATATCTTGTAAACATAAAATATTAAATAAAAAATAGAGACATTTTTTATTTGATTTATTTACACAACACACACACACACACACACGCACAAGGTCTTTTCATTTCTTATTGGATCCGCTCGTCATAATCATCACTTCGTAACAACCAATGCACCTTAAAATTGGTGCAAGTGAATTGTCGCCACAAACGACTATGACATAATCGCTTTCGGCGTTCATCCCAGCTTCACATCCCGGACATTTTCCAAATTTGTTCAATGACGACGTCACAGGGTCCACTGCCATTGCCTGCGTGTTCCAATATTCCCTGGCTCGAGCGCTGTAACCGACAAATGCACACGTTCCACGTCTGTACTGCTCTTGATCTTGATACTGCATTATTTAATATTTAATACTACATACGTACATAACTATGTTTAATTCATCAATTTTTTATTTCCAGACCAACAAGCCAAGCAAGCAAGCAAGTTCCTCCTCCCCGCCCCTTTCTAAAGCTCGCCATTGATGAACATCGAGATGAGATTCGGTGTTGACGTGTCGAATCCGGCCAGGTTCAGCGTGTTTGGATCCTTGTGATCGGCAATCGATAGACAGTTGGACGCCATCCCGACAACGATGAGTTTCGCATCGATTCCCGTATGCGCGCGATACTGCTCCAGCGCGACTTGGGGGTGGATGGTTGGCGTGTAGGTCTCTGAGTCGGTGTAGACGACAAACGCGTCAACTTTCATTCCAGTTTTCTTAGCCTCCACCATCGGAATTGCGCAATCCGTCCCGCCAAAGACATCATTCGTTGCGGCCATTGCATCATTGATCGTCATCCCTGGTTTGATGCGACCGTTCATGTTGCGGAATGTGGTAGTGAACGCGTAGATTTGCGTATTCTCTGCACCCTCGGCGTGCAATGTGGCCATCGCCATCGCAACAGATCCTTCGCGGCAATTCACGCTGGTTGAACCGGCGCAAAGGGCACTTGACATACTCCCCGACACATCCAGTGCGAGCATTATGCGTTTTCCGGTGCGGACAACGTTGCCGAACGACAGGTTGAACGTGTTGGTCAGTGCTGTAAGGATGAACGGGTTCACCGGCCAAGTCGATGATCCGAGATCGCCCTGTCCCTTGCTGTACGTCTTCATTGCAACAAGTACCGCGAACGGGTGGATTTTTGATTCTGTCACGCGCTTTTGATCACACAGCATTCGCACAATGTCGGCTTGCCGTGACAATGCGACACCGGTGCTGGAGAGCTTGTTGAGATTGCGAACAAGCGCCATCAAGCCCAGTTCGTCAAGTAGTGCAGACCAGATCGCCGGAAGAGACAGTAGCTCGGTTGGAAGATGCTCGCGCTGGATTCGGCGGACATCACGCATCACGCGAAGTGCCGTGGTAGAGTCCTTGGTAGCGCCCGTCTTTGCAAGCTCAACCAACGCTTTCAGAAATCGCGCTGTTGCAATTAGGGGTAGGGAGCGCTGGTCGCCCCCTAAAACCCCTTTGTCTAGGGGGCGACTATCACCTACCAAAGTCCATTCATCATCCACCTGTGTGGCTGGTGCTGCGATTGTGACTGGTGCTGCGGCAGGCTTTGATTTGGATTCCGATGCGGATGTCTTCGGGGCAGTCTTCACGTAGATTTTTCGTTTCGTCAAGTCGAAACCCTGTTTCACCAACGTTGCAACCGTGTCACCTGTTCCAAGCGTCGCCGTGTTGAACCTGAACTCCACGTCTCCAGCACCAATGTCCGCAAAAGTTTGAATCAAATTCGCAAGCGGCTCATTCATTCCGATTTTGAGCGCAACGTCGTCTTCTCCCGCCATCGGCCCGGAGATGATTGTGAAATGCACGCATACCTGTTCGCCCGATTCGGTTGATTTGGTGGCGGCTGTAGGTTGTGACTGTTGCTGTGACTGTGGCTGTGTCTGTGGCTGGTGTTCCGCTTGTGGGGGTGTGTCAATTGCTTGCAGGCGTTTGAGAAATTCGGTTCGTTCGAATGATGCCGGAACCACAATCCCGTCTTTCGTCTTTCGTTCCGGCCTGTCCTGTTTCATGAACCATTCCAGCACGAGACGACCGCCGTCATCTTTCATTTCTGCCGGATTGATGTGAAGCAGCGAAATCACGTCGCGGTGCGTCCACCCTTCGCGATTTTTGTACTTTGTCAGCAAGACCGCCAGTTCGGGTCCCGTGCGCGACGTGTAGAGTTTCGAGAATGCCTTGCGAACACCTTTTCCCATTCCCTTGCCCGGTTTCGCTGCCTTGTCTTGCGAAAGGTCTCGAATGAGTTGCAACAGCATGAACCAATGCGTTGGGATGCGACACACTTGTCCGATTGCGTCCAATGCAATCGCTTTGCATTCAGGATCGGGTGCAAATACAATCGCCGCCGCCAGCGACATCATTGTCATTTCCTGTTTTGCGGCACGCCCTTTGACAGACACATCCACAATGTCGCAGAGAAGGCTCTTGCACGTAGTCGGATTGCCTACTGCAGCCATAATGCACCGAGCGACCTGTGTTGCGATTTGACCACCTGTTTGGTAGTAATTTCCGCTTTCGCATTTGCTTCCGATGATCAGGTACCGCATCCATTCTTGGTTGATGGGCAGCGGAAACGAGAATCCGCCCGCATTGTTTGCGACTTGTCCCGGCAAGCCCATCGTCTGCGGAATGCGCGCTCGCGCAGCCGGGTTGTTGTGTGCCGACATTGCCAGTTTCACGCCTCCTCCTCCTCCGCCGACCTTACCTTTGGATCCAGATTTTGATTTGCTTGCAGACTTCGATTTTCCGGCCATTGTTGACAATTACGAAGTCGTGTGGTTGTTGTTGTGGTTGTTGTTGTTGTTGTTTGAACTGATTACATTATAACATAAAAACCCATTTAAATCAATTTTTTTATGTGTTATGCGTGCGGCGTCTGTCCACTTTTTACCTCGCGATTTCGCGATTCTGGGTTGCGGTCGGTTTTCATTTCGTTTATTTTCGTGAGAACGCGGATCTGGTATTTGACGACAATTGGGTCCGTTTCTGAAATGCCATACGGGTTAATAATGGTCTCGTCGCGGCACCTAAAATAGTTCCAAGATTCGTCCTTGAAATTCGCGTGGGGTGGCCCGATTCGGTCAATGTAAAACACGTCTTGCAGACTGTAGAATACGGTTCGCGATGCGAACACCATAGCCCTCAATGCGTGCCGCTCCTCAGGCGTCATTTTCATAACACTGGCCCTAACGCTATTGGGAAAATGCTCTCGCATCACGTGAAATTTGGCAAGGACTTCCAGTTCATAATCGCTGTATGGTGCATTTCTATCCGGAGCCGGAGTATCGCACTCCGGAAATGTGCTCGTTCTGCCCACCAGTCCAATGATCATTTCTTTTGCATCGTCGTCGAATTCTTCACATAGAATGTGTCGAGAACGCGATGCCGCCATTTCTCTCTGCCGCAATGCGTGTTTTTTCTCATTAACTTTCCACTCCCGGTATTTGTCTCTCATGTGGTCGGGTATTGGTTCAATCCATTGATCGCAATCGAATATTCTTAGAAAATCTCTGCATTGGGTTCGGTCTCCTGTAGGATTATCCCGCGTTAGCACCGGATACAATGAGTCACAATACTTGGGGGTGTGGCCAATCAGGCCGCACCGCATACACTGGGATTTTAGTAATATCGGACACACAATTGTCCCATTTGGTCCTTTTTTGTCCTTCACGTAATGAGAGAAACACTCCTTTGTGGAACATCCTCTATCCCAGCAAAACTTGCAAAATCTTTTCTTCCCGACGGGTCGTACTACGGCTGCCATGTAATGTATAAACGTGATATGTAAAACGTCGTACTCATAATAAATATAATAATCAATTTATTTTTTATTATATAAATATTAATAATAATAATAATAATAATAATAATAATAATAATAATAATAATAATAATAATACAACCGATGAATCCAAATCAAATCAAAAAAGCAATTACGATAGATGGAACTACCTACGATATAAGTAATTTCGATCATCCGGGTGGCAGCATCATCGGATATGCGACAGGACTAGAAGATGCGGGCGACACGTTCCGCGAATTTCACGCGCGCTCGAAGTCTGCCAAAACCGTGCTGAACGCACTCCCCAAAGTTGAGACCGATAACGAGAACGACATTGAATATGAAAATGTAAATTCAAATGCAACCAATATGTTTCAGAGAGATATGATTCGCGATTATCGAGACGTGCGCGATACCCTCACGAATATTGGATGTTTTAAACCTGACCTCATTCACGTATATTTTAGGCTGCTTGAACTCGCGTTCTTTTTCGGGCTTGGAGTATGGCTTGCGCCCTATAATATTTACGCATCAATGCTCTCATTCATCGTTTTTAAAACGCGGTGCGGGTGGGTCCAGCACGAGGGCGGACATATCAGCCTTACCGGCAATAAAACTGCGGATCGCACAATTCAGGCAGTAACATTGGGACTGGCTGGGGGACTCAGCGGCACCTTGTGGAACACGATGCATCACAAGCACCACGCTGCACCGCAGAAACTCAAGCATGATATTGATTTGGATACCACGCCCGCAGTTGCTTTTTTTAAAACCGCATTTGAAAAAAATACAAACGGACCTGCCGCATCGGCGTATATGAACCGCTGGTGGATGCGAATGCAGGCGTGGCTGTTCTTGCCCGTTACCAACGGCATATTCGTGCATCTGTTTTGGACTTACTACCTCCACCCCAAACGCGTATTCGCCGCACTCGCCGCTGCTCAAAAAACCTCAAAAAATAGGGTGCGTGTTAGAGAAACCCTATTGGAAACGGCGTGCATGCTTTCGTGCCATACTGTGATGCCGGCCATATTTTACTGGCGCGGTGAATTCTCCGCAGTGTCTGCATATTTCCTGCTTATGGTGTGCAATTTCTGGAACGTTATTTACCTGTTCGGACATTTCTCTCTGTCGCACACATTTACGGATGTTATTCCCGAGACGGAACATCGGCTTTGGTTTGAGTACGCCATTCGCCACAGCGTGAATATTAGCAATAAATCCGCGCTTGTGACGTGGGTTATGGGATACTTGAATTTCCAGATTGAACACCACTTGTTTCCTTCGATGCCGCAGTACAAAAATGCGATTGCTGCGCCGCACGTCCGCGCATTTTGCACGAGATGGAATGGCAAAATCAAAAATGAAAATGAAGAATATCAATTAAAATACGTGGAACTGGGGTATGTGGAAGCATGGCGGAAGATGTTTGCGAATTTATCTGACGTTGGCACACATTATTATAAAAATGGCGTTAACCACTCACATTCACATTCACATTCACATTCACATTCACACTCATCATAATATTTTTATTTTTTATTTTTACTCACCTCACCACGTAGAAATCTCGCACGTCATAATCCGGTACATCCGTCGAATGTCGGAAAATCTAAATATTAACTCGACCGTCTCAAACGTCCCTTCGTCTATATTGTAACTTCCGAAGGGCGCGCTCGAAGACGGGCAGAATACGTGGACTACAAATGCGTATTCGTGGCGATTTTCCCACAGTTGCAGATTGTCCGGATTGATCGCGGGAGTCAAAATAATTCCCGAAATATATCCGAAGAAATTGGTTTCTCTCTGACTGGGAGCATTGCAAGGAGCTGTCTGACGCATCACAAATTCAAACATACGGTGCTGACCTATATCAAAGTTGCTCATTCTTGACCAAAACTGTTTCCAAATGAATGTGTGAAACGTTTCACCTGTGAACTCTATGTTCGAAAACAGCGTGTCATTAAACCGCCTCCGTGCCCACAAAATCGACGCAAGTTCGCGATTCGAGCGAAGATTCGCACATTCGCTCTGAGACAGAACTTGAATCAAACCGTCATCGCGGTCGGGATCGGTGTGTCCCGATAGACTCGACCATTCAATCCCTTCATCAGCGTAAAGATAATTATCGATGACTGGGGTGACTGGAATTGCGGACTGTTGTTCTTCGATGACGCCGCCCAGAACTCTTGCAAAACTGCCAGCATTCCAGTCACGCCACACCACATCCATTGCGAGCCGAATATCATTGTCATCGTCATCGTCATCGTCATCATCGTAATCCGACGAGTCATTTGCCTCCGCCACGTCCACCGCAGCCGCCGAAGCAGGATCACGCGCATCAAGTTTCAATATTTCGGCGCGACAGATAGGGCACGCTGATGATGTATCCCACCATTTTAACAAACACTTCACGCAAAACAAATGGCCACATACCGTAAATACATGATTTGACCGCAGCGGAAGCAAATCATAGCAAACATTGCATTCACCCACAGTGGTTTGGATGGGTTCCGCATTCTCCCACAATTCAACGGAATCAGTAGATGCGGCGGAATGTTGTTGTTGCAGTCTCGTCGTCGTGAATGTTGCTGTAAATGATGAAAAGTCCAATCGACGCGCAACTGACTGAGGATGAATACTTCTTGGAGAAACGCTATTTGCATTTGCATTCGCATCGTCTTCGTGTTCGTCAGCTTCGTGTTCAAGCAATTCGGTTTTTTCTGGATTCATAATAGACCGTGGAGAAGATTCCACGGAAACAGATAATCCGCGGTCGATATTTCTTAGCATTGTGTGTGCAAGTGATACGATTGTATCAAATTCGTATCAATTTTTTTATACATAAAATTAATTAGTTAATTAATTAATTAATTAATTAATATTGGTTTTAAATTATAAAATAATTATAATTATAATTATAAGTATAAAATATAAAATAATAGAATAAATGTTATCTCTCAATGTGATCAATCCAACCAGTCCGTATTTTAGCATACTAGTTATTGTCGTTCTTCTACTTTTCATATGGGCTGTATGGGGTTCCAAAGAACGATTTATAATAGAAGGGATCGATTCGGCGGTAGCACCCGCAGCACCAGCCACAACACCCGCAGCACCAGCCACAACACCCGCAGCACCAGCCACAACACCCACAACACCCGCAGCACCAGCCACAACACCCACAACACCCGCAGCACCAGCCACAACACCCGCAGCACCAGCCACAACACCCGCAGCACCCACAACACCCGCAGCACCAGCCACAACACCCGCAGCACCAGCCACAGAAGCCACAGAAGCCACCACACCGGTCGAACTGTTTACTATGGAACCAAGTAGAGCAGGCTCGCCAAATGCGGTACTCAAAATAAACGCCACAAACGTACTTATTCGAAAAGATGGTATAATCACGGTCATACTTCCACCTGAAATGGAAGTTCCAACTACCATTCCGACGCTTTCGCCATCATCTTTTGGAAAAGTTGATAGTATTTCTAATATATGTGATTCGGATGATGTGGAAAAATTATTACTATTCGGAGTTAATAAATGCAGCCAAGGCACCGCAATAAATATAATAATGAACACTGCAGCGCTCACTGATGAGCAGTTAAAGGTAGCCCGGCCCATTTCATTTTCGCTTACCGGGTTTAAAGTTCCATCGTATGCAAGCAGTTTAAAATTTGAACTTATGACGACATCAACATATTTTGAAAGTTCAACGGTTTCAATTTCAGGTGCAACTGGCACAGCTCCGGCGGGTGGGGTGGATGGCGATGTAGCCGATTGCAAATTCGGCATAACGCTGTCTAATGACACTCCAGGTGCAAAAAATGTTACCGTAAGTTATAAATTTTCATTTACAAACGGCTTATCATCCGGTGCGGCGTCCGGTCAGGCGGTCACCTTTACGATAAAGAAAGACAAAAGCAAGATATATTTTCTCTTTAGCGATGATTTTAAGCTGCCGTCAGTTCACAATATCAAGGTTATCGTAAACAACACAGCCACGCTTGATTCTGAGAAAGGCGAATACACGCTCGTTTATAAAGAGAAATGTAAAGACCTCGTAAGTGACCAGTTGACAACCCTGCTTGGAATACCGAATAGTTTTGACAGCGAAAATAAACTGTGCACGAATTATTACGTGCTGACATTAAAAAAGGATATTCGCGTCGTTTCCGGAGATGTTACGATCAGTCTGTCTGGTATAACGAACCCGCCCTATTATTTGCCTCCCGCGCCAGAAGGAAAACGCGATTTCATATTTAAGCCATTCAACTCATCGATGTGTATTTTAAATCTTGACACGAGCTTGGTATCAGGCAAATACCTGATAGTCCCCACTCCTAATATATCGAACATTGGAATATATTTTCGCGGAAATTATCCGATTAAAAACACTGGCAGCAGTAGTAGTACGCACGGCGATGACGCAATAGGAGGTCGTTCTTCCGGCGTGGTACCTGGGGCACGTGCATCAAATGTTTACACCGTGAACTATTTTTACGACGGCCAGGGGGCCGGCGAATACGGGCATATAGCGCAACCTGAAATTTTCGGGCGGTCGCCGTACACGTACAACAGTCACAAAAGCAGGATAATGGGGTCTACGTCAGATGCATCTCTCGCGAAACACTATAATGAATATAATAATAGATACAACAGTAGTGCTACAGCAGTCGGACAAGTCGCTCCGCAAATGGGGGTGGCCCCGTCGTCATTGAATGGCGGTGTTCAGCCATACAATTCTGAAATTCATTTTTAATTAAAAATGATTTAAATGCAATGTCGCGGTATATTGCATAATTAATTAAATAAAATTATATTTTCAATGCACAATTCCAGCAATCCAAATACGTCTATTCCAATTTTACACATTGAAGAACTGACTAAACGTTATTACAATGTAAAATCCAAACGCGGCCACACGCATCGTAAAAAATATTATGACGTGGATTGGCGTTTTTATATCGCACACAAGTACGGCCAGTATGTTTTATGCGGTACGCGATGCCCGATGTATGACACGCACAACGACAAATGGCCTGTCATATCCGCGTCATTTGCATCAACCAGGGAAGTATTTGAATTTATTGGTCTGATGATCGGGGCGAATAAGATAAATGCAACTCTGTTTGTTTCCAACAGTCGCGCTGATTCCGAAACAGGCTGTATATTCACCCACAGCGATTTGGCATTTTCTCACCCAACCAATGCACGGTTTCGTGCGTTGGATTCCGACCGTGAAAAACGCTGTTCGGAACTTGTTGGTTATGACCGATTTCGGCTTTCTCCTACTTCCGGGAGCAGCGAATCCAAAGTTGTACGGTTGCTTAATATGATGTCGGTGCTGAATAGCGGCAACATGGTTCCATTCACCGTTTCGCCGCATCCATCGTTACGAAAATGGCAGAAAGTGCAAGAGGTGAAACAGCGGCAACAGGAGCAACAGGAGCAACAAGAAGAATGGCACCAAGACCAACAAAATGAATGCGCATCAATATTGATTTCGGCAACCTCAAATCCAACGCACGTACACGCCGACGACGACGATGCAGCGCAATACGATGATTATTACGACTACATTATAAACGATCATACAATGTCCAGTGAGAGATAGTATATCTACGACAGACACGACACGACAGAACAAGTAATTAAATATTGTAAAATTTACTATTAAATTACTTTTTTACTTATTTTATAACTTCATTATTTTATTTTATAACTTCAAGGGAGTGGGGAATCCGACGAGGTTGGCACCGATACCGAAGCCGGCACCAGTGCGCGCGCTAACGGCCATACTGGGAATGTACGTATCCAATATGCTAAATGTTGCCGCTGCGGTGAGCGCGATGAGCGCAACCTCATCTAAATTCAAAGATCGTTTGGGAATGGCGTAGGCTGCAATAGCAACCATGACGCCTTCAACCAAATACTTAATGGTTCGTTTCACGAGTTCTCCTAAATCAAACATGCCGGACATTCTGTTTTTATTTATGTATATATAATATTATGTGATATAATTATAAACATTCAAAAGAAAAAAATATTTTATTTTGAATGAATGTTTTGTGTTTTGTTTGCGATAAACAAATAAACCTAAAAAATACTTAAAACGTTAAAATGTATTTATTTTACGTACATACGCATATATTATATATACAACATACATCACAACCCTACAATGTCGGCATCTTCATCAAATGGCGTTACCCCGAAGTCCAGTCCAAATTACGTTGATCTGCTGGAAGAAGATAAACCCATCGCCGGACAAAAGTTCGCGTGCCTGTCATTCGTTTCACCCGAAGATATTTTGGAACAGAAGGAGCATTTTTATTTCAGGGAATTCCTAAAAGTGTGGGAATTCAGCAAGGCCGTTGAAAAATATACCCAATTTCTTAACTTTGTTTCGTACAAATACGGCATCGACTTCAATAAGCTGGCCGAGGATTTGCAGGCATTCGTAAAAGAAGAAAAGCCGGAACTTCTAAAGACGGCCATCGCCGATGAATTCAAGACGTTTGTGGACAATCACGAGGAACAGCTGGAGGCAGAATTTAATTCGCGCCACGATTTTCAGACGTCCATTCGCGGGCTTAAAGTGCGCGGCGTGTATGCCACACAAAAAGAGGCCGAACTGCGCTGCAAGATGTTGCGCGAAGTCGACCCCAACCACGACGTGTACGTGGGCCCCGTGGGAATGTGGATGCCGTTCCACCCCGAGGCGTACAAAACCGGGCGCGTGGAGTATATGGAAGAGACGCTCAATCAGCTCATGTCGGAGAAGAAGACGAACGAGGAGAAGGCCCGGTCGGAATTCGACAAGCGCGTAAAGGAGGCGAAACAGAAGGCGATGGAGGAGAACCAGCGCAATGCGGAGAAATCGGGCAATAAGCTGACGCAAACGCTCTCGAAGGATGGCGAGCTCGTGAATGTCGCGCACCTAAATGATGATGAATTGTTCAGCACTGCAGAACAGGTTAGGAAGCAGCTGTTCGAGGGCGAGAATATCGTTACATCCGAAGGCGGTGACCACGGCTTGAGCGAGATCTTGCAGAGACAAAAGAAGCGCGAGTAGAATATTGATTCATCATTTGCGATTGCGAGACAATCGACCTCGACCCCTTCGATATTTTGTTGAACGGCTGCGATGGCATCTTTTTCTTCTAAATGATCCTCCCTTTTTTTTTGACGATTTTGCTTTTGATGGCGATTTTGGTGGCGAAGCAGCAACGACTACATCAGCTCCGTCAGGGTTTTTGTATTTATGACTTGGGTCCCTTGTAGTATCAAATGTCTTTTGTGCGGATTCAATAGCTAATTTCAATTTGATATCTTTTGCGTCTGGGACAAAAAACCCAGCTTTATTTCCCCTAAAAGCCAAAGCAGAGCCGTCTGCAAATGCAACTAGCCTTACTTCACGAGGTGAAGAAACATTTTGCATTCTTGTATATACTTCTCCACCGCGCGTGGATGCTAATGTGTTAATTTCATCTCTCGAAATAGATTTTTTCTGGTTAGGCGTCAAAGTTACTAAAAACTGGGTTGCCAATGATGGAACAGACATTTTTATATATAGCTTAATTGTTTTATGTTTTATAATTAAGCTATATATAAAAATAAAAAGGTTCAGTTTTTATTTTTTATTGTTCATTAGTCATTACTCATTACTTATATATAATAGGCGTGTGGGGGTGGGGTACGTATCCCATTCATTCACTTCCGATCGCTGCTGCCAATGCCATATCGGATGCTAGATTCGTCAAGTACCTCGCGACATTGTGAGAAATTGCACCGTTTCGTTCGGCGCTGGGAACACCCCACGGAATGGCCTCGATAACATCCTCGATGATCTGCTTCATATCGCGGGTGTAGATCTGGGTAATGAATGCCGACCATTTTTCACACCACGCTGTGCGAGTCATTCCAATAGTGTGCAGATCATAAATGATCGCACCGATGAACTTTTTGAAGATGGTTTTTTTCTTCTTCATTGGAATTGTGCGCGCTTCGTCGCAGGAATCTAGCATTTCAAGAATAGCCCGAAGATGATCTGTAGTAGGAGCGATCGTATCACTCATAATAGTTCTCACGTGGCGTTGAAAATTGGAGTGAAAATGCTGTGGTCCCAGTTCCGCACTCACGAGAACCTGGAATGCAAATGCGAGTTCTCTTCTCGGGTCATCCTCCTTTTTGGCTTTTTGTTTGAACGCGTTGGACCATACACGAGATACCAAACCAGCATCCGGGTAAGCTCCATTGGGGCGAATGATACGTTCAGCCATCGCGACCCACGGACGATGCTTTCGATTTTCCAGCAATTGCCCGGTTGTCAGCTGGACACCCTTGTTCAAGTTCTCGTAAATCTGGGAACACTGGTCCGGCGATGCATTCGTGATCCCCTGAATTGAAATCATTGCGCTGTCCCATCGGGACGCAAGATCTCCATTTGCACGCATTGATTCATAATTAAGCGGTTCGTTGCTGTTGCTGTTGCTGCTGCTGCTGTTGCCGCGAAGTAGCGTCGAGGGCAATTGGACCGCGAATTCACCGTTGCGGAAATTGAACAGGGTAGTTGTACGATTCCCACCATCCATGATCTCACCATTGACCAGCGTGAATGCGGGAATCGGCAGTCCGCTCAAAATGCTCACGATGAGTCCCTGTTGCATATCTGAAGACCATACGAATTCGCGGTTGTTTTCCGAAATCTTCATTTTCTTGGATGGATTGTAGTGCTTGGATTCCGGTCGACCTGCGAATGTATTGAGGAATGCGTTGATATTGGTCTGAGAATGTGTAATGTCCATTGTCATTGTCTCTTGTGGTTACTGTTGCCGTTGCTGTTGTTGTTGTTGCTGGTTGCTACATCAATACACATCACTTATAAAAATAATTCAATTTTTTTTTAGTATTTTTAGTTTATCATCCCGGGCAGAGACAGTAATAATAGTCGGCGACAACCGTTTTATTTTTGACGTATCGGCTCATTTTTGCGGCGCACACGCCTTCCGTTAACGCCGCATTTGCAATTGTGGGCCATGAGCCCAGCAACTGATGAGTGGTCGCTTCTCTCTTTTCCACTTTTTTGCCGGTGGTCGCAGAGAAAGTGTTTCTGGCATTCGTGGTCGCATAGTAATCCTCGCGTAACGAGATGCCATAATACCCTTCATTGTTCCCCTGTTCGGTCCACACGGTCGCTTTCAGCGCATGCGGCGACGCATTCAAATACGCCTTCAACTGCTTCATATCGGAGGGGGCGCTTGTCGCCCCCTCAAACCCCCCCTCAAACCCCTCCCCCAACCCAACATTTTGTTTCCACTTTTGGTACTCTTTCAACAATACCGAATTCAAAATCTTGCCGCAGTCTGAAAATTGGCATCGTTCAAACAAAAATGTCTCCACATTCGAGTTTAGGTTCAATGGGTTAATTTCATTGGTTGCTTCTGAGTTTGATTTTTGCAGCATCTTTTTATATTCCACTGTTTTTAGTTTCACGCCGAGGTAGCCGTGCACTCCGCGAATGCGCTTTGCTTTGAAACGCACATCCAAATAGTTCTTCAGTGCGTGGAACGTTTCCTTGGTAGGCTTGGTTTGACACCATAGCCTGAATCGCCCCTCCATGCTGACCGACGACTCTTCCACATCGGGGCGCACAATGCACGCCACATTGATAAATTCATTGAATTTCTGTGTGAGTTCGTCTTCGGGCAGCAGCACGTTTTGATACACTGACTGGTTATCGGTCGCAGCCACATCCAGCGCCTCTTTTTGCTTAGCCACGAGTTCCCTCAATTCGGTCAGTTCCAGAGCCTGCTTTGCCACCATTTTTTTCAATTCGGGATTTTCGGTTTCCAGCACCTCGTTTCGCTGCATCAGTCGGTTGAAATTGTCAATGCTGTAGGTGCGTGAATGAATGATGTCGGCGATGTGTTTCTTCAATCGCTCAATCGTGAAATTAGTGCTGTCGTATGCAATAATTTCGGTTTTGTTTTTGCCGCCCACTTCAATGCTGCGAATATTGCGCTTGATTTTCGGATACGTTTTGATCAGGTTCTCGATTTCCACCTTATTTTGAACTCGGAAAGCGGCAACCAGCACGAAATTTTGGTATTTTTTGTGATGGTCCATCACGCGCGTGGAGAGATCGTTTGTGTGGCCGAATTTAATCAACTTTTCGTTTTCGGCGTTCGTGTTGTCTATGGTTCCCAAATAGATGCACTCCGTGTTCAGCGGGAACTGCCCAATGATCGCCTGCTCCACGGCCCGCTGCTTCTCTTTCTTCGTGGATTGGATCACGGCTTGTATGACAGCGTTTTTTTGTTCCAATTGCTGTTTTAATTCATCTGTCTCTTCTTCCACAATTTGGTGCAAAACTTCTTCCATTTTCATGTAATACTCGTGGATTTCTGATGCCTTTTTCGTTTGGGCTTTCAGACACAGCGACTTGAAACAACGAACCGTCAACATGATGGTTTGCTTATTTTGGCCGCCATGACTTTTGGAATTTTCTTGGGTTGTGGTAGTAAGATTTTTATAATCCACATCATTTTTGAAATGTTTTTCTAATACTGTCATTGCATTTACTTTTTGTTGAAATCCTAACCATTTCCATATATTGTTCAAATCAACGACAAAATCCATATTTTTATCATAATTCAGGTAGCAATAAAAGCTACTCACAAACAATTGTTGCTCAAATCCAGTGAATGATTCCTGAATTTTTGTCAATAGTCTGCTATTGTATTCCTGCGACAGTCTGGAAATTGGGTTTTTCTCAATGAGATCAACGATGTTCAGCTCCTGCTGTTGTTGCGTGGAGTTCGTGGTCATATTATTGGGTTGGGTTTATACTACTATACATAACAGAATCCGTTTAATTTGTTTTGGGAACAAATGTTTATATTTTGAAAGCGAGTATTAAAAAGCAAGATATTTATTTTGATTTTTGAAAGTGAATAAACGAATCTTGCTTTTGAGGTTGCAAAAGCAAGATTACACATACTTTGTAACTTCAAGCCTCAAAAGCGCTTTTCAATGAAAAATATTTTTCATTTTTTACCATTTCGTCTTATTTACCTTGATTCGAGGTCCCTGCCCCTTCTTTTTCACGTTCGACGGGTCGTAACTTTCCTCCTCGTCGTCGGAATTCATATCCTTCGAGATTTCCCAGAACTCTTTCGAGCCAAGCTTGAATGGTCCGTGCGGTTGCGCCTTGTACCACGAAATTTGGTCCTGCAGCTTGTTTGATTTCACGTTGTTATTGATAACGAGGCACTCGAAATTCTCGGTGCACTGGTCCATCACCTGGCAGAAGCTCTCAAATGTGGGAAACATGCCCGCGTAATTCTCGTAGATGCGTTTTCGATTCGCGATATATGGTTCGCGAAGAATAAAAACGTAGTCGATGTTCGTGCGCAAATTCGGCGGGATACCGAGCGGATATTGCATTGTGATGACTAACATTATCTTCCAATGACGCCCGTTCATAAAAAGTAAACGCATCATAACGTCCTTGGTCCATTTATTGTCGTAGAGACAATCGTCTAAAACGACGAAGGTGCGCGGGTCAATGGACGATTTCTTGTACGCCTCGATCTCCTTTTTCATTTGTTTTAGAACGGCCTTTTGGCGTTTCAGGATATTTTCGATGATTGCCGTGTTGTACTGGTCGTGGATGAATAATTTAGGCACATGTTCGCCGAAAAAACCGTTTCCCGCCTCCGTTCCCGAAATCACGGTCCCGATGGGGATGTCCTGGTGGTAGTACATTAGATCCTGAATGAGGAAACTTTTCCCGGTATCTCTGCGCCCGATGAGAACAATGACGGGCCCCTTGTTCTCGTTCGGTTTGAAACTGATCGAACGCATATCAAATTTAGAGAGTTCTAAATTCATTTTTCAGGTACGTGGTGCTTGAATCTTTTCAATATTTAAATTATTTAAATTCTACGAATTAAACGATTTACTTTTACAAGGTTTTTTTTTATATTTGTATTATATAAAGTATAAACTCAAATAAATTAACTATTATTAAATTGCAATGGCGAAAGAATCAGAAGTAGATAAAATGACCGCGGCGTGCAAATATATAGGTGATTCTCTTGACGGGCTTCAAAAATTAAAGAAGGCGGTTTGCGATAAGGATGGAGATTCTGTAAAAGAAAAAGAACCTGTAGGACCTGAAAAAAAACCTGTAGGACCTGAAAAAGAACCTGTAAAAGACCCTGCTGCCGCTGCCGCCGAGAGGAAAGCCGCAGTAGAAGGGTTTCTTGATAATATAAAAAAAAATAACCCGGCACGCAACACTGAGTTAGGCCCACTTAGCGTGGTTCAGGACGATGCCGCACCCTACGCAATTATGATAAAAGGTGGTAAAGTTGATGTACCTGTTGCCGATACAGATACTGAAGCTGAGGTTAAGCAAAATATCGAGGATATGTTAGCAGGTGACGCCCTCACTGGAGGAGGCCGGCGCGGAAAACGATCGGCGCGTAGAAGTTTTAGAAGCAGTAAAGGTGGTCGTAGAAGTCGTAAAGGTAAAAAAGGCGGTCGTAGAAGTCGTGGCTGCAAATGCAGCAAATCCTGCAAATGCCGCAAATGCCGCGGTCGTACGAACAAGCGCCGTTAAAATGGGTAGGAATTAAAAGCGTGGACGAAGTAGCTACAAAATGCGACTGGAATAGCACCTATTTCAAAAGCCACTATTTTAACATTAATATTAATAATTAATTAATAATTAATTAATTAATATTAATAATAATAATAATAATGACCGGACATAAAAAAACGATCGATCAGTTGATCGAATTGTATGATAAGGTAATGACATTTTTTAATGCCGATAATTGCGGCGTAAATTTTATTCTATTTTATGGTTCGCTGTTAGGATACCATCGCAACGGCCAGTTTATACAGTTCGATGACGATATAGATGTTATTGTGCCAAGAACCTGTCGCGAAAAACTGCTTCAATATATAGATACCATCACCCCAAATAAACTCAATACAATACGCGTGACTCTGAATAATAATGACATATTGCAATTGTGTATAATGGATGAAGGTGTTGAGAACAAGATCGGACCGTTTGATATATATTTCTACGATGAGCCTGCCAATTCAAACGATATTCTTATAATATGGGACGGAAACTTATTATTCAAACGATGCGATATTTTCCCGCTACGCTGCATAATTTTTAATGGTCACCCCATTTTCATTCCAAATAATCCAGGTGCAATTTTACTAGACTTGTACGGACGCGATTGGAACGTACCAAAAACGAAAAATGTGGATTATGTATGGGAAAAAATAAATACGGTACGAAAATTAAATTCCACTACTATAACTATAAAACCAGACATTATGTTTAATTGGAAGCACCGGCTTACGTCTACATCAAGCTCCAAGCGGAGTGGTTGAACGGCGCGACCAGAATCTCCGAGATCTTGTTGCGCCAGTGGTCCACCCGCTCCTGGTGCTTCAAATCGTTCATATTCTTCGGGTAAATGGGCGTCTGCTGCATCAGTTTCGCGGCATCGGCCGTCATTGGCGGCTTGTTTCCGTAGCAGTTCACACCGTACTTGCTGTCTGCTTTGTCAATGTAGCCGCCATTCACCCCGGGCCGCCCGCAGTCGTTCTCGTGGCCTTTAATCTTCTGCAGCTTTCGCCACGTGTCCTTCTGCGTGGGGAACAGCGCCATCTGGTTGTCCGACCAGCCGTACGAGCACCATTCCGCGCCCTTATTGTACGCCTCCTCCATTTCATTGTACGACGCCAGCCGCGCGCCGTACGCGTCGCAGATGGCCTTCGCGTCCTCGTAATTGTAGTAATTGCCGGGGATGTTGAACACCTGCTTCTGCAGCTTGAGCACGGGGAGCGCGTTGCTGCTGTTCGGCTGCTCTACCGCGATATCGATCTCCGGGTGTTCGGAAAACAGGTTTCGAACCTCGGCGGTCAGGTTCACGTTGAACAAGTACTGCATCCCGTTCACGAAAATGAGCACGATGAAGATGGACCAGACCAGAATCTCAAACAGACGCGTGAGTCGCGGATTCGACGAGCCATTTGACGAATCCGAAGAAAACGCGCTAAATATGGAACCCGATGACCCGGACGATGAACCATCGGTGGAACTGGAATCCGAGCTTGATCCGAACGACGAAAATAGAAGGGAAAAAACTACAATGATCACAATTAAAAACACGACCATTGCCGGGTTTCCTTTATTCGCGGATGCGATACCGAATGTAGGGTTTTCTACACTGGTGATAGGATTATAATTTATATTCATTGCGTATGTATGTATGTATGTATGTACGTACGATAAACTTCAAACTTCAAAACTTACTATACTTATATATTATTTATAATTATTTGTAATTATAATTAAATATAAATATAATTACAAATAATTACGTTAACCGTTTTTATTATTTTATTTGCGCCGCCTATAAAACAAGCAATATGGCCCGCTACCGTCTAAATAATATGGCGCACCACCACCACCGTCTAAATGTGTCATTTTCGGAACAATTTCACTCACGCGCTCGTCATTGAAATTAAACCACCGACCGTCAGCAACGCGCACGGTTGCCGTATAATGCCCGCCATTGATCGACCCGTGGTGGTTACACACGCCATACAAGTCGTAGACGTATTTCTCGGGGCTGTACCCGCGAACGTATTTTGCAAACGACGCGCCTTCGAGTGGAATGTCGATATGCGTGTTGTTTTTCTTGTACCGGCCATAATTTGAGGTGGGTACAAACCGTTTCAAATCAATGACCATTATTTCAGGCATGCTCCAGAACAGGATGGACTTATTCACCGGCTGTTTTTTACCGGTGGCGTCATTGAACCATGCGTTTTCGCCGTCAAGCTGTTCGGATTCGCAGTATTTATCAAAGCAATCGTACAGCGTTAACCTCTGGGGGGTAGGAGCTGATGTTGCTGCTGTGCCCCCCACGCTGACCCTTTCGGGAATGCACATATTCAGAACCGAATACGGTTCCGGCTTGGCGCTTAGAATTTTGGAACCGGAACTTCCGATTTCGGTAATTACCGACATCTGTATACCGTACAGAAGGTCCAGGCACTCCGAATAGTCGCGCGTGTAGCGCTCTTTCAGCATATCGTAGCACTGCCTGGCAATCGCGTCTGTCGGGTTTTTTTCTGTTCCATCGATTCGCATTACAACCGCTCGCGCGCACGCGTTGTGAAATGCGTCGAAAATAAATAGTAAAAATTCCGACGTATCGTTCTGGTCCCAGCCCTGAAATGCAACGGTACCGGTTTCGCGGGCAACGTGCTGTACGGCAGATACAAATCTCCCCGGGGAAACCGTGCAGTTTTGGTTCCAGAGGATTTTGCGCAAATCGTCCCATTCATCCAGAAGAACCGCGTTCGGTTTCCGGTTCAGAAGCGTTTTACGCCGTGCCGACAGATTGGCGTTGTCCAACAAGTCGTTCAACTCGTACGTGTGCGAGAGCACACTCAAACACGCGTTCATATAGCACGTGTTCCCCTTATTTACAATTCCGGACAGCCCCTTACCGGCGTATTTGCTGTGCGTGCTTAGGTGGGGTTGGAACATTTATTAAATAAGTAATTAATAAACGCGTTATTTCTTTAAATTAGATTTACAATATCATAATGACGGTCATTCGCAGAGCGCGTTCCCAAATGCGACTACCGCAAGAATACCGAGAACGAGACCGACGTGGTAATTGTACTGCATTGTCCGATACACATTTAGCCACGCGGCCGTCTCTTCGCCCGATTTCAAATGGAGTACCATCCAGTCGCTTTTTGGCGAGAGAATGTAGTAGAAATAGTTCACGCTAAAGGTTACTGCCGCGATCATGCACAGAAGACCGCCACGAGATCCGATGAAATATTTACGCATAGTCACCACAAGAATAATCGAGAGAATAAATCCTATAACCAGCCCCGTAAAGTATATTCTCTGTCGTTCCGTTGTTATACGGGCATACCGCTCCTGATTATCTGGCGACAATTTCGAAACGAATTCTTGGATAACCGCCCGCTTGTGGCTGAATACGCAGCAGTAAATATTTGCGATTATGAAAACCAGCGCTACCGCGCAACTAATCGCGCAGACCATCTTGTAAATAAATTAATCTATATATGTATTCATTTATTTTATTTTAATTTATTCTAATTTATTCTAATTTATTCTAATTTATTTTATTTTTGCGCGTATGATTTTTATTGTTATTGCGTCGTTGTCGTTGTGTTTTTGCCCCGTTTGCCCAGTACCTCCGTTTATCTGCATCGGGTGAAAGCATCTTTAAAAGCGTGTCGTACAATGTTTCTGGAACTACTGCAGATTGACGTCGGCGCCGACGATGATTTCCACCAGCGCTGCTACTGTCATCGCTGCTGCTGCCGCCGCTGCTGCTACTGTCATCGCCGCTGCTGCTGCTGCTGCTGCCATCACTATTGTCGTTAAGAACCGAGTTAATTCTAGAATCGTCGTATACCGATTGCGCGTCCGATTTCTGGTTGTTCATAAGAAACAACCCAGCGGGAACTGCCCGCGTACGGTCAAACAATAATGACGAAACTTTGTTTGTAGAGCGACCAACCTTTCGGGACTTAATGCGGTTATTACCATCGCCACCGTCGCTGCCGCCACCACCGTTCATTTTTATGTTTACTATTGGCGGCGCACCACCTTCCATAAATTCAGATTTTAATACGTAACCACCCCCCATATAGGTATTATCCTTGGCATTGCGCGTAAATACAAGCTCCGAATCGGTAAATAATGACATTTATTTTGAGTAATTATGCTAAACCTTCTAAATGTAAATACGGCAAATATAATAAAGGCAACCGCTCGCTATTATATTATATACTATTACTTTATTTTTTTTAAATTTCAACAGGTTCAAGAGGCCGCAATGTTAGCCACAACAACGGGGTCAGAATCCAAAGTGTCCGGTATTGTTAAATTCAATCGCCTCACCACCGACGCGGTAGTACCGACGGCGTCCACGCAAGGCAGCGCCGGAATGGACGTTGCGTCTAGAGTGCAAGTCGTAGTGCCTGCAAAGGAATGGGTAACCATTCCCACTGGTATCGCGATGGAGATACCGGGCGATTGTTACGCGCGCATCGCGCCCAGAAGCGGCCTCGCCTTTCATCATGGTTTGATGATAAACGCCGGTGTGATTGACAGCGACTATCGCGGCGAAGTCAAGGTAATCATGTATAATCCCGGATCCACCGCGTATCACATTGCCGCTGGAGATAAAATCGCCCAGCTCATTTTTGAACGCATCTATGCGCCGTCAAGCTTGTTTGTTGTTGTGTCGGACGGCACAGAATCGTCGGCACTTTCATCCAGTGAACGTGGCGGTCAAGGGTTTGGAAGCACCGAACGACGTGCACTAACTAACTAACTAACTAACTAACTATATAGTCAGAATTAACGGCGACGCGTGAATTTCCTAAAGGAAGGGGGCGATGCTTCAGAATAGGAGCTGGATTTATTGCCGCGTTTTTTCATAGAATGCTGAAGTGCGTACAATCCGAACGGGACCAGCGCCTGCTGAATGATGCCTCCGAGACCGGGAAAGAAGCCGCCGCGCTGCTTCTTCTGATTCTTGCGGCTACGCGACTTGCCACCTTTGGTACGTTTGCGGCGTTTGCCTCCGGCAAGTTTTGAAACTGCGTCATTATACAATGAAGGATTTAACTGATTCAACATTTAATTTTAATATTTTAATATTTTAATAATACTAAAGAAAATAATAATTATTATTATTATTATTAAAATCAGTTAAATATCGGAAATAAAGAAGTTAGAAATAATGTGCGAGAGCTTGTGTATATATCATAACCCCACGTTTCTGATTTTCTGATTCCGATTCTGATGGCCGAACGCGTTCATTTCCTGGGAAAACCATTTAACTTTGAGCATATCGATTTGAGTACGCCGAACGGATTGCAGGGAGGGTCATATTTTACTAAATTAACGCACAATAATGAGCCGCTGTACGTTCAAACCCCTAAATGCGGAACGCGTCAAGGCATAGTAATCAACGGTAAAAAGGCTCACTATGACATCCTTCTGGATTCCACCTCAAACACGCCCGGCGAATCGGAACGAACCGCATTCATCGGCTGGCTCGAACGCGTCGAGGAGCGCGTGGTGCAACTGCTGCACAGTAAAGGCAGTGTATGGTTTACAAATGAACTGTCAATAGAGGATATCCAATCATTATTCACGTCACCCATAAAATCATCCCGCGGAGGCACCCAATTTTTAATTCGCGCCAATATCGCACCCAGTAAAACAAACCCTGGACAGTTTGCGTGCAGCGTATACGACGAGCACGAAACACAGACCAATCTTGAGTATATCAGCCCCGATCACGCGGTTATTTCAATTATTGAGGTGACCGGTGTGCGATTCACGTCTCGCAGTTTCCAACTTGAATTGGCGTGCAAGCAAATGGCAGTTTTAGCGAATAAGCCCATATTCGAAACGTGCATCATTAATAAAAATGTGCAGCCATTGCCATTACCATCAATGAGTGTAATTCCGGCTACGTCCGTTCCGGTACCACGTGCACCTGCACCTGCACCTGCACCTGCACCTGTACCCGCCAAACCGATCTTTGGTCTTACCGAAATAGATGTAGGTGTTAGCGAAACAAACCCGCAAAGCATCCATATCAAGTCACCTGTAGAAGTTTATTACGCAATGTACCGGGCAGCAATAAAACGCGCGCGAGAAGCTAAAAAAATAGCAATTGAATCCTATTTAGACGCAAAAAACATAAAAAATGTATACAAGTTGAATTTAGTGGATGACGATGACGATGAGGATGATGATAGTGACGCTGATGCTGATGCGGATGCCGATGATGCCGATGCCGATGCCGATGCCGGTGGTGATAATCAAGACGATGAAGACGATAACGATAATAATAGCGAAGATGACGAAGAATGCGAAGACGCCACCATAAACGCAAATATTGATAACCCCAATATCAAGAAATCAAAACTCGCTATTCATGATGACGATAATTCGATATCGTTGAACATTGGCTATGAAATGATTGTACTATAAATAATTAATTATTTAGAGATATCGAAACCCATTTTATGTTTTATTATTATTTAACAAAATAATAATAATATATTTAATTCATAAAAATAAAAATATTTTTATCGTTTATTTTATATATAAGAATAATAAACAACCACCATATTCTGCAATGAATTCCGCAATTAGAGATTTACAAAGAAATTTCAAGCAGCACCACCTAATCGTTATTTTAGGCGCTATCGTATTGTTGTGGGCAATCCACCAGTATTCCACCGACAAGAGTTTCTTCCCTGAAAAATTCAGCCACAACGGACAGGCCCCTTCTGCGCTTTCACCGGTTGCAACTGCCGCCAGCGCCGGATCCGGCTTTCAGCCATCCAGCGGAATGCAGGGCAACGAGTATGAGGACGTTACCGGCATCAACAGCCCGGCCGTATCCGCCCCCAGCTGCACCAAGCAGGCAGTTTCAAACCCCGGTGATCTGTTGCCCAATGCGAACCTGCTTCCCAAGGACCCCAACAGCCAGTGGGCCCAGCTTAACCCCTCCGGCAGCGGCGACCTGATGAACCAGAGTTTATTGAGCGCCGGCTTTTTAGCAGGTATCGACACCATCGGCAACACAATGAAGAACCCCAATTTGCAGATTCGGTCCGAGCCCCCCAACCCTCAGCTCAATGTGGGCCCTTGGAACAACAGCACATTTTCTCCCGACCTGATGCGCACTCCCCTTGAAATCGGGTGCGGTACTCAGTAACTCTAAGCTAAGACGATTGATTGATTGACTGATTATACATATTTTTTAATATTTTATTTTCGAGTAAAATATTATATGCGCATAACATAAGTAAGTAAGTAAGTAACCGCATCAAGATGAAAATAGATATTTTAGGCTATGTGATTATTTTTTTTATTGTCGTAGTGTGCCTGAAACTTTACCAGGAATCAGATGCGTTTAATCTGAAATGCATTATATCGACCGTGGACGGAAACAAGTACTGTGTGCGCGAACGCGAGCGATTGGAGGAATCCGCAGATATGCTCGCGCGTATCACCGGTAAAATGAAAAAAATAGTGGCAGTGTTGGGAGAGAAGTACCCGGACCGCGCCAACGTCAAGCGGCTGGTTACGCGATTCAAACCTGAAAAGGTGTCGGAAACGCTTCCCACCAGCGAATTCACCGCCTACAGCGAGAACAAGGGAGAGAAGCTCGCTTTTTGTCTGAACACCACCAAGAATGGCAGTAAACTGATTGACGAGAACACGTTGACATTCGTGGCGCTGCACGAGCTGAGCCATATTGCAACCGAAAGCATTGGACACAAGGACGAGTTCTGGGACAATTTCCGGTTTCTAATTAAAGAAGCCAGTGATTTGCATATTTACAAGCCGGTCGATTATAAAAAGGACCCGAAGAATTATTGCGGAATGAAGATTAGCGACAGTCCATATTTCGATAACTGAATGAATGAATGAATGAAATGAAAGAGGTTAAAAAAATTGAATGATTATTATACAATATAAATATAAGGCAGGTTACAATCTATCGCAATCGCAATACAACAACACATACAAATGTCAGTTCCAGTTCCATCATCCGTATCCAGTGTAAGCACGGGCACGGCTTCCATGGCTTCAGCATTCAAGGATCTTCGGCGCCAAGGTCGCGGAGTAACAGCCGTGCGCGCGATAACGAAATCGGATGCCAATACCCAAACCGAGACAACTGAGACAGACTCGGAAAAAACTCAGGTCGAACCGGCTGAGAAAAGCTGTTCAATTTGTCTCGAACCACGAGACCAAGTTGCCGACCCCGCAAATATCACGATTACCAGTTGCGGACATTTGTTTTGTACATCGTGCTTGTTGAAGCATTTGATCATTCGCAATACGTGCCCGAACTGCCGTGCCGAGATCGAGCCCTCACGCGCGCCTGTTATTGAACCACTTACCGCAGATACAGTTGCGACGATTATCCGAGAAGAAGAATCTATCATCGATGTATCCCGCAGAATTGCGGTTATCAGCGTGTTTCCAGACAATGAGGGACGCGCTGCGATGATTTTGTCCCTCGTCAGAGAACTAGCATTCGGCGCAGCTCACAGTATGGCTGGTTGGCAAGGAACTGATGACTCGACGTACCACTCGTCCTGGAACAGATTTGAATACAGTCAACAGGAGGACGATGATGATGAAGATGATGAAGATGATGAAGATGATGATGACGAAGATGGTGAAGATGATGAGAATGATCATGACGACGATAATGATGATGATGATGATGATGATGATGATGATGATGATGATGCTCAAGATGGTGATGCTCAAGATGGTGATGCTCAAGATGGCGATGGCGATGACGGTGGCAAATATGAAAAGACTCGTCGGAACACGGACGACCCACTTGTTGTCGCCGATGTCGCCGATGTTGTCGCAACAACAACAACATCAAGACCCAGTCCAATGACGCCTTTACCGGGACGCGCACTGTTTCAGTCACCAAGATTCTCATCCATCGCTACGACGACGGTTGCAGTAACAACAGACTCATCGGCCGAGCGAAGCGCGTACGAAATCAGTGGATGGGGTCTCATTTTACGGTTTGCAGTTACGATGGTTGTACTATATTTCGAATTTACGAGATCTATGAAATAGTGTTTGGGAGACCTGCGTCCCTGACACCCCCAATAAATGAGGGGTGCGGGTAACCCTTGCCCCCCGGTGTGTGAAAAACAATAAAAAACTATTTTTATTGTTTTTTTATTTTTAGGTTGGCGGCGGTTTGGGAATGGGGCAAACAGTTTGCCTTAGTTTGGCACTGCGAGCGAAATGATTCACGGCACCCACGCCCGAACCCAGTACAAACGGACTATTTTTTAATCCGTTATTAATATCGGCCATTAGCGCGTTTCGTTTTCGTCTTAACATTGTTGTTTATTTATATAATTTAATTTATAATTTATTCAAATATTTTAATTTTTATCATTAATAAAAAATTGATTACAAAACATACCGGTCGCTATTAACCTCAGCTTCGATTCATTCATTCATTCATTCATTCATTCATTCGTTAAACAAATGATGACCACAACCAGTATACAAGAATCTGACGGTGCCGGTCTGTCAAAATATCAAAAAATGACGGACCTGGAACACGTTTTGAAAAAACCCGATACCTATATCGGCTCCATTCAGCCGTGCGAAACCGTCGATTACATTGCATCCGCAGGCACTGCTATTACAAACACGACAATGGTAAGAAAACAATTCACGTACATTCCAGGCTTGTACAAGCTCTTCGACGAAGGTATTGTGAATATGCGCGATCACGTGGTTCGGCAAGCGCAAGCGGTTGCAGACGGCAAGCCCGACGCATTGCCCGTAACCTGTCTCGATGTCACGTGCTCCGCCACAGACGGAACCATTTGTATGACGAACGACGGCAACGGTATCGATGTCGCCCAGCACCCCGAACACAAGTTGTGGATTCCGGAAATGATTTTCGGCCACTTGCGCACCTCTACTAACTATGATGAAAATAAAAAAGAAAAGATTGTTGGCGGAAAAAACGGCTTTGGATTCAAGCTGGTCCTCATCTGGTCAACGTGGGGCTCGATTGAAACAGTCGATCACGTGCGCGGCCTGAAATACTACCAGGAATTCCATTCCAACCTTACCGTCATTTCGCCTCCGAAAATCACCAAATGCACCAAGACCAAACCGTACACCAAGGTAAGTTTCCGCCCAGATTACGCGCGCTTCGGCCTCGCCAGCAATGCGCCGACTCCCGATACGCTGGCGCTCTTTATGAAGCGCGTCTTCGACATTGCGGCAGTCACCGACCGATCCATTCGGGTGAAATACAACGGCGAAACCGTGCCAGTGAAACATTTCCAGCAGTACGTGGACTTGTACGTCGGTGGCAAGGGCGACGTGAAACGCGCGTACGAATCGCCCGATCCCCGGTGGGAATACGTTGTGTGCCTGACCCCGACAGATGAGTTCACCCACGTCTCGTTCGTGAACGGTATTTACACGCCAAAGGGCGGCAAACACGTGGACTACATTCTCGGCCAACTCGTGAGAAAGCTGGCAGCGCTCATTAAAAAGAAGAAAAAGGTGGACGTGAAACCAAACACGATCAAGGAACAGCTCATGCTGTTTCTGCGGTGCGATATTGAAAACCCGTCATTTTCAAGCCAGACCAAGGATGAGCTCGGAACAAATGTGAGCAGTTTCGGATCGTCGTGCACCGTGAGCGACGATTTCGTCGAAAAAATCGCGAAAATGGGCGTGATGGATGCCGCGTGCGCGCTCACGGAAGTGAAAGACGCCAAATCCGCGAAAAAAACCGACGGTGTGAAATCGCGCACCGTGCGCGGGATCCCGAAACTGATGGACGCGAATTTCGCGGGAACGGATAAATCCGCGCAATGCACCATCATCTTTTGCGAGGGTGATTCTGCGAAGGCAGGTATCGTATCGGGCTTGTCCAAGGAAGACCGCAACTTTATCGGCGTCTACCCGATGAAGGGCAAGATGTTCAATGTGCGCGGTGAAGCCACGAAACGTATCGCTGAAAACCACGAAATTGCCGAAATCAAACAGATTATGGGTCTGGAGACCGGACGCGAATACACACCGGAACTCGTGGCGTCCAAGCTGCGGTACGGTAAAATTCTCTTTATGACCGACCAGGATTTGGACGGGTCGCACATCAAGGGACTCGGAATCAACCTGTTTCAGTCCGAGTGGGCGTCGCTGTCACACATTCCCGGCTTCATCGGGTTTATGAATACGCCGATTCTGAAGGCTACCCGGAACGGCGGCGGCAGCGGCGGTAAAACAAAGCTCTTCTACAATGACGGCGAGTACGAAGAATGGAAGCGCTCCCTCGCGCCAACCCAGGAAGAACAGGACGCTATCCTGAAAGGCTGGACTATCAAATATTACAAGGGTCTCGGAACCAGCACGAGCAAGGAGTTCAAAGAGTATTTTGAGGAGAAGAAAACGGTCTCGTTCGTGCACGGTGGTGAAGCGTGCGACAATGCGATCGATATGGCGTTCAACAAGAAACGCGCCGATGATCGAAAGATGTGGCTCACCGCGTATTCTCGCGAAACGTTTCTCGACACCAGAAAACCCGAAGTGTCGTATTCCGACTTCATCGACCGCGAAATGATCCATTTCTCGGTATACGATAACGAGCGGTCCATTCCGAACTTAATGGACGGCCTGAAACTCGGCCAGCGTAAAATCCTCTACGCCGCGTTCAAGAAGGGGCTTGTCAAGCAAGAAATTAAGGTGGCGCAATTCAGCGGGTACGTGTCCGAGCATTCTGGGTATCACCACGGCGAAGCCAGCCTGAATGCCACTATTGTGGGGATGGCGCAGAACTACGTTGGCAGCAATAACATCAATTTGTTCGAACCCAACGGTCAGTTTGGGTGCATTGATCCCGAAACGCCGGTATTGTTGTGGACAGGCAACATAGAAAAGGCTAAAAATATAAAAGTTGGCGACAAACTGATTGGAGATGACGGAGAATGCCGAACGGTTTCCAAGCTTACAGAAGGGGTGGATGAAATGTACGAAGTGACGAACGGGAATATGGACAGTTACACTGTGAACAGTCATCACATTTTGACACTGTGTTATTCGGGACACAAAACCGCATTTGATATCAATGTCCAACAATATTTGGCTTTGCCGAAAAGCGCCAAACAACAGTTGAAGGGTGTCGTAAACACGTCGGTTATCCAGTGGAAAGAACATCCATTACCCATAGATCCATACATATTTGGATCACAGTTAGGCGATGGAATTAGAACGGCAGATAGCAAATACGTTCCAAATGAATATGTGGTTAATTCCGAAGAAAATAGGTTAAAGCTTCTTGCAGGAATGATCGACTCTGCCGGGTGTTTGAAAAACCAAAACAGCGACAGCTGTGACGACTATTATTGTTACGAAATCTCGCAATGTGAGAAAGGGAAACAATTATTGGAAACGTTTCGAATCGTTGCGGGCTCATTGGGGTTTAGAGCAAAAATATCGGAATCGCCCAATGGCGACATGTTTGAGCTATCTATCACGGGAGATATTCGCAAAATTCCAGTGAAAACACCAAGAAACCAATTCACCAGTCATCAAATGACTAATGATGATTATTGGTTGCACAAGATAGAAATCAAAAGCATCGGGCGCGGCCCCTTTTGTGGATGGAATATTGACAAGAATGAACGATTCTTACTTGGCGATTTTACAATCACTCATAACACAAGACTTCAAGGAGGGAAAGATTCTGCGAGTGAAAGATACATCTTTACGGTATTGAACCCGCTCACGCGCCTGCTGTTTCGCCACGAAGACGACGGGATAATGAAGTATTTGAATGACGACGGCGAGCTCGTGGAACCCGTGTTTTACGCGCCGGTCATTCCGACCGTGCTCGTCAATGGAACCAAGGGAATCGGAACGGGGTTCAGCACGGATATAATGTGCTACAATCCGACACAGATCATCGCGTACATCCGCGCGCTTCTATCGGTGGACGGGCTCGATGTGGATGACGACGCGCAGTGCATTGCCGCAGCAGGCGGAATTGCAATCGAACCGTTTTATAACGGGTTTAAAGGTACAATTGCTCGAGTTGATCAGGAATCTGTCGCTGCAAAATACGCAATCAAGGGCACCTACGCGATCATTGACGATCACCGCGTCCGCGTAACCGAGCTGCCCATCGGCTTCTGGACTGAAGATTTCAAGGCGCATTTGGAGGCGCTTATGGAGCCAACTCCTCCCGGCGCTAGCGGTGGCGCGGCGGCGGCAGCGCCGCCCGTGATAAAAGAATACTGCGATATGAGCACCGACACCGTGGTGGATTTTGCAATTACATTCACACAGCCGATTAGCGAACGCGATCGATGCTCTACCGGCGCAACCGATTGCAATGCACTCGAGAAGCTTTTGAAGCTGTATACCACGCAAACCACCTCCAATATGAACCTATTTGACGAGAGGGAGCAGCTGCGCAAGTATGACACCGTGCACGATATTGCGCGCGCATTCTTTCGAGTACGGCGGGAAATTTACGAGCAGCGCAAACAGTCGATGCTCACAAAATTACGAAATGATTTGGAGATTCTTACCAATCGAACGAGATACATTCAGGAACAGCTGGACGATACACTCGATCTACGCCGCCAAAAGCGCGAAACGCTGATAGCCACGCTGCAGTCGAAAGGGTATGCGGCGCGTGACGGAGGGTATGAATACTTGCTCAAAATGCCAATGGATTGTGTTACCGATGAGAAAGTTGCCAGTTTACTGGCAGAACGGGATTTAAAGCAGCACGAACACGATGATCTGCTGAAGACCGGTTCTGCCAAACTTTGGATGCGTGACTTGGACACGTTGGAAAAGACGTATACGGAGATGATGATGCATCGCAGTCGTGTTGCAGCCGAGGCCGCCGCTAAATCGGCCACCGCTTCTAGTGCCACTTCCGCCGCAACTGCGGGAATAAAGGTGAAGAAGATGGTGCCGGTGAAGAAGAAGATTACTGCTACCGCTCCCGCTTTGACTTTGAATGTATAATACCGGCCGGATATCGAAAATGACAGTTGGAAGTTTACTGTTACTATAAAATAAAAAGTATTAAAAAAATTGAATTACTTTTTTTTAAATCATAAATATAAGTAGTGCCTCTTTTCTCGTAGAAATGTCATCGTCATCGTCGTCGTCATCGTCTCAACCTCTCAATCTTACGGACTCTCAAGCTTGGTCTCTCGTACAGGCCCAGGTCGCGGCCGGAATATCCGCATCCGAATGCGTGTGTGCCATATGCTGTGAAGTCTTCACCAAACATCGTCGCAAGCCAATCCGATGCAATGCGTGCGACTACGTCGCGTGCAACAACTGCTACAAGCAATTCCTTACCAGCGACGGCGTAAGCCGCGCGAAATGTATGAATCGCGACTGCAATACCGAATGGACTCTCGGATTTCTGAAGGAAAACTTCACCGAGTCGTTCATTTCGGGTGAATTACGCGAACATACCACCAAGATCCTCTTCCAGCAACAGATTGCGATGCTTGCTGCAACCCAGCCCGCGGTTGAACGTCGCATTCGGGTTTTGCAAATTCGAACCGATATCATTGATATCGATCGCCAGATGAACGAGTTGCTCATTCGCAAACGCATCCTGCAACAGGAAACGCGTTTACTTGAGCACGGCGGAGAAGTCGGCGATGAAGCTGAAGCTGCTGGCAATACGTTCCACCACAAATGTTGCGATCCCGAGTGTCTCGGATTCGTATCTTCCGCCTGGAAATGCGGTTTGTGCGAAAAGTTCTCCTGTGCTCACTGCCACGAAGTCAAGGGCGCCACTACCGAAGAAGTGGAGGCTCACGTGTGCGATGCAGGAAACGTCGAGACCGTCAAACTGCTCAAAAGCGACACGAAACCGTGCCCGGGATGCGGAACGTACATTTTCAAAACCGAGGGTTGCGATCAGATGTTCTGCATCTGCTGCAAGAAACTCTGGTCGTGGAATACGGGACGCATTGAAGAGCGCGGACACAATCCCCACTACCTTGAATGGATGAGGAGCCGTAACGGCGGTGGTGGTGGTGGTGGCGAACTTGTTCGCGATCCGGCCGATATTCAATGCGGTCGCGAAATCGACTGGCGATTCAACAACGCAATGTTCACCACATTTCGGGTATTGGGTAACCGCGCTGTTTGCGAACCGCGCGCACTTGAAGAAATGCGCGTTGCTGTATCCAAATGGTGCGAGTCGCTTATTCACAGTCGTCATCACGACATTCCAACATTTCGTACCGGATCAGAGACGGAGCGACCACTCGAACAGTTGCGCATCTCGTACATGATGAAACAAATACCTGCGTCGCATTTTCGTCTGCGCGTGTTTCAAATCCACCGAAATGCTGAAGTGAATCGACAGATCACCGAACTGATGGTTGCAATGCAAAATGCAGCGACGGATATTATGTACCGCATTCACGACACTCTCACAGGAATTCTCAACAGGTCGTCCGCATCGGGGGCCAACAATCCAAGACTGATCCGATTTGTTGAAGTGGATGCGCAGCTGCTTGAAATGTCCGAGCTGCGTTCTTATGCGAGCGAATGTCTCGCTGAAATCTATCGTTCAAGCTCAAAGACTGCGAAATATTCATTCGTCCGCGACTGCAGCTTTGCTCTAATTATGTAAACGATGTAAACGATACAACCACAAACCTACAACCCCCACCAAACCTACAACCTCCAAACCTACAACCCCAAAACCAACTAAAAATAAAATAAAAATAAAAAATAAAAAAATAACCCAAAAATAAAAACAAAAAAGAAACAAAACTTTTTTTTTGTTTTATAACTTTATAAGAATAATAATAACTTTTCACATTCTCTCAATCGGTCATAATGGATAGCGTTCTCGGCCCTTTAGACAAACGATATTGTTTGTATTTTTACTACATTACAATTTTCTTTGTTATATCCATCATTTTTACATTTGTCAATATTCTGTATCATTTAGTTAAAAACACTGGAGATTCTAAATTTTATATCGCCAATTTTGTGTGGTTGATATCGTACGCGGTCTTATATTTTCAAAACAGGTTATTGTATTCAATGTGTGTCGGAAGAACCACCGATAATTTTTAATTAAGTGATTATAGTTTGATTATAGTTTAGTTAGAATAAAACCATATAAAATTGTAAAAATATATTTTATATCGTTAATTTATTTATTATAATCTATTTTTTAATGGATAAAAATGATAACAGCTCCTCCACCCTTTCAAACCCAAAGCAAAAACCCGTCCCAAAGCCTATTTTTAAAACGCAGGTACCGTTAGATGAGGTTTATACGCTCATTCACACCATTTGTCCATCTCCTGTGATAAAAATAATTAAATTTGAAAACGATAAAGAAAACGAAAAAGAAAACGATAAAGAAAACGAAAATGAAACCGAAAACGAAAATGAAACCGAAAACGAAACCGAGGAATGTTTCACACTCGATGTCAATGCATTCAAACGCGGGATTTTTTTAGGCATTGTGGATCCATTTATGCAAATGCTTGCGACAAGTTACTATAGCAAGCGATGCGCGTTTTACGCGGAACGCACTATGAAAACTCCGGCAGCGTTTGCACACTTTGTACAGGTCATTAAACACGTGTGTAAAAATAATGATATACTTATTACATCCGCGCTTAAATATGAACAATCGCAATCAAATAAGATATACTATATCCGTTTTAAAAATGTTAAAACAAATTATAATTAACGCGCGTTGGAGCACCGTGGCCGAACATCACCATGTATATGAGCGCAATTCCGCCGTAGAATGCAGACCTATCCTGTGCCACATTTTCTGGAGTGCGCTGTCATTGTAAATCCACTTTCGGACATTTGATGATTATTATTATTATTTTATTGTTTCATTATTTCATCATAATATTTTTCAAAATATCGCTTGCTTACAACAAATGATTTATGCGAATATGAATGCGCGCAGTATCGCTCGTATGCATTGTAAATAGCGTGCGGCGACTGCACCTGCGATTGCTGCTGATGCAATAAATCCGCGGATTCAAACAACACATCTTCATTCGCAATTGCAACTGACGACACGTTTGGTTTTGAATCCGATGACGCCGATGTAGACATAGATGCGGTCATTAACAGCGCGTGCTTAATTTCCTTTTTCTTGTTCCACATCCTGGAGGTTACATTCATAATATATTTATCATCTTCAATCTGTATTTCGCTAAAAAAATGTTTCACCAATCCGTGCATTAATTCGTCGGTAATATTTAAATTATTTAGATTTTTCTGCGACGGCTTTCTAGTTTTAACGTAACTAATAAACAGTATTGCGAGTTCGTCTATTTCCAGCTCATCCTCTTCTTCTCGCGACGCGGCGGACGATGTCGCCGCCGCACCTACCACATCGCCAATGACTATAATGGTTTCCTTCCAAAATGCTAAAAAATCGCTCACAATTGGCAAATGCTTACTGGTTATGCCAGTAAATACAATATCCGAACAACTAGTAGTAGTAGTGCCTGCACAATTTTCATCATCATTTGCATCGCCACCCGTCGCTTTGCAAGGTAATATAGACGTAAGATGCGCCTTCAGCTGGTTTGTAAACATAATGTATGGCAGATTTTCATCCTCAAGAAATAATTTCCACAGATACTGCATTTTTTTCCACGTAATGTTGTAATTATCGCATGGTTCCGTAGTTTTTGACACAAATTTGTTAATAATTGAAAGCTCGTCATTTGTTTTTAAGTAGAAGCAGTGTGCTGAAAGTGACGCGTCCTTGCAATACGGCGATTCCAAAAACGAATCAGCGCTTCCAAACCGTTTTGAATAATGCGATGAAACGCACAATATGTCCACAATACTACGTTTAAACGGCGACGAATATTCGCCGAGTTTTATTGCGCGTACACCCAGTTCATTCACATTGAGCAATCTGCATTCGCTGAACGTGTGTTCATAGAATTTAAATTTAAACACGTTCGTTAGGCTCGGGATTCCGAACAGTGCACAGCATTGCAGCGACAGCTCCTGTATAAAACGCTTGGCTCTCGCGCTGATAAAATAATAGTTTGTGTTTTTCTTATTTAGAATGTCTCCCAAAACGGTTAGAAAATGTTTCGCGGCATCTCGACTTGAAAAAACTGCCGGATAAAATATTCCAATTACGTTTTGAATCGTGCACGATTCTGGGATGGAATTAAGTAATTCTCGATCTTTTATGCGTTTCAATATTTGGTTTTTTATTTTATATTTCCAGGGCTTGAGATCCGGATAGTCTTGCAGTGTGGTAAGCGCGGCGTACACTATGTCATCCTCTTCTATTTTGCAATACTTCACGTTGTCATATTCGAAAAATAGATCGATTGCACCATTATAAAAATAATTATGAGTGCTGTCAGAGAGAAACTGTTCTATGAATTCGTCGGACGTCATTGTAAGGACCTTTTTGCGCTCGGTTCGTTGGTTCAGGGTTTCTTCAACCGTGGTCAATAGCGACGGTATTTGATGCACGTGATTTATAAACTTTGCGAGAACAGGTTCATTGCTTGCATATTTTGCTGCCATTTTATCTATAACCGCGTGCAGTAACGAAATAGCATTACCGGTTTCGCTGTTGTCCATAGGCAATGTTATAAATAAATAAAAAATAAATAATTAAATATACATTATGTAAGTATATATTTAAGTAAGTAAGTAAGTAAGTAAGTAAGTAAGTAATTACAAACTATAAACTATAGAATGGCCGAAAGCGCTTCGTACAGTTCGGTGCTTATACTTTCTGGATAAATTACGTGAAAAATAATGTGCAATGATCCGATAGATCCGTCACTTCGCTCGAATCCGAGACCCCTTATTGTTTTTGTTGCTTCTGGCTGAATTACGGTTCCCGGATTCTTATTTATTATCTGGTACATTTTACCATTAATGTGTGTGAAATCAAACTGGATCCCGCATAATGATTCCTTTAATGATATTTTTTTGTGAAGTATCAAATCGTTGCTCGAATTGTCGCGTTCAAACACTGGATGTGGTTCAACGTTGAACGTGAAATGAATGCTCCCGCATTTACCGTGCGCGTTCACATTTCCAATATTTGGCACGATTAACTTCTCCTGGTGGCGCGTACCCTTCGGAGTTACGATGGTTACGGTATGTCGCTTTATTGAACTGATGGTCGGCGTTTCGTATACGACCTTGTCATATTCCACCTGAAAGCTTTCGCCAAAATATGCTTGCTCGTACGTGATTGTGATTGATAATGTGATAGGCTCTGGCTCGAGCGGTTCGGTTTCTTTGTTCTGATGTTGTTGTTCTTGCTGCTGTTGCTGTTGCTGCTGTTGCTGTTGCTGCTGTTGTTGCTGCTGTTGCTGCTGTTGCTGTTGTTGCTGCTGCTGTTGCATAAATTGCATATGTGCCATCATCGGATGAAATCCTCCGCCGCCAACCCCACCGTGAATTATGTGAATCTCTCCAGACCCAAGGCCCATTCCGCCTAAACTCTGAAAGATGCTTCCAAGTCCGCCACCACCGCCTCCGCCACTGCCACCGCCGCCGCCGCCAATACCTCCGAGTCCACCAAAAATCATATTAAACAAATCTTGTGGATTGGGTGCTCTTGCGTGCATCTGTCGAGATTTTCGACCGCAGCCATATTTGAGATCATTGTCATATTCTTCGCGCGACGCGGTGTCGGATAATACCGAATACGCTTCTGCTATTTTTTGAAACAGATTGGTTGATTCCGGCGCATTGTTTTTATCCGGATGGTGAATAAATGACAGTCTTCGATAGGCGCGCTTTATCTCGTCTAAACCGGCGCTTTGCGGCACGCCAAGTACATCGTAGTACGATTCCACTTGATCCGTCATGTATGTGTGAATTGAATTGAATGAATGAACGATTGAATGAATGAATGAATGAATATAGTTGCTTGTAAAAAATGCTTAAATAATTTTATATTAAATATGTAATATTTATTTCGGTTTTAAACGTTTTACGCCACTATTCGATTTTGTTTTGTTTTTGATACTAACTATGCAAAATGCACAACATCGCGATACGCAACATTCATTCATAGTCAAATATCAGCCCACACGAATCAGCGACTTTCAACAACTGGATCCCAATTTAAAAACGACGCTTGCATCATTGATAGAAATAGACAGTTTAAATATAATAATATTGGGAGCCCCTGGAGTTGGTAAAACGTCGCTTATAAATGCAATCATTCGCGAATACTACGGCGACCAATACAACGCGGAAAATATCTTAATTCTAAACTCCCTAAAAGAGCAGGGTATACAGTATTATCGGAACGATTTGAAAGTGTTTAGTCAGACCAATAGCGTGGTGAAAAACAAAAGAAAGATAATACTGTTGGACGATATTGATCTAATAAATGATCAAAGCCAGCAAGTATTTCGAAACTGTATGGACAAATACAGCAACAATGTGCACTTTATAATGTCGTGCACCAACCTTCAAAAGGTAATTGACAGTTTGCAGTCTCGAAATATTATAATAAATGTACCTGAACCCACACCGGATACGATGCGCAGCATCGCCAATCACATTATACGAGAAGAACCAACAATGTCCGTCGACTTGGATGCGCTCGAACACGTGATCGTGCTATCCAATAATTCGATACGCTTGCTCATAAATTACATTGAAAAAATATACATACTGAACGTCCCAATTACCATTGCATTATCGAAAATGATTTATACAAATATATGCGTGAAGGATTTAGAGTATTATACGACGTGCATAAAAACTGGAGATTTAACAAATGCGATTAAAACCATATATGATTTGCACGACCACGGGTATTCCGTGATCGATATTTTTGAAAATTATTTTTCTTTTATAAAAGTCGCCGATATCCTAGACGAAATGCAAAAATATAAAATAATTGCCATTTTATGTAAATACATTACAGTGTTTCATAACGTGCACGAAGATGAGATCGAACTGGCACTATTTACAAATAACGCGCTGTGTGCATTAACTAACTAACTAACTAATTAATTAATTAATTAATTAATTTAATTAATAATAAATAAAAATCAATATAAAAGAAATATAAATAACTATGTATATAGGTTCTATTCACCCCATTTAACTCACAACAGTACTAAGTAAGTAAGTAAAGTATGGCATCATCGACGGTTGCCACAGTTACCGTATCTGCTGCTGCTGCTGCTGCTGCCGCCGCAAATACGCACCAACTTTCCGATAAATGGACGCTATGGGCGCATTTACCGCACGATACTGATTGGAGTTTAAAGAGCTATACAAAAATTTTCGAGTTTGAAACGGTTGAAGATGCAGTCGCAATTACCGACATGCTTCCGCCAAAACTCATTATGAATTGTATGCTGTTTTTAATGCGGAGTGGAATTACCCCTATATGGGAAGACCAGCAAAACCGGAACGGTGGCTGCTTCTCGTACAAGGTGCCGAATGCAGACGTTCCGTTCTCTTGGAAACAGCTCTCGTATTCGATCGTCGGAGAAACCATTTCAAATACCCAGACGCTTCTTCCCCACGTGAACGGGATCACGATTTCGCCCAAAAAGAATTTTTGCATCGTTAAAATTTGGCTCGCAAACTGCGACTATCAAAATGCGGCAATTATTCGAGAGCTAACCGGAATAACATCGCACGGGTGCCTGTTCAAGCGGCACACGCCCGAATACTAAGTAGGGGGACATACGTCCCCCTAAAACCCCATTACACCGGGGGAACCTATGGTTCCCCCGCACCCCCTCCTCTGCTAGGGTCTGATAGGGTCTGCTAAGAGGGGTCTTAGGGGGACGTATGTCCCCCTATGTGCAATTTGCTTCCAGCCTCTTTGAAAATGTGGCCATTGTATTGAACCCCTTTCGCCAACGCCTTTGCCAATGTTTTATCGCTCATTAAAAGCGTTTTTATGCAATCATATTTGCACTCAAATTCTCTCACAATTTCATTTTGCAAATTGCATTGATGAATTCCGTTTCTATACAATAATGGTTTTTGGTTCACGCGTTCAAATTCCCTTTTCAACGCTTCGTCACATTGTTCGTATACCTTGTAATACGCCCCTTTTGTCAAAGTAAAATTTTTCACCGGATTGTCCAGCGCGGATACAGAATCATACCCGTTTAAATGCGCGGCGGTTTTTCGGTCAATGTACACACTGCAAATTTTCGTTCTGGATTCATTTAATTTCGCAATGTAGCCTAAATTTTGCTGTTTTGTTTTTTTGGTCGGCGGAACATTGTGAATCACATTTGCATCCAACTCTCTATCCACAAATGCCCATCTGTACGTCTGATACACCGTGTTTTCAACCACCGCTTTATTTAAACTTGGACGCTTGATGCTGTGATTTTCTTTCATTGCTTCGGATGCGCTCTCGTACACCCGAACGATTTGCATTGTGTCCGGGTTTATTTTCTGAAGTCTTGGACCCACCGTGGCAAGTGGCGTATTGAACCCCGTTGTGGTCCTGATTTGCATTGAGCTTATTTTTTCGCATAATTCCTTGTTTATTTTTTCAAATCTCGCCATTTGAAACGATAATTGTTGCACGGTCTTGACCAGTTCTTGAACAAGCCCATTTTGATTGTTTTTTTCATTCATTTCAAGCAATAATTTCAATTTTTCATTTTCAAGTTCCATTTTTGCAACATCGTCATTGGTAAAATACTTTGCATTTGTCAGCATGAGTTGATTGAGCTGCTCATAAGCTAAATTTCGCCCAATCACAAACAACTCATTTTCGTTTTCGTGGTGTTGCAAATCGGTTATTTTGTTTAATCTTACAATGTCGTGATGATGAATGAAGCTCTCAAAGTCTTTGCTTCGGGCAACAGCAAAGCAATCCAGGAGCGTGCATTCCTCGTATTTTTTCTTGTGTTCCGCGTATCGTGCAGTGATTCCTTTGCGACTTTCACCAATTTTCACGATGTATGTTCCATCATCCAGCGTCTTCACCCGAACAACATATACGATTGCCCCAATGGGTGCATATTCTTTCAATAATATTTTTTCACGTTCCATTATTTTTTGTGCGTCCAATTCCTGCTGGTGCTTGTCTTCCATTTGCTGCATTTCATTTTTCAGATTATAAATACCATGCAAACGAATTTCTTTTATTACTTCGCAAACCCAATTTTGGAATTTTTGCGCAATTGGTTTTCTTGATCGGAATAATAGTTTATATAATCCTTTCTCTGTTAAAAATGCCACTTCTTGCAAACCTCCAAGGGTAGACGACTTACGGACGACCTTTTCAGAATCATCAAATCCATTGATGGATGCTCGCACATTAACCATTTCTAAAACTAACCCAACATCACTCGCGCGAAATAATGGGTCATTAATTGTGCCTTTTATCACGATTTCTGTGTGTAAATTGTTTGCATTGAATGCTTTTATAATATCCATGGCTTGGTTGTAATATGTTATTATACAGCCTTTTATTTATATTATTTATTAACACTTTAATTATTAACGATGGTGTCAATAGTATTGACACCAAATATCCAATGGTGGGTGTTTTATGGACAACCTTTTCTAAATGAAGGTTGTCAATAACATTGACACCCCACCCACACTTTGATATTTTCATTGATATTTTCGTGATGATGTAGTTAGTACGTACATCACCTTTAGAATTAAGATCGGGTTTCATATTAATGAATTTAATATGAAAAATATGAGAGCATAAATGCGTTTAATTGGAGTAAGCAAGACCGCCCATTCCGCTCATAATACGCAGAACGTTGTAGTTGGTGGCAAAAACGCGAACCTTGGCGGTGCTGGTACCCTCAACGGTGGCATTGGACAGAACCAGCTGAAGGGTGGCATTGTCAATACGAGAGAAGTTGCAGCTGCCGCTTGGTTGGTGCTCTTCAGGCCTAAGGGCAAAAGAGTACAAGTTGATACCGGTATCGGGGTTGCGGGTGTGGTGCTGCCAAGGCTGAACGAGGTCGAAGTAGGTGCCTTCGCGCTCAGAGAAGCGGTCCTGGCCGTTGAGCTGCAGCTTGGCAGTGACAACGGGGTTCTCACCCCAGCAGTGCATGTCGAGGGCGGTCTCGGCGAGCACAAAGGTGCCGGCGTCAGACAGAGCGGACTCCTGACCGGTGGGAACACCGAGGTGGCCCTGGTAGCCGCCGGCGTTGGCAGCGGTGGTCCAGAAATTGGTAGCGCCAGCTGAAGACACGTCATAAGCGCCGGCCTGGGAAAACAGGCCGCTGGCATCGATGACGCCGTTGGCGCCACTGACGGAGTGAGGGCCGCCGAACGCGTGGATGGCGTTGGGCAGGGCATCGACGGCGTCGGAGTAGTTGAAGGGCTGGGCGCCGAGCAGCTTGAAGAGAAGGCTGCTGGCATCCAGGGATGAGCAGTAGTCGACATTGGCATCGCGCTGGACGACCCAAATGAGCTCCTTGACGGGGTGGTTGAAGTTGAGCTTGATCTTGTTGGAAGAAGAACCGACAGATTCATCGCCGGTGAACTGGAGCTGCTCGATCAGGTACTCGTGGGGGTTTTGAGCCATACGTCTGCGCTCGTCGGTGTCGAGGAACACGTAGTCGACGTAGAGGGAGGCGGCAACGAGGGACTGGTTGTAAGCGGAGTTCACCTTCTGGGAGCCGGAAGTGGCAACCAGAGAGCCGACGGCCCAGAGGCACTCGTCGATGGGGCGAATGTCGAGGTTGATCTTGACCTCGTGGTACTGAAGGGCGATCAAGGGGAGGGCAAGGCCGGGGTTGCGGCAGAACCAGAACTGGAAGGGAATGTAGAGGGTGGTCTCGGGCAGGGCGTTGCGGGGAGCGCAAACCTGACGGGGGGCGTTGGAGTCGCAAGGACCGTCAACGTCGGCGAAAGAGGGGTCGGTGATGTAAGTCAGCTGGGTGGTGTTGCCGATCATCTTGTAGTAGCCGCGCTGCTGCTCGGTGGACTGGGTGAGCTGGTTCCAGATGTGCATCCAGTCGCCGTACTGGCGGTCAATGCGCTGGCCACCGATCTCGACCTCAACCTGAGAAATGAGCTGCTCGCCGGGGAAGTCGAGCCAACGGGCGTAGACGTCGCCGGCAGAGCCCTTCAGGTTCTGTCCGATTTCGGGCAGAGTGACCTGAAGGTAGGTGCGGTAAGCCAAATCACCGTTGCGGCTGATAGTGCAGGTAACACGCCTGCCGAAATCGGCCTGGCCGTTAAAAGTCTGTTCGATAGACTCCATGGCGAAATTGGTGTGTCTCTTGTATGACACCTTCCAGAAGGTAATCTGAGGATTACCAGTAAGATAAACGTCTTGAGCGCCATAGGCGACAAGTTGCATTAAGCCTCCTCCCATTTTAGTAGATTATAGTTTATAGTATGCCTAAAGAAAAAAAAAATAGGAAATGGCGCAATTAATATAAAATAAATTTCAAAAACGAAAATATGAAATTTATATTATTTTTATTTTGGGGTTTATGTTATATATTAATTAGGTTCTTGATAATTATTCGATATTCAGAAATCCGGGTTCGCTGTAAATGCCCCCACGACTGCGGCATCAGAAGCACCGCCGCCACCGCCGCCAATAATACTATTTTTTATCAGATCGGAATGTCTAAATTGGGATAACGTATACATGCCTACCACGGATGCCACGTAGACGATAGTTGTCTCTCGAATAAGCACTTTGAGAGGCAATGTTTCGCCGCTGATAAATCGCATTTCAAGAAACTTCACAATAAAAAATATGATTGCAATTGCGGCACCTTCGATCAACATTGGATTGACTACTAAATATATCTCTCTAATACACTGTTGTTCAAAAAACATTCTACTGTTTTTACGCATTACTTACTACTTAGTTTACTTACTTACATTCCAAATTGGCTAAAGTCGGCGAGAACGGGGCGGGGAACGGACATTGACCCATTCTGCCCTATCGAATAATTCGGAACCTTTTTACAATCGAATGATGGCTCGGGGCATCTGGCGCAAGCGGGGCACGGCGGGCATTTCGAAGATCCATTCCCGCCGCCACCACCATTTGCAGAAAATGCTGAACCGAGTCCATTGCTTAATCCGCTGCTGGAATCTTCTAAATTTCCGCCGCTGCCGCCGCCACCGCCACCGCCACCGCCACCGCCACCGCTATTCGTAGGGCATACCGGACACGATGTTGGTGGAACAACTTGTGATTTAAGTACGTATAAATGATCTTGACCGGGTGGAATTTGGCTTTTGGGAATTCCCATACCATTGGACTCGGCGGGTTGCGAATTTGCTAAACCCTCCCTTCCGAAAAGGGGGGATATGAAGGGTTCCAAGCTTATACCAACACCTGCCGGTAAAATAGAGTCGAATGCGTTACCGAATCCTTCGCCTCCTTCTCCTACAGATTCAGATTCGCCAGGAATAGGATCCGATGCGGGTGGGTCTGAGCCGCCGTCATCGGGAACAGCTGGCATACCGTGCGTTGTAATGTGATCCATTGATCCGCCGGTGTGCTGGTTTGTAGCCGGTGCATCACCTCCATTTTCTAATCCTTCACTGCCGCCATTATCAAGAAACTTTCCTAAAAATGTTGCAAATATAAGAGATAGTAATAATAGTCCGAATAAGTGCACGTGTTTTAAAATCATTTTATTTATATTTATAATTATAATTAACAACCTATATTATAATTTTATTTTATAATTTTATAAGACAAGATTATTAATTTGTATAAAAAATTGATTATTGTAAATATGTATAATAATAATAATAATAATCAATGAAAGCGCTCACCCATACATATCATAGATGTCTCACGCAGAATTAGTAGAGAAAGCAGCAGCAGGAGCAGGAGTAGGAGCAGGAGGAGCAGGAGAAAGAGCAACAGCGTCAATGACCGACAATCTTGCTATGCCTGTTATTTGCATCCCACACGTTAAAATGACGGTCGGTCGCGGCGAGTTTGTGCGTCCGATGACGTCACAGTTTATTCAAGAGGCGTTTAGTCGGTACGGCGAAATTGAAAATGTCGTGATGAAAATACATTCGCGCAATTATGATTCGTGTGCGTATGCGTATGCGTATGATCGCGGAAACGTAGAACAGTACTATCACGTGTGCATCCACTTCAAACGATGGCGCATTGAAAACGGGGAGGCGCGGTACGTTCGATCCGTTCTTCTATCGCCGAATCCAATGGCAAATATCAAATTATCGTATGATGGACCGTGGTACTGGAAATTTTACGCGGCGCGAAATATATACTTGTCTGACTCCCGATATTCACACCAGCCCAAAATCCGTCTACAGTTGGAGTAAGTAACCATTTCAATCAATCTCCGGTATGTTTTTCATATCATTCGGGGGGTTTTTTCTAACCTTCCCGTCAAATAAGAATTCGGAGTGTTCCAATTCAAGCTGATCGGCTAGACTAATATCAGCATGACTGGCGTTTGGATTTTTTCGTATCATTCTAATTAGTTCGATATCGGCATTTCTGGCTTCTATGGCAGATGATTCTTTCGAGTCGGGGGTGGTTGAAACCGAAGCTGCAGCGGAGGCGGCACTCGCGCGATGCTGTTGGTGTTGGTGTTGGTGTTGGTGTTGTTGGTGTTGCCTTTTCGCCGGAATCGCAACAGCACCAGAATCAGGCTTAACGAGTTCGCCAATAATCGATACATGCTTATCATTCAGCTCGAACCGCTGACCAATTACTTTGACTCGAATGGTATCACCCACAACGATTGATTCAAAATATTCGTCCTTGAAATGATGATCGCGCGCGACGTAAATGACGACCGGTGTGACGTTCGAATCAATCATTGCCCTGATTCCGGCGTGGGTTATGTTCTTGGCAATGCACGAAATCATCGATCCTTCAGATGGCGAGCACACATCGCATTCGAATACGACATCGAACCGTACATTGGAACCCGAAGTAGTTCCGCCCGAAAAGGAGATCAGATTGCAGGTGTTTGGGTGCACGAAACCTTCAATCGTGCACTTATTTTCCACCTGGTCTCGAATGTGGCGCAGCAATATATTTTTCACCGATTGACCGTTACCGATCGCGGCGAAATTCACAGTTACGCGTCGCGACAGTAAACATTTTGAATACAGGGGTAAGACAAATCCCTTATCTGACGAGACACCTCCCACCATCGCTCTTGCTCCTGCTGCTGCTCCTGCTGCTGCCGTTGCTGTTGCCATTGTTGCTATATAATTATTATATAAGATAATTCTATATTTAAATTAAATTAAATTATATCTATCCTCTTCCCACCATCTCAATGAATTCAATTTTACGGTATAATTAATTACATAATAATTACACAATTGTTCGTTTCAATAGCTGCATTTCACAAGGTCGCAAATACCAACGCGGCGACAGTGCTTCCAATATAGGTGGCGGTACCGCGTCATAATACCGCAGTATCAGTTCGGTTAATACGCACAACGATCCGCGGTTTGTCGAACAAATAAATTCGCCATCCCGGACATCCCGGACATCCCCGACAGCAGCGTGACCCACATTGGCAATAGCGGCAACCGTGTCTGCGTTAATGTAGGCGTCAATATATGCATCATCTTTATCCATCATTAATCGCAAAAGTGTCCTAAGTCTGGGAATGATAAACATTGCTTTATTTGAATCTTGCTCGCACATGCGTCCCATAACTTTGAGTTTTGCTGCCGACGTATCGATGTGTAGCGTTTTAAATACGTATGATGCGTCATCTTTTGGTTCATAAAATCCTATATTATGCTGGTATGACGACAGTGCTGCTGCTGCTGCTGCATCTACCCCGCCACCGGCGCTAAATACCCCGTCTCTTATATTTGCAATATATTCATACATTGCGCCAACCATGATATCATTATCGGATTGTTTCGCTGTTGACCACCGCGACGCCGCGTTTCCACCTGTCACCACCGCAAAAGCGAATAATTTGCTAGAACTTGCCTTATTCGTCGGCGCCGCCGCCGCCGCATCGTCTCCTCCCTCATCCGACTCAGCATCCTCGTTCCTGGCTTTAAAATGCTTAATTAAATCCGCGCCACTCCAACTGTCAATGCTCTTATGATTTAGTACGATAGCGCAAACATTTTCGTTACGATGCCAATGCCGAATCAAACGTCGCTTGTCGGTATAATATTGGTAGATACGATTACCAAATTCGGCGCGCGTGATCGTAAGATTTGCAGAACTACCGCGTTCAGCATCATCATCAACACGTTTGAGTGGTACCGGTGCACGTGGACGGTCCGGGCGAATATAATTTATCATTATAAGCGATTGCTCAAAAGAAAGAACGTCTAAATAATGAGATACTACCGCGTCGATTAATACATCTCGGTTAAATCCTGCAAATAATAGCTTATTTATATTTCCTGTTGTAAATTTCTTAAATTCGTCAGCTGCTGCTGCCGTTGCCGCTGCCGTTGCTGCTGCCGCCGTTGCCACCGCCCCCTTTTTTTCCCGTTTAGGAACGGGATTAAACAATAGTGCGGCAGTGATCCGATTATAAATATCTCCCATTAATGTTTCAGTAGCAGCATCAGCAGCATCAGCAACAGGAGCAGCAGCAGCAGGAGCAGCAGCAGGAGCAGCAACAGTGGCAGCAGGAGGCTTGTCACCTACCATTGACGCTTTATCAGAAAGGCTAGAAAGGCCGGGAACGGTGTCAACAATGGGGTCGCCCTTGTTCTGCGCATATTCGACGTACTCCAAGTTATCATCCAACGGCATTGCGCGTTCGCGAATGCCGATATTCGGATTGTCTATATCCAACGGCTGAAATAAATAGTAGTCGTCTATCTGAATTAATCGACCGGGTCTCCCGTAATAATCGGTTATAATCTCGTGCGGATTATCTAGAAGTTCGTTGAGCGCAACGTAAATTTGTGAATCCGGGTACGAGACAACTATGTTAATGTGCCGGAATAAATCCGCAGTGGTGTAAAAAAATCGTTCTTTAAACAGATTACGCACGCGTTGAATTATTCTCTCGCTGTTCATCATTAAAAAGGAAAGGTCGTACGTATCGGTATTTATATCATCATCGGTTAATGACTGCACATCGACGCTCGGCGGCCCGCACGACAAATTGCAATCGTCCTGATAATCGCACAAATCCGACCGCAATTTGGGCGCCAGATCGTGAGATACGCGCATTCCATTTGAGAGAATCTGCTCTACCCGATCAACCTTGAGTTTCATGTTATTGTATTCAGAATTTAGGTTACAATCAACTGCGTATTTTTTCAGAATGCGCGATACGTTGCCAATTTTCACGGCTTTATCTTCCGCGTATCGATACAGGCATAAATCGATCGCCTCGACGTGGGGTGTGTTTAAAAGCAGGGTTCCGTGCATAAATATGCTCACATTGCGCTGGTTAAACGCCAGATCGCGATGCGAGCACGTTCGAACCGCGCGGCCAATTACCTGTTCCAATAAATTCATATTGTACCAGGGATCCATTATGTGCGCCTGCCGTATATTTTTAAAATCCAAGCCTTCGGATCCCGCCTTTGTTATAATAATGACCTTTACAACGGACCCGTCCGAGTTCTGCTTATCGGTCGCAGCAATAATATCATTTTTAGTATCCGGAGAGATTCGAGGGTCTCCAGACACAATAATATAATTTTTTCCGATTCCGCCTATCCCCGGTCCATTTTTCAATAATTTACCCCAGGTAGCGTGGTTGTAGCGGCCATAACCCATTTCTTCCAGTGCCAGCGCCAACGGAATGGCTCCACCTTTTACGTATTCAGTGTAAACAAGAACTACACCGCCGCCGCGTTCATCTCTTCTTCGGCTCGCTTCTATGTGCCCGCAAATGTTGGATATTTTATGGCTGTATTTACCGATATGCTCGGGCTTGAAAATGTGAGCTGCTGTAGCATCGGCAGTTTCATCGCCCATCATACCATCATCACTACTGTATGCAAATGATACCGTTCTTGTCTTTGGATCAGTCATCTCTGTCATAACGCTGTCAAATCCAGCTTCACCGACGAACACTATGCTCGGATCCGCTGTTGCGCGCGCAATGTCGCACGGAAACACCATTGTGAGCGCCTGCAAGGGTCGCCGTGCTCGAAGACCGATTTTTGCGGGCAGTTCATCCGCGGTCGCCATTTCAGGGTCGTCGACATCGACATCGACATCCGCGCCCAATAGCGTATCCCCTGCTGCTGCTGCTGCTGCTGCTGCTGCTGCTGCCGCCGCTGCCGCAGGCGACGGATTTACGGATGTGGATGCCGGAACTTGTCGCATCCGATAAATGCACAGCTGATACAGCTGCTCCTGAATCGATCCTATCTGGCTGGCATACACGTCAATAAATCCCAATTTATTTACTATCTCTGTGTCGTCGTACTGAACACTCGGATATTCGAGTGCTTTTGAAACGAATGATTGTTTCGGCGAATGCACTGCCGGATAAAACCGGTACGGAAATGTAAATGGATTCTCTCCCCGTATGTATGATATATACCCATATGATTTGCATTTCAAAATTTCCTTTCCATACGAGTAAGCCGAGCGCGTTTTATCAATGTCGGTCAGCGTGAGTATGTTGTCGGTATCTTTGTAAAATACGTCGCTCTCCTTGATGGTTGATCGATTATCGTTAACGTTCATCAAGTTTAGCAGCCACACAATTTCTCGCGGGCTGTTGAACATTGGCGTTCCAGAAAGGAGAAGAAGTCGCATATTCTGAGCGTGCTTCGCAACGAGCATTAAGAGCGATGCCGTTTTTTTCGTAGCCTCGTTTTTATTATCGCTGGTCATTCGGAGATTGTGCACTTCATCGATAATTATCAACGTGTTATTAAACCGGGCCTGAATGCGCTGTATCTGTCGTTTCTGCTGATCTTTGGTATGGAGACCGCTACTGCTGCTAGCAGATGCAGCAGTATTATGCGTTTTGAAACCGGTAATTGCTTTGGTTATCATTCGTCCGAGTTGGATATACCCAATGAACTTATACGCCGCATTAATAATCGAATTTACGTGAGAAATCACGAATTCCCTTGTCATCCCCTGCATATTCGTCGGGTTGATCTCTCTCAAGTATTTATTTCCAGTGCAGGCGCGCAAATTCCACATTCCGTCAGCAGTTTGTTCGAGTTTTCTCTTGTCAAACAGCTGCAACCTAAAGTTCTCCTGCACGTTGGGCGACGCAACCACTATAATGCGTTTCGAAAGCCCCATTTGTGTTAAATAGTCGCGCATTTCTTCTGCGACAGTTATTGCAGAGCACGTCTTGCCCGTTCCCAGTCCGTGGTATAGCAGCAGGCTGTTGTACGGCGTCATTGCGGACATAAAATTTCTGATAAATAGTTGATGCGGGGCCAACTCAAAATCGGGAGCATCGCACATTTTTTGGGCGTACTCTTCGATTGTTTCGTATTTATCGTCCAAATTTCTATATCGCGTGTCGTAAAATTCCTTCTTCTTGGTTATCGTCTCATTGAATTTTGGATCCCCGACTACGGGATACAATCCCGGAATGGACATTGACGTCTCGCATTTTTCATTAGCGTCGTGAACCTGTGCGGCGGCCAGTACAACGCCTTCACCTATATCTGGGCCCACCGCATCAGGGGCATCAGCGTCAGCGTCAGCGTCAGCATCAGCATCAGCATCAGGGGCATCAGCATCAGCATCAAGACCTGCTGTGTGCTGCGGCTGTTGTGTACGAACTTCAATCAGCTGCGTATTTATTTGCGGTGGTTGCGGTGGTTGCGGTGGTTGAATTTCGGGTTCAGGTCTATCAACTTCGGGGTCAGGTTTTCGACGGCGAGTTTTTGATTTGGCTGCACGTGCTCCAATACTTCCAACAACAACGCCTTCACCGCTAACCGCGGCGACGCTTATTCGGCGGCGAGTACCCTTATCGCTTCGCTCCTTTCTAGGTTTCTTGCTAGGCTGCATTGCAATTGTAACATTGGCTTCGTGTTCGTGTGAACTTAAATTGGAATCGGGCTGCATCTATGGCGTATGGTACGATGATAATATATACTATTATTACTATTATTATTACTATATATTAAAGTTATTAAAATATATATTTTAATTAATTATAAATTTCGTGGGTAGTTATAAGATCGCGAACATTTCGCAGTATTTTCTTTTTTTCCACGTTATATGGCCTGATTTTTCTCAAACATTCCTCGAACGGCATCCATTTTATCTTGCTAACTTCGCATCGATCGTATTCACGAACCGGCGTTATTCCGCTATCGACCAGCGCAATAAAGTATTTGTGCTTGTAGCACTTTAGATTTGAACCCATGAACACTTCTTCGTACGGCATAACGTTCTGTATAATATTGGATGGGTTGATATCATATCCAGTTTCTTCTAAACTTTCGCGAAGTGCGCACGCGATATCACGCTCCTGGTTATTGCGCCTGCCCTTTGGAAACCCCCACTCCGCGTGCGCCCAATTCGTTGCAGACGCGTTTACAATGTCAATTAAACGGTACGATCCGGCACGAGACTTGACCCCATTTTTCAAATGCTGAAACTTGTCACGAGAGTGCGATTCTTCGCCGCAGTACTGCTGCTTACCATTTTGCGCGTCGGGAAACAGGCCCCACAATTCGCACCAAAGCTGTTTAAAATCTTGCGCGAGGATTCTGCGCTTTTCATCCGCCGTCATTTCGTCGATCAGGTTTCGTATATGCGCTATGTCAGACAGCTGGTACTTTCCTCTAAGAAAATCAACGTATCCCAGGGTGTCCTTGCGACGTATCATTAAGAATTCAATCCCGTGATTGGTGTCGGTGTTGTCGGTGTTGCCGGTGTTGTCGGTGTTGCCGGTGTTGCCGGTGGTTCGTCGAAACGCTATAACTCCGATGCTTGTAATCGGGTGCTTGCAGGTATTATACGTGTGCGATCCGTGTTTGCCGCAGTTATTGCAAAACGAATATTGGTATTGGTGATGATGATACTGCTGTTTCATTATAAAAATAATAATAATAATAATAATAATAATAATAATAGTGTGCGTATTGTATTTAAATTTAATTCCCATATCAAATATATACTAATGAATAACTCCAATTTAGATCCCGCTGTATGGGGTCCGCATTATTGGTTTGTGATGATGACAATGGCCACCAATTATCCAATTCAGGCCAACGGCGTGACCCGCAAAAAATACTACGATTTTATTCAGAACTTGCCGCTGTTTTTACCCGATTACGCTATTGGAAACCGGTTCAGCGCGCTGCTAGACAAGTATCCGGTTACGCCGTACCTGGACTCGCGGGAATCGTTCTTGCGGTGGGTCGTGTTTATCCACAATAAAGTGAATGCGGATACGCACAAGGACGAGGTATCGATGACGGATGCGGTGAACGCGTATTACGCGCACTACAAGCCGCGCGAAATTTCGATGATAGAAGAATTTAAATACCGAAAACGGCTCGTATACGGTGCGCTGCTGGTTTCATGCGCGTATGGTGCATATTTAATGTACTAGGGGGCGACGAGCGCCACTACGCAGTGCTTTAAACCCCTCTACGTAATGGGGTTTTAAGGGTGCTCCGTCGATCTTGGTAATTTAAAATAAGAGAATATTAAACGAATTTGAGAATATTAAAATGTTTGAGTAATATACAATACAAATTCAAATATATAATGGCATTTAGGCATCGTCAAAAAAAAACATTAAGGCGCAAACGACGTTTTTTAAAACGCAAAAGTGCAAAAACATACAGGCGATTACCGACGAAACGGCGCAGTATGCGAGGTGGTGTTTATACTAAGTGGAATGTTAATGTAAAATATATGGACTATGCATCTGATGATGATTATAGCGTTGCCGTTGAAAAAATAGCACCTGGGACTTTTGAATTTTTATCTATTCCTCATGATAATGATCATAAAGTTAAAGTAGGAAAACTGACATTAACTAATAAGTTGGGTAAAAATTATGTTAATGATAGGGCGTGGAAACCAGCCCTAGAAAACTCAAATACCTTTATACCGTATCAGGATGGGGTCGATGTTTATATAGGTCAAACCGATTTTTGGTCATCCACAAAACAGGGTGACAAGAAGATTTTGTCGTTTGAAAAAATTCAACAAAACCCTACGAAAGACACGGGTACGCCTCATTTTCCAAGCAGCGCGCCGAAAACCGTTTGGCCCGTTGACGTATTTCTTCAAATCCCGGGCGAGGATCGTCGGAAAGAAGACGAAAATGAACAAGACTACAATGAACGTGTTAAACATTTAAAGCTTGACTCCGTACCTGGATATGTATTTATGTTTGATCCAGCCCAACATCAAGATGGTATAGAAATAGAAGAAATAAAAGGTAAATTGGTTATCAAAGATTCTGATCCTACACATAAGTCTAATATAGTTTTTAAAGTTATTGATGGAAATTATTATCCGCCAGCGTTTTATAGTTTTCTTATTTTAGATAGTGAAGGTAATCGTCGCGGCATTGTTAGTCATTTTAGAAAAACCGATTGACAAAGCAATCCAGATCAGTATATTAACGGTTATATGCCTGCCATTGTGTGAAAAGATTAATTATTAATCATAATAATTTATAGTTGTATTATACATACATACATACATATCATACAACTATGAAAATAGAGTACATTATATTCATCATTACGGCATTTCTCGTTGCAAACACGTATTATGACGGCAAATTTTTAAAATCGATGCACTCGTACCAGAAGTATATTAAGATGGCGACATTCGCATTCATCGGGTTATCCATCTATTTATTCGTCAAGAAAAACCCGGACCAGTCCCGGACAATGTTTATGCACGCAAACGATATCATTAAGTACATGCCGGTGAGCAAAGACACGACCGATTTAATAAGCCCGTTTCTGGACTTTACAAACAAGACCGCGTTTTTCAGCGGCGATAACGGGAATAGCGGGAACAACGGCGGTCGAGGAGGTGGCGGCATTAAGAATGTCCGGTTTTCTGGTGGCAATGGTAATGGCAATGCGAACGAAATGAACAATAAGCAGAATAAAGTGCTGTCGTCTGGAAAAACATCCACGAAACGATGCGTGAGTGAAACCAAGAAGAAGTTCGTTGCAGCGCAGCAGGGGTGGAAATGCAATCATTGCACGCGCCAGCTTCCGGCCTGGTATGAGGTCGACCACGTCGTGCGTTTGGAACACGGCGGAACGAACCACATCGATAATTTAGTAGCTTTGTGCCGCGACTGCCACGGCAAGAAAACCGCAATTGAAAATTTGTAGTTTGCTATTGCCATCACACTCGCCCGCCCTCACCCCTCAGCATCGTGTTTTGAACGACAATATCATTCAAATACGTATTTCCATTCAAAAATGGATTCATTCCGATATGGGGTTGCAACATTCTCTCAAATGGTTCTGTATAAGGCTCGTTGCTATTGTCGGCGTGATACTTTTTTATATCCGCAGCGGTCTCGGCTACAAGCTTTAGGTGCGGATCAAGGCTCAGTTCTACTTGAGGAGCCACCGGTGCAGCAGCGATATGGGGTGGTTTATGATCCGGCGTTGCTGCAGTTTTTTCGGGTTCGTGCGTTGTTGGTATTGGTATTGTTGTTGTAGCTGTAGGTACTCGCCATTTCAACCATTTAACGGGTTCGTTCATTATTATTGATTATTGTTTAAATTTTATTATTAACTATAATGAATATTATACCTATATAATTTTATCTTATAATATTATAATAAAATTAGTATAAACTAGTATGAGTTCAGGCCTGTGTAAATATAAATCGGTGTTCGGAGAACCCGGGAAAGGTCCGCACTCTTATCGAATTTTTAATATCGCAATTGTCGATGTGTTGTTCACTATACTATTCGCGTGGCTCATATCTCTCGTTTTTAATACGACAACGTTCATTTACAATTTAATCATTTTATTTTTATTGGGAATTATAATGCACCGAATGTTCTGCGTTCGTACCACGATCGATAAACTGATATTCGGATGAATGAAAACCCCCGGGGAATGGACGACGGAATTAAATATTCAAGCTAATCACGTTGCGCTCGGAACGAGGCCGGCGTTTGCTTTTTGCCGGAATACCGGACGATGATGACACGGACGCGATATCGTCGCCGAAGTCATCCGCCGAAAACATCATGGGTTTCATTTCTTGCTGTTGAGACTGTGACTGTTGTGACTGTTGTGACTGTTGCTGCTGAATATTTATGGTTTTGGTTTTAAGGCCTGACAAGATGCTGTCAATGTCGGTATCCGCGCTAGGGCCGCGCATTTCCGCTCTTCCACCGCCACCGCCACTGCCACCGCCACCGCCGCCACCACCACCATATTCCGACCGCGAGTCTATATTTATTCCCGTGTTCATTTGCCCCCGTCCCAGATTAATATCGGGACGGTTTCCAATCGGCATAGCTGCGCCGGGCCGAGTAGGTGGCGGAGGTGCATTGGCGCTTTTTGTGGCAATAGGTGGCGGAGGCGGGCGCTGTATAAACGCGCCGGTACCCGCACCTCCGCCTGCACCACCACCCATCATATCGCTCAATCCGCTCATAAGACCGCCACCGCCATTACCACCACCGTTACCACCGACGATATCGTTCATAAAATTACCGAAACCCGATCTCGGCTGAGATGCCGAGCCCGATGAGCCGGATCCAGACATTGAATTAACTGCGGCTTGCGTGAATTGCTGCATCAGTTCCGGGTTCTGTCTCATAATATCGTCCATTCCAGGCAGCGCCGATTTGAACATCGTGTTCGTCATATGCAACATTATAGCGCTCCCTCCCAGCTGGAACAGCAACTTGAGTTCAGGTGCCATTTGAGCCTTCGATTTATACTTCTCGTGGAGCTCGCTGAAAATATCGTCGTATTCGTCAATATTTTCATTGACTTGTTCAGACCACCCGTCCAGTTTCAAATCGAACGGATCGAACTTATTGTTCAAAAATTCCAGCCCGGTAATGCACGCCAGCAACATTTTAGATTGAAACTTCTTGCTGTTGCCGCGCTCGCGCTCTTCCACGTGCGTCTCGTACTCACCCTTCATTTCAAGCATGGATGACTCCATCGTGTATTTTTTAGTGAGATTGATACCCCGTGCCTCGAGCTCTTCCAGCTTGCGTAACAATTTAAATTTCTCACGCAGCAGCTCCTCTTTTGACATTTGCGGCTGCGAGTCCACGGGAACGTCGGGGTTCAATGGAACATTATTGAATTTGCCGTACCCGTCCCAGGTCTGTTTGTCCGTATCGGAAGCTGCAGTCGCGGCGCCGATATTGCTGCTGCTGCTACTGCTGCTGCTGCTGCTGCTGCCGCCGCCGCCACCAGATTCGGCACTATCGTTATTTGCGCGATGACCACTATTGCTATTTCCGCCAAAGCTCACGCTGAAAATATCGGACTTCATCTCGCGATTTATTTTTCGAGCGCCTGACCCGGAACCGGAACCGGTTCCCGACAAGTCATTGAGTTCATTTTCCAATGCCGCCAAATCGCTGAGGTTAATATCGGTGCTTCCGTCATTCCCACCAGACCTTCCGCCACCACCACCGTCGTTTTTAAATCGGTCGTTCATTAATAATTCGATGCCGCCTCCAAAATTGGAAGACGATCTTCCGCCAATCGACAGCGAATCTAGATCAATAATCTCTGGGTCACTCATTGTTACAAAATTTTTAATTGAATTATGTGTTGATATAGAATATAATTTTAAATTATATTTAAATAAAAAACTCATATTATTATATTATGCCGTATGTTATTAGAAAATATAAACACACCTCAAAATTTAGGGTATGCAAACGTGGAACACGTAAATGTTTTTCAAAACGCGGTATCGCGCTGAAAACTGCTAAGCGGCAACGCGCCGCGATAATCATACATATGCCGAAAAGTAATTTAAAACATATGCGATGAACCAATATACAAAATACAAATGTCGTCGTCGTCGTTGTCGTCGTCACTATGCGTATGTTTATGCATATATAAAAGTGAAAACGGATTGCCTTACGTACTAACCAATTTGCATACGATCCACAAATCAAAAATATTTGACCGAATAAAGGTAATCGCAATATACGAAAAGGGTGACGGATCAAATAATGGCAACAATACCGCGTATGCGATGCTTACAAGTTTCGCCAATCATTTGCCGCCGAACAGCGTGGAAATGATTCAGAACCAGTACCCAGCAACACCCGTTCGCCAGCGCAATATTGGCAATGCACGCAACACGTTTTTGAATCGGATGCGCGCCCTGCGCGACGAAGCGAATGAGATCTACGATCATTTCGCAATGATGGACGCGAACGATTACGCGTGCATCGGCCCCGTAAGTGTTGACATATTAAGAGAAGCGATGGCGTGCGCAAGAGACTGGGATTCGCTTTCGTTTTTGCGCGAGGCGCAGTACTATGACATTTGGGCGCTATCATTTGACCCCTTCATTCACAGTTTTTTTCATTTCAAACGAAGCTGGTACGATGTTCGCGAGGAGATGCGCGCGGCATTTCACTCGATAATCGATGACGCTGTGGTGAGCGCGAATAAAAACGTGCTTATTCCGGTGTATTCCGCATTCAATGGATTTGCATTGTATCGGTCCAGCATATACTTGTCATCAGATCTGCGATACAGCGATGATATCGATGTCAGTTTCTATCCCGATGAAATATTAAAAAAACAGACCCAGCTACTTGGATGCGACACCGATGGGCGCACCAACGACGATTGCGAGCATCGATATTTCCATATGGCGTCAATGCAGCCGCCGCACAATGCGCGCATTTTTATTTATGCAAGGTCTCTTTTCAATAAAATGCCGGAGCGGGACCGTCCCAGTCGGTTCGAATCCAGAGCGCTCATATGATTATTATCTAAATATTTATTTATTTATATAACTAAATTATTAAATCATTTTCATAATTAATTATGCGTCGGTTCGCAGAGCGCTTAGCGGTTCCCATTTCAGCGAAACCGTGTTGTAAAATTTGAACTGCGGGTTTGTCCAAACGTTGGGGGTACTGCATTCGCGATACTCTTGGACCCCTTCTCCTTTGTGGCGCTCTTGGTACATTTGCCACATTACGCGATCGTGCTCCTGAGCGAAATGTTTCAGTGTTTCGTATTCGTCAAGATCGTTATCGGTGTTGACATCGGTGTTGACAGTGCGAATGATTTTGTTGGACTCCTTATCGTACCGACCGATCCATTCGTCGCCTTCGCCGTCGTTGTCGTCGGCGTGTACCGTAGTAGTATGCGACAAAAGTACGCCGTGAGGTATGTAAAACTCCTGATTTCGTTTTCCAATTGTGCGCCCTCTAGCTCCTCCCCCTCCTCCTCCACCGCACCCGGAACTGCGATTGCTGCCGCTGCAAGTGCTGCGTGGACTTGATGAACTAGTACCGTTTTCCTGTACGATCGATGAAGTGGTGTATGATTTGGGTTCAATATAATACTCTGCAGTGCCATCATTTGCAACTGCGGTCCAGTATTCTGACGAAATGCCGTTATTACTGTTGTTGCCCTTGTTGTAAATAGTTTGAATTGTCTCAACATTTAAACGCGCGGCCATCAACTGCGAAGTGATATGTTTCAACTCGTGCGAAGCGCGCCGAAGTTCAGCGTCAACATCCGCGGCAGCGTAGAATCGTTCACCGTACCAAACGATGGTATAAAATTTCGGTTGTTGTCTTGCCATTGATTGTTGTTGGATTATTCCGTTGCAGTACAAATGGAATATATCATATCAGAATAAAATCAATTTTTTATGAAATGAAAAATAATGTAGAAATAAAAATGCAAAGTACTTAGAATAATTATTAATAATTATTAATAATAATTAATATAACAGATTAATAAATGGAAAAATGCCCACACTATAATCGCGGGTGTAAATTCGTAGCGCCTTGCTGCGGCAATGTGGTAAATTGTCGGATATGCCACGATGAGAAATATGACGACCATCCGATAGATCGGTTTAAAGTAACCAGAATTCAGTGCAATCAATGCGCACTGCAGCAAGACGTTTCTAACCGGTGCGTCAACCACGAATGCGGGCTGCAATTTGCCGAATATTTTTGCGAGGTGTGTCGATTGTACGACACGCACGAGACGAATAACTATTATCATTGCGATAAGTGTGGCATATGTCGAGTTGGATGGTTGACCGACGTGTTTCACTGCGATGAATGCAATATGTGCTTCTCTTTAAAACTGAGAGATAATCACAAATGCCGCAGAGAAATGTTCAATGCTGATTGCTGCATTTGTCTGAACGATTTGTTTACATCGCGCGAAGCGTCCACAGCGCTTCCGTGCGGTCATGCAATCCACGTCGGGTGCAGGAATCAGTGGATGAAGAAAAATATAGGGTGCCCAATCTGCCGGAAAACAATGCTGTGCGATGAGTCGTTGAAAATGTATAACGAATGCATGGATGCATTGGTGCGCGAAATTGACACGGGAGAAGCTATGACAACATTAATTAATGTTAAATGCAACGACTGCGGAAAATCAAACAAATTACGTTATCATCCGTTGGCGATAAAATGCGTCGATTGCGGGTCATACAATACCACGCATTCAAGTTAGTTAGGCAGTTCGCACGCAGCAAATAAATATAATATTTAGCCAATCATTCAAATGCCACGCAAACTTGCCCAAAATGGTAGTGTCGCTCTGCGTCGCTGCAAAAAGGGGTCTCGTAGATGTCACAATAAACGCTGCGTTGTAACAAAACCTCACGTTAAACCCAACGTTGCCGCACCGGATCCCGCAAATGCCATGATCAGATATGTCATCAAAAACCGGTCAGCAATTTACGCCCGTCACGCGGTACCAAGCATTAATTAATTTAGAATTTAGGGTATAAATCTAATTCTAACTAACTCTAAGAAAGTTTATTATAATAGCACAATGTGTTGTTTACGTACACGTGATTGCGTTTATTGATGTTATAGCAACCGGTAATATAATAACCGTCTGCGTCGTATTTATCCGCTATCCATTTTTCATCGCGGCACAAGTTATACGGTATTATCATCATGGCGGTGTCGATGCCGCCAATTTTTATATTGTCGCCATTTATCCTGTTGTGCTGGTTAAATGTATACATTTTATTGTTATCAATAATATTCAATAACCTGTACAAGTCTGGATGAACTACGTTGTCGTCATCCAAATAGTATAGTAATGTTGTCGTAGTCGTCGTCGTACCCGGGTTTGCGATTTTAGTTAAAGCGTAATTTCGTTGCGGGTTTCCTGATATACCTTCACCGCTATATACGTACTCTTTAATTTTGTTATTTTCTTCACCCGCTTCATTTGCAAATAAGTTCGGATTATCGGTTATTTTACTGCCATCATACACGATGATCCACTCGTCCACATAATCGAAATCGATACTTTTTTTTATTTTTACCAGGTTGCAAGTTCGGTACGATGGTGTTATTATCGTGAGCTTGTTTGTGGATTTAAAAATGGGGGCGGCTCCGCCCTTTACCAAAACAAATAGCTTGTCATTATTCCACCCGGTCGAGTTTTTATTCACATGGTCCAGTTCTATAAAATAGTAATCTTGAAATTCGTTCAGGATGGGTGCCAAGCTTCTTACATAGTCGCCTTCATTGTACGATTTAAAAATATCTTCAACAATCATTATTCCGCCTGGTTTTAAATAGTGGTGCGCATTTTCAATAACTCTGATCTGATCTTCGAACTGGTGGGTCGTATCTTCAATGATAATGTCGTAGAGCGAGTTGATTCCAAGAAACGCATTTTTAATACTATTCGCGTTGGTTACGTCTATACCTTCCAACGTTATTCGGCTATTGTCGAATTTTTGTTTAAAGTTGCGTATTAACCGGGCATCGTATTCAAAGCCATATACTTCCGAATTTGTAAAATATTCCCTCCACATCAGCAGCGAAGCGCCGTCCAATATACCTAGCTCCGCTATTTTTAAAGGTTCGTTTCTTTTGTTTTTAAACAAGCCATCGTAAAATAACGTATATGGATGACAATGTCGAGTATTTGTGACATTATTTCGTTGCGATGATTTATCCGTGTCGTATTTTCTTCCGAGTTCGCACAATTCGCACGAACTATTCAAATAATTTATTTTGAGCGTAGTAGTAGTACTCATTATTATGGATTAATATATAAAATATAAATAAATATAAATATATATAATATAATAAAATAAAAATGCAAATCTTCGTTAAAACTCTCACAGGAAAGACAATTACGCTGGAAGTCGAATCGACCGACACGATCGATGCGATTAAGGCAAAAATTCAGGACAAGGAGGGTATTCCACCCGATCAGCAGCGGCTCATTTATGCAGGAAAACAGCTGGAAGACGGGCGCACATTACTGGATTACAATATCCAAAAAGAAGCCACAATTCATCTGGTTCTCCGCCTGCGCGGCGGGGTACTGGCACCTTCAACGTATACTGAAGTGTTCAACGCCGATTATGCAATTCGGGTGGGGTCAAATCAGGCCGAAAATGATTCGCTCGTGAAACGCGCGCCGCAGCACGCTCTGTGGTTTCACTTGAAAGATTTTCCCAGCGCGCACGCAATTGTTGTGAACACGACGAAACCTGGCGTATTTAGTACCGACGTAATTCGCCGCACGGCCGCATTAGTGAAAGACCGCGCTGCACCGGGAGTTCGCAATTTGCGCGAAGTTGGTGTGAATTACCTGCTCGCAAAACACGTGCGTCGAACCGATACTCCGGGTAAGGTCGTTATGCTTAAAACTCCAAACTGCATTCAAATTTGATTGATAATTCAATGATGAATATACATTATAAAGTAGAAGCACATCGCGTATTGAAACCTAGTGTTTGCCTTGATGCCTTCATTTGTGGTCCTATATTCATCCTTGACTAATCCTACAGCATATTTGAAAGCGGATGCATAAATCCACTCACGTCGATCTTCTTCACCTGGCATCGCAAGCATTTTTTCAAATAGTGGCCACAATTTTTCGTGAACAGTTTGACTGGTGACATTCAGTTCAGCAACCCTTGGCGATTGGATATATTGATTTGCATCAACGTACTCGGCAGAAGATGTCATTTATTTTATTTGTATTTTCGTATATATACATTATATCATAAGCATAATTCAATTTTTGGGTTTTTTGGTGGTGTTATTAATTAATGACTCACTCGCCGCTCCGATCGTTCAACATTCTATTATATTCTTCCCTGGTGATTAGAACGTACTCTGTATCTGCTATCTCTAAAATATGTCTATTTGTATTACTTTCGGGCGGCGGTGGTTGCTGCTGCACTATTCTAAGTTTATTGTATAGATAGTATGCACCATTTGAAGTTTTACAGGCAACCCAGTATCCGCAACTTGTCACGATATGTAGCGTTGCACTTGCAAGTATGTCTAAAATAAATAAAAACATCATTTATATTGTTATTTATTTTATTATTTTATTATTATTATTATTATTATTATTATTATTTATTTTCGTCGTGGGTGTTGAGAATCGTTGAGTATGGCCAGAACGCGCGATTGGTAGTTTGATATCGAAAACTTGGATTCGATCGTCGTGGTCGCCGCCGTAGTATCCGAATCCGAATCCGAATCCGAATCCGAATCCGAATCCGAATCACTGTATACGTGAAACGTCTTCGTTCCCTTCTCATCCGTCCAGCTGTAGATCGCGACACATGATGCGGATATAATGTCCCGAAGAGATGCACGTTCAACCTTGGTAAGATTATCACACCCGTTTGGAAAATGTTCTCTGATAAGTTCAATATGAACATCGAATTTTGCAAGAATTTCGAGTTCAAAATCGTTGTATGAATCGTGAACCCTGGCCCCGGTATTCTCGCCGAACCATTTGCATAATGCGAGCGCTTCTTCGTTGGTGTCCGTGTCCATATCGCACTCTATACGCAATTCGTACCGGGATTCATCCATTTCGCGGCGGCGGCGCTGTAAAGCGTGAGACATTTTCCATCTGGTATGCTGCGCGCGCAAATGCGGCGGAATTGGCTCAATCCACGTCTCATAACTAATAAGGCGGAATAATCCCAGTCGCATTTGATCGATATTTGACGGATCCGGACAGTTGGTGGTTAGAAGCGGTGCTGTCGAAGTGCAATACCGGGGCGTATGGCCGCGCAGACCACATCGCATACAATCATCGCCCAACAGTGTCGGGCAAACAATAACTCCGCCAGGACCCTTTCGATCCTTGACGAAATGTGAGAAACAGTCGGTGGCGGGAAGACCTCTGTCCCAGCAATATTTGCAGAATTTCTTCCTAGTTCGAGTCGTCGTAGTCGTCATCGTCGTCGTCGTTGTTGGTAGCATTTGATTTAGAGTATACTATGAATCAATGAACATTACATTCAATTTTTTGAACGATAAAAAAATTGATTCGAAATTAAAATGATTATGTATTGGTCTCAGGCATCAATCAAATGTTCGCATTTCTTCGTTCAAATCTTTATCCCGCATCCATCAACCAACAGCCAGAACTGAAAAGTAGGCTTGATGCGATTCGGTTCTCGCTGGTTTCAAATACAATCAAGATTCGCGCAAACGTGAAGCAGGGAAAACTTCCACTTTCGGATATCGAAACCGACGAGGCCGGCAATGTCAATGTCGCGGCACTCGCCGAAATCATGCTCAAGGAACTGAGATTCTGCCGTCGCACGATCGCATTCATTACCAGCGTGACTACGAAGTTTCACGAGACGGCATTTGACAACACGGACAGGTACATCGAAGAGCCGGAAGATCTGGAATCTCAAAAGGCGCGCGACGAAGAAGAAAATGAAGACGAGGAAGGGGAAGAAGGGGAAGAAGGGGAAGAAGAGGAAGAGGAAGAAATGCTCACATCGGAACAGAATCATTCCGCTCGGCTTCTGAGTTCGGCAAATGACATACGTTGCAGATTCATTACCTTGTGCACGTCGCTCGGCGTTCGCACGGCAGCGTTATCGGAGTTAGATGATTGCACTGCATCTACTGACGCAACATTGTTTGCAGCAATTCACGAGTCGCTCTCTTCATTGTCTTCCTCCATCGAAACCATCGCAACACCATTTGAAACATTGTGCAGCATTTCGCGCGCGGCTTGGCAAATGATGAACGTTTTAGCGTTTTCGAATTTGTATCGATACCACTACGAATTCCAGAAAGGTCCAATCACGCGCATCGATTTGAATCCATCTGACTCGGTGTTTGCAACCAGGTAACCGGTGTCTCTGTGTCTGTGTCTGTGTCGTGTGTGTCGTGTCTGTTATAGAAATAAAAATAAAACCACACTTTTTAATTTTTTTTGGGTTATCACCAATCATCAATCCCAGCAGTAGTAGCCGTAGTCGTCGCTACTCCAACCGTCGTGGCGTTCAAAATAATTTGCCTCAGGAACAAGTTCCACGCGCTGCATTTCACGCATCTGTTTCGCGGTAAGCAGCCAGCGAATTTTGGAATCGTCTCCGCCCGTTTTCATTTGGGAGACAATACATATTCCGGCATCGTCGCGACCTCCTTCAGGTCCGAATTTAATACTGAATACCATATTTTTGGTATAAACTGCATCTGCATCACGCGGGTATGTATCAGGCTTTTTTGTCCAGCGCGGGGTTCCTCGACGACGACATCCGGGAAATACGTTGGCCTTCTGCGAAAGTAGCCACAGAATATTTTCCGGGTTAACTCCACGGTTCGTGTTCGTCTTCTTCTTCGCGCCATGCTTAAATGTGCTGCTGCTGCTGCTGCTGCTGCTGCTTGTATCAACGACGTAGTACGGAAATTCCAGCTTGATAACGCCGTTGAATAGCGTCTTAAAATCACGAACTGTTGCGCACCCGGCCAGTTCTTCTGACCTGGAATGAAGCAGACACCACATAAAATCGGTTAGATTGTCGTCTGAATTCGCTTGGCTATAAATGTCGCGTTCGTAACAATTTGGGATTGTGTAGCAAATTGGCGGATCATTATCGGTTCTATCTTTTCCGTTTCTTCCGCCCGATTCAAAGAATCCAAGCGTTTTTTCGAATTCTGTAATGGTTTGCTTGTTTGGTGGAAGGTGCCAGTTATTTTTTTCGCGCCAAGCGGCCAGGCGCGTTTTGTATACCTCTTTCGAATATTTCTGATTTTCTGCATATTCATTCTGGTCCCAAGCCCAACGTGCTTCATCCGTAATGAATGGGGAGCACGTTTTCGAGTTGGGGCGTTGAAGTATCCAACATAAAGGCTTCATATTGATTTCATCTTCCTTCGCGATTCTTTCGACCGATATATCATATATCGTTGGCTGTTGTGGTGGCTGTTGTGGTGGCTGTGGTTGTTTTTTCACTGATGTCGGTACCTGCGCAGATGCAGAAGCAGAAGAAGCAGAAGAAGCAGAAGAAGCAGAAGAAGCGACCGTATTGCGTTTCGCGATACTTGCCCAAGACATATTAATTATTGTTGGGATGTTCGAGTTATTACAAATATGCTGTAAACCTATATTTAAATCAATTTTTTGTGGTGTGAAATAAAAATTTTATTTTCATATATATAAAATAGATGGAAGAACTAAAACAAACGTTAAAAACCGGGGACCTGCTTTTATGCGATGATCTGCAATACAATTCGTGGGGGCTATTTAGCTGGGTTATCAAATTTATGACCAAGAGCGATTTCTCTCACGTGGGAATGATCGTGGTTGATCCCGAATTCACCGACGTGCCATTAAAGGGCACGTTCGTGTGGACGTCGGGTATATCTGACGTACCGGATCCGGAAGACAGGACGAAAAAGTTCGGCGTTCAGTTTATCCCGTTTGATCATTTCATCCAAACGTATGGAGGGAAGATATACTCGCGGAGAATCGAGTTTAAAACGAACGAAGAGTATCGGAAGATATTCAATATGGGCCGATTGAGAGAAATACACGGCGTGGTTTACGATAAACCGTACGACGTCATTGTCACAGATTGGATCGAGGCCTATTGCAAAAAAGACCCGAATCCGCAGAAAACAAGCAGGTTCTTTTGCAGTGCGTTGATCGGGTATATCTATACCAAACTGGGGTTATTGGACCACGGGCTAGATTGGAGCATTCTCTATCCGAGTTTCTTTTCTACCGAGAACAAAACATTCTCTCTTCACCACGATGCAAGTTTATCAAAAGAACATCAAATTTGGGGATAGATCATTAAAAATTAAAAAGTTAGTTTTTATTGATTACACACACACACACGGGGAACCAATGGTTCCCGCACCCCTCCTTTCCCCTCACCCCTCCTTTCCCCGCACCACTCCTTTGTCTGGCACTCCTTTGTCTGGGCCATTGTCGTCCTCTAGAGAAGATCCAGCACACTCCATTGAGCGAATACTTGTTGCTGTTGCAGTTGCTGTGGCTCCGGCTCCGGCTCCGGTTCCAGTTGAGCTGGGATCAGTTCGGGAACAAATTCATCGGCTGCGGCGTTTAGCGGTTCTGGCATTTGACCGTTGATGATATCTTCGATTTCGCCGAGACTTTCAAGATCGTACGACTGAAGAATCTCGAACCAATTGTTGATATCAAACCACGTATCAATGATGGCTCGCTGGTGCATTTCATTGGCAGGCTCTAGAAGATCGATGATGTCATACTCGGTCAATGCGCCCGAATGCGCATCCTCAAATACGCGATTCAATGGATCGCGGTGGTCGTAGAAACTCATGAAGCTGAACATGTTCCAGTATTGTGAATCAAGGCGTTGAATGAATATAACATCGCGCTGCAGTCCAGGGTGGCTCCGATTCATCGGCACCGAGAACAGTAAAACGTCGAGATGTGTAACCGCGAGAAATGCCGCAGCCGCATCGTGAATGATATCGTTTGGAAGAAGATGCTCAAACGTCGAACGAAACTCGCCTTCGCCGAATCGTTTGCGGTCGTAGGTCCATTCCCTGGTTCCGGTAGTGTATCCGTTAAAGATGTCGCGCATTATTTCGTTGTTGTAGTAAGTAGCTTGGCTCTGCACAAAGTATTCCATTATGATTTTAGCATTCAATTTTTTTAACAACACCGCAACATAAAATATATAACGAAATACAATTAAATAGATGCTACTACATTTAATAGCTAATCCCGATCGAAAATATAGTCGATTTTTATGAGCGGTTCCGCATTGAACAGCGATGATATTATTTTTAATAATGATTTCAGCATTAGTAATGCTTTTTGCAATTCTGCTGGTGATATCACCACTGCTGATACCGTCGTCGATCACGCAATCACAGAGAAATGTCCTGCTCCCGCAGTATTACCATTACCAGCTGCTCCCGCAGTCGCCGCGTTAAGCACCCATCATACCAATCCAAATGACGACGATATCACAAAACAGGTAAAACTCACAAAGAGTGAGTGGGACTACACCGAAATTCCCGAGCCGCAATCCGAACAGGACATAATGCGACTCATCATTGACGGGTACTCGAATGTGCTAATAAGCAAATCAAGCCAGCTATCGCTGCTGAGCTATTTAAAAATAACCCCGTCGGACGAAATGCATTTTCACCTGTATTCCGTATTCTATAAACAGGCTATTGAACATCTGGTGAAACGGTACCGTAAAGTTGAATGCGAATTCATTGCCAAAATGGGTCCCAGAGAACCGGCATTAAAGGACGTGTTTGCGTCTTGGAAAGGGATTCGCGGAACTTCGAAAGAAATAAAAAAAATAGACAAGATGCGCATTGACAATATAAAGACCGACCCGGTGCAATTGGCCAACATTTACGAAAATGTGCTGTTTGACGTGTTTGACAAGATGCTCGAGCACAAATACAATCGGCTGCCTGCAGCTCGTTCAAAATGGACCTACTACTATTACAGCTTGTCCATCCTACTCAATAATAACGTTCCTCACCTGAATGCCAACGTGGGGTCGTTCATATCGCACGCGATCGAATATTACGAACCCGACGTATACACGACCGAAACCACGCTGCACTTTGTAGAAAATGCATACGCGTATGTGGAGCGCAACGAATTCATTCACAGGTATGCCAACCTGCAGCTCTACGAGCACCAGAAGCAGCTTTTTACCATCATTAAACGCCCCGAACCGAAACTGGTGCTGTACATTGCCCCCACAGGCACCGGAAAGACGCTGTCGCCGCTGGGAATAACTGAGCAGTTTCGCGTTATTTTTATCTGCGCCGCGCGGCACGTGGGAATTGCGCTGGCAAAGTCGGCCATCACTATGAAGAAGAAGGTGGCGTTTGCATTCGGGTGTAATAACATTGACGACATCCGTCTCCACTATTTCGCGGCGAAGGAGGCCACGCGCGACTGGCGCACGGGCGGTATTCGCAAAGTGGACAACAGCGTGGGCGACAACGTGGAACTTATGATATGCGACGTAAAATCCTATTTGTATGCAATGCACTACATGCACGCGTTCAACCCGCTGGATAAGCTCGTGATGTACTGGGACGAACCCACCATTATGCTGGACTACGCGGACCACGCGTATCATCCCATTATACACAACACGTGGGCAAAAAACATCATTCCGAATATTGTACTCTCGTCGGCCACACTGCCGCAAGAAGCCGAGATTCGCAGCACGTTAAACGATTTTCGCGGCAAATTTCCTGGGGGTGAAACGCACAGTATCGTGAGCCACGACTGCAAGAAGTCGGTCCCCATTGTAAACAAGGACGGCTTTGTGGAACTGCCGCACTACTTGTTTGCGCGCGACGGCTACGATCTAGTTAAAGAAAGCGTTGCGCACTGCAAGCAGTACCGAACGATTATGCGCTACTTTGACCTGCGCGAGGTGGTGCGTTTCATTTGCACCGCGCATAAAATGGGGGCAGTAAGTTCTTCCAAGTATTCCATTTTCCGATACTTTGCGGGTAAAATAACGGACATTACGATGACGAGCATAAAAATGTACTATCTGGATATTCTGGAGAATATAAAACCGAACGAGTGGCAGAACTTGAGCGATGCGCTGGTATCGACTCGTGCCAGAATATACAATTCCAGCATTTATTTTGCCACGGCAGATGCTCACACTTTAACGGATGGTCCTACCATTTATCTCACTGATGATGTGGAAAAAGTGGCGAAATTTGCGCTGCAGTCCGCCAATATCCCCGTGACCGTGTTTGATGACATTATGCAGGATATAGAGTTTAATGAAAAACTTACCGAGCGTATCGACGAGATAGATCAACGCATCGATGACGAAAGAATCAAGCGCGAGGGCAGTAATGGGGGTGGAGGTGGAGGCGGGGTTGGGGGAGGAGACGCAGTTGGCGGCGGCGTGCGCGGAGGACGAACTGTAAGCAAAAAGGAGCAGGATTCCAAAATGTGCATTAATGACAAATCCGATAAGGTGATGAAAAAATGCGACGAACTGTTTCAGTTGCACGCGCGGTTAGGCGAACTGCGGTCGATGGTAAAAACCGTGACATTAAACGAGCTGTTTATACCGAATAGCAGCGAGCATTTGTACGAATGGACTGACGGTAAAATAGATAAGACAAACCAGTGCTCGAGCGATGTGGATCCCGAAACGGTGGAGCGAATCATGCTGCTCCCCGTCGACAATATTTGGAAACTGCTGCTTTTAATGGGGATTGGGGCAATTTCATCGCAAATGAGTGCAAACGTGCAGAACACGCAGTACAGCGACATTATCAAAAGTCTGGCGCAAACCCAAAAATTGTACTTGATTATTGCGTCATCGGACTATATTTACGGAACCAACTACCAGTTTTGCCACGGGTACATTGGAAAAGATTTGGCGACGATTACGCAAGAGAAAACAATTCAGGCAATGGGTCGAATTGGTCGAAATGCGCTGCAGCAGGATTACACCGTGCGATTCCGCGACGATGTCAATATCAAAAAGTTATTTTTGGCTGTACCTGCTGGCGAAAAAATGGAAGTTACGAATATGAATAAATTGTTTGTCTCATAATAACTACTATCATTCATAGTCGTATCGTATCGTATCGTATCGTATCGTATCGTATGATATATATGCAGGCGGCGGCGGTCGGGTTGCATACGGCTGGGCGCTAATGCGCACAACTTTGGTATTGCACCGTCATAACTGAAAATAAATATTTATTTATATTTTCAAACGCGTAGCATGCATAGACGGATATACTCGTTATTACGACATGGCCTGACCTCAACCGCCCCCCATTTTAAACCTGCGGCCACCGTTGCTCCCGTTGCTCCCGTTGCTCCCGTTGCTGCCGTTGCTGCCATTACTCGATCTCGATCTCGATCTTCGAGTACTTGTTCTGCGAGAACGCGCTTGTTCAGCGCGAAGGTGTTTCAAGCGACGCTGTATTCGCCTAGTAGCGAGCTGGCGACGTGCACGTGCGCTAGCCATTATTTTGATTTTTGATGGTGGATGTTATGTTATATTATATATTATATTATTATTATTAAAAAATAATATAATTGTACAATAAATAAATATAATAAATATTAGTAAGAATAAGAATAACTTAACTAAATATCCAATGTCATCCACGTCATCATCCTCCGCATCGGCAGCGGATCCAACCGAACAGGCGAATATACGGCATATTGAAGCCGGAATAAGCGAATTCTATAAAATAAAAGAACGGTACGAAAAGAAAACGAGAGAAATGAAGGAAAAATTCTTATCAAAGGAGATGAATCGTGGATTATCGGTAGCGGAAAAGAGAAACGGATTGAAACTATTGCACGTGTGCGAACTATGTCGAAAGCCGTGCAAAATGACATTTTCAACGGAAAACGGAGAATTACGCATTACGTGCGATGCTCCAAGTAACCCCTGTAATCGCGTTATTGTAAAATCGAAGCCTAAATACGGTCATTTAGAGACAATAATGAACGAGAGATATGAAGATATTGGTGAGTTAAAGGATAAAATCATTCGATTAAAATTGGATTTGTTGTTTAATTATTCTACGGAGGACAAGACTGCCGCTGATTTCGGAAAAATGCAAAAACGAATGACGGAAGCGTTTTCGAAGTACGATTATTTTAGACTGAAATATTACGATGCGACTGCCAATATTGAACATTCTAAGCGAATGGCGGAATTAAAGAAAGAAATCGACACCGCGATTCAGCAGAAAATAAAAAATACATTGTCGCCACCGGGGTCGGTAGTTGGCGTGAGTCAGCCCGTTGTGCGAGACACCGTGAATTACTCGACTACAGTGCTGATGCCTCTCATAGAGAGATACTCCAAAGAAAAATTTGCATGCAATGAAGTTATGATAGATTACGATAACATTAAACAGTACCGCCTAGTTCAAAAAAAGGCCGGCTTCGGAATGAATGATTTGGTTCTGCCAATAATGGCGGCAAAACTTTAAATTTAAAAGTAATGGATAATGTATAGATAACAAAAATAAAAATGGAGCAACTTTTTACAAATATATATGAAACTAATCAATGGGGAAATAATGGAAGTACCGAATATAATGGTAGCAGTGGGTGGGGGAGCGATGTAGAACTTAATAAATTATACATGGCCGAATTGAAAAAATTTATAGCTGATAATAATATTACCAATATTACCGACCTGGGGTGCGGAGATTTCAGATGTGGAAAAATGATATATGACGATTTAAACAATATAACATATACGGGGTATGACGCATATAAAAAAGTGATAGACTATAATTCAACCCAGTACCCCTTACCAAAATATTCATTTATACATTTAGATTTTTGTAGCAAAAAAGAAGACATTAGAGATGGAGAGCTATGCATTCTGAAAGACGTTATACAGCATTGGCCATTGGTTAATATTTATAATTTTTTAGACTATTTAGTTGAACATAAAAAGTTTAAATATATTGTGATTTGTAATTGTGGGTATCAAACGCAAAATGATACAGATATTGTCGCTGGAGATTTCAGACCGTTAAGCTGTGAATATTTTCCGTTGAAAAAATATTGCCCCACAAAATTATATAATTATCATACCAAAGAAGTATCTGTTATAGAATTAGAATTAGAACAAGCGATTTAAATGAATTAGATATACAATACAATATCACAATATATTACAATATATAAACAAACTAACAAATGTACCGATCGCGATTATACAATAATGGCAACAATAATCAAACCAGCGCCTACGCATCGTTTTTAGAAACATATTTCGAACACGTTCGAACCACAAATGCAATGTTTCGATCCATTCAAGAGACGCTACACGGACCGCCGTCCATTGCGTCCGCCACCGCATCTGCTGCAACTGCAACAGCGCGAACACAGCAACAGCAACAGCAACAGCAACAGCAACAGCAACATTATCAGTCACAAATATCGGGTCAACGCGCGCCTGCTCGCGACGCACGCCACTTCACCACCACCACCACCAATACTGTTCCGGCGCCTCTGGCAAGAGCCGATGACGTTGATTATATATCTGGAGTTACATTTAATATACCGATACAGGACAGCGATCCATCAAGCATTTTTAGTTTATTATCAGCATATGTGTCGGCAGGAACTGCAGCAGCAAATACGGGCGCCGGTACCGCTTCTGCCCCTGCCCCTGCCCCTGCCCCCGCCCCCAGAAATGGTGCAAATAATACGACCGTGATGCGATATTCGGATATTTCAAATAATCACCGAACCTATGATGCGTGTCCCATAACTCGCGAACCGTTCGCGACCGATGAACGCGTCCTTATGTTACAGTGCCATCATTACTTTTCAGAAAACGGGTTAAATCAGTGGCTGGTATCGCATAGCACGTGCCCCGTTTGTCGATTCAATATTAATAATATAGTATAATATAATATATTAAAAAATATTAGACGGAACGCCGCAATACAAATAAGCAAATAAGCATAACCACGCACGCGCCCACAATGAAATATTTGGGCGGTAAACAACGACTCGGCAAAGTTATCGGACCGATTCTGCGCGACATTTGGACGACGGGTCAATCTGCGGCATTGTCTCACACGCTCCTACCGCACGCACATAAGCATAATGCATATGTGGAACCATTTTGCGGGTCGCTCGGGGTGCTGCGTATCGTAGTAGATACATTCCCTTCATCAGCTACAATCTTGGCGTCCGACTACCACCCCGATCTCATTCAGATGTGGCGCGAAGTCCAGGCTGGAACGTTCGAGTACCCGGCGCCGGACGCGTGCGCCACAGAAGAAGACTATCTGCGAATCAAGGCTACGAAACTACCGAATGGCGAGCCTATTGCCCTAAAAGCATTTATCGGATTCGGGCTCGGGTTTGGTGGACGCTATTTCGCATCATTTGCGCCAAAATACGCCAACGGTAAAAAGGAGGATTTTTTGGGCGAAATGACGCACAGCGTAAAGGCAGTGCAAGCCATTTTGCATAAAGGAACGGAGACAAGGGTTACGTTTCAGTGCCTGGACTATCGAAACACTGTGGCTGCTTCCGCCGCTTTGACGGATACTACTACTACTACTACTACTACTACTACCTATTTAGTATACTGTGACCCACCCTATCGCAGCACGAAATTCCCGATCAAGTACCGGCGCGACGTGAAGCGGTACGACGACTTCGACAGCGACGAGTTCTGGGAACAAATGCGCGAATGGAGCACGCGCCACACGGTTCTGATAAGCGAAATGTCGGCACCGGAAGATTTCGTGGAAGTCTGGAGCATGCAGCGGTACCGAAGCGCGTGCCAGAGCGTGAAAACTCGGTTTAAGTGCAGCGATGATGCGGCAGCTCCCAAAACGGAGGAATATAAGAACGAGAAACTCTTCGTACACAAATCGCGCTGCATAATATAATGATATAACTAAAACTAAAACTAAAAGATATATAAAGATTAACACAACATGTTTGTATGATTCGTTCGTTTCGTTTCAAACAAACAACTAATAATGTCCAATGTTGGATTATATATCGGTTGCGGTACAGATTTTGAAATAATGTCTAGATTGCCCGAACTTAATACGTGCATCTATATTGATTCGATGCCATTGACCCGATACGGTGATAATATTGTCGCCGATATACCTGCATCCAAAACATATATGGCAGAGTTCCACCAAAATGCAGACAGATGCGGATTCATTAAAACGAATATCGACGGCACGTACCCGCACGTGTATCGCAATTACGAAACCTCGCAAGAAATATATCACTATTTCAATTTATCGTTTCCAATCTACACCCTAAAAACGAATTACGCCGGAAACCGGGACGAACTTATAAAACTGATACACCAGCTCAAACGCGTAACGCATTTAATCGTGATAGGATACAGCCCGCATTATAGCGTGTTTAAATATTTCACAAACAGCCGCGTTTGTTTCGTAGGCGATCATAGCACAATATATAGGGACGATTTGGACAATTTATTGCCATACGAGCACGATAAAATTACGAATATTCTCCAGCGGGAGCAAGAGCAAGAGCAAGAACACGACCAAAAGCAAGAGCAAGAGAAAGGCCGCCCAGAGAAAGAACGCAGATTACAAAACAAAATCGAAACGTACATTTATTTCGATAAGAACAACGTTCGTTTTACATATTCGTCCTATCAACAGTTTATAGATAAAACGGTATCGGTTACGGAATAATGCTCACGCCGCACACGGTCCAATCGCTCGGACTGTCACTGTTTCCCGACGAACCCGCGGCACTGGATTTCGCGATTGAGCGAACTCGAACCCACTGCATGAACGAATCGCCGATTATTCCGTTTGGTCCCGAAAAGATGGAATATGTCGCGGTAATCACCGTGCCCGGCGTTCTCGTGGTTGCGGGTGCCTGGTACTCCACAAACGTTTGCGGATTCAGATTCACCCCGGACCATACGCTGTCATCTCCACTAATAGGTGTAGTGGCAGATAGCGAGTACTGAATTTCATAGGTATACCGAACGGACAAGGTTCCGCCATAGTACACCGGCGTCGTCCAATTCACGAATAGCGCACCACTTCCCTGATTTAGAGAGGCGCTTTTCAAAAGTTGCGCGGACTGTTTCAGCGGCGCGTCGGGCTTATACGCCTTGGAACTGTATTTATCGGTCAAAAATAACTCGGGACCATTACCAAGCTGATTCGCGGCACTTATGGAGACGTCAAACAGCACGTCGCTCGTGAATGGGAACGGTATTTGGAACTGGGTTTGATCCGCGGTAGCGGTATAACCCGCCAACGCGTTCCAAGCATTCGCAGATGCATCCGTATACCTGCCAAGGATGGACGGGTTTTGAAGTACCACATTTCGTGCAGTTATCCCGATACCCTGGCGATTATAGCTAGCTAGCACGGTAGCTACGGTATTTGACGGAAGCGGAGGAGCTGCAGTAGACATCGTTTGCGTGAAACAGCTCACGGATCGGACGCGGATTCTGTACGACAGAACGGGATACCCGCCGTCCGATTGGGGGGGCGACCATACGAGTGCTGCGCTATTTCGATTGCGCTGTATTGTCACTTTTGCCAGTGCATCGGGGACGCGTCCCGGTGTCTGCCGTACTTGCGCGTACGCGCCGACCGCGATTCCCGTATCTGGGCCGCGCGGTATATGATTCACCGCAGCCACCTGAAAATCGTACGGAATTCCGTTCTCGATCGGCTGCCGTTCCTGGAACGGCGGTTTTTCCGGATCCAAATAATCGTACACGTTTGTTGACGTGTCGCGAACCGCGTTTGTGAATATCACGCTGTTTTTTGTGATAGGTCCCGTTTCCGCCAGCGTAATTGTGTAATTATTAACCGTTTTACTATAATCCAGTTTTTCGCTTTTGTACGGATATATGAGTTCGTGCCAGTACAGATCATTGTATTGCCTGTATCGCACGACATAATAATTGGCGAAGGGGTAGCCGTTATTGAGCGTAGTTGCATTCCACGCCCAACTGAGCGTCGAAGTTCCATCGGCAATCGTCGCGCTTAAATTAAGCACGGGTTTGGCAAACGTGCCAGGAATAACGGTCGCATAATTGTCGACCAGCCCGACGCGATTGGGACGCCATCGAATGCCTACATCATTCTGCACGCCGATGCGAACACTGTATCGCACATCATTTGCGAGCGGACGTATAATCGGAATGGGCGGATTGGAGCTGGCATCGCCCGTATAATCCACAACGATATTGCACGAGTAATCCTGGGACACGAAGGCTGGTGTAACGATTTCGCGCTGGGTTAGCGGCAAAACGCGCGTTGTGAAATAAACCTCATTCTCGGACTTGTACTGAATTAAAAAATTCTCCAGGTCATATCCGCCGTTATACACGGGAGGCGACCATTCCAGGAAAATACGGCCATTATTGCGCGCTATACCACTTTCCAGGAAATCCGTGCTTATATTTCCGGAAAAATCGCCCGGGATATCGCCGGGTTTTACGAGAATTGGGTCGTTATATTCTGCCAGCGAAACGTCGTTCCGCGCTGCCACCTGAAATTGATAATACGTGCCGTTTGAAAGATTCGTGATTAGCGCAAATTGCGTATTGGCAGATAAATCAATTGGCGGATCGGTCCACGGCGTTATCTGCGTAATCGGGTTCAAAGAAACCGAACGGTATCGCGCACTGTACGAAATAACGGGATATCCGCCATCATATGGCTGTATCCAGAACAGGGTAACTTGTTTTGATCCGCGACTGGCGTATATTTCGGAGGTTGCGACGTCCAGCTTGGCGGGTACGGTTCCGGGATATGCGCGGATGTAATTGGAATACGGGCCGGACCCAAACCCGTTGATTGCCGATATTTGAATCTGGTAAATACCACCTTTAATTAAATTCGTGAGAGTGTAACTCACGATACCGGTAACTGGATTTGTTGCACTTGGCGAATCCGCTAAAACCAGCTCTTTTGTCAAGTATGACGTGTCGTCATTAATGAGGCCGTACAAGATGCGGTATCGCGTGATCGCGTACCCGCCGTCATATGGCGGCGGCCAGGTCAGCAGCACGTTGATGTTCCCCGACGGATCTGACACATTGGAGTGCGTGATGGTGGTTGCTTCGGGGGCAGACATTTAGTATTGGACAATATTGATAGTGATAGTAATATTAATATTTAATATTTGTATATCCTAATATATACAAATATAAACAATATAAAATTGAATCAAACGAGACGTTTGAAAGAATTAAAGTAGCAACAGACGCACGATTATATTATGACGACACCAACTATCAACCTCAATAACAATGCCAACAACAACAATATTCTAACCCCAAAAACTCAAAACCCGAAACCCAAATCCAAATGCTGTGCTGAAGGGTGCACGCAACGGCCCGCGACGATTATCGGGGATTGTGCGTACTGTGAATCGAAATTCTGCGCGCAGCACCGCCTTCCGGAAACGCACGAGTGTGTGAAATTGAAGCAGTGCCGCCAAATCGCCAAAACGGAAAACACGCAGCGCTTGAATTCGCAGGCACTAAGCTCGGTTATGAAAGTGGGATATTAGATTAGATCGATTTCCGCGTAAACTGGTAAATGATCGGAGAAGTATGGTTGGCCTGTTTCCGAACCACCTAATCCTGGTATATTAGGAAGCTCTGGATTATGTTTATACACGTGATAGTTGGTACCAGGAACAAGTGCTTGCCCAATATTTGTAAAAATATGATCTATCGCTCGACCATCGCACGTTGCCACCTTATGAATTACCAATGGGGGTACCGGATCAGTTCCGGTAATTGTTTTTATTAAAGGCGTAACATAATTCGTCGGGTCTGCGTTATTGAAGTCGCCACAAATGATGTATCTCCATGTATTATCAAATTTTACTTCTTGTTTTGTTATCTCCCCCATTGCAGATGTTAGAATTCTGGCTGCAAGAACGGTTTTTTTTATAGAGGCTTTTTTCTCATCTAAACATACCGTTCCATCATCTTTCGGATAATGCACGTTAATAACAATTATTTTTTCTTTTTTCAGGACAAGTATCATATATGGTCGATATCCACAATGTACTGCATCTGTTATTCCAGCTAAATTGCCGTTTTTTTCAATCATGTTTCCAGGAGTCATCAAATCTATGTCTAAAGAGTTCGTTTTTCTGATGAGGATGCCGACATTACTACTTTTGACATTAAAATGTTTTTTTTCGTAATTTGAAATTACATTATTGTATCTATCCGTTATTGCTTGATCGACTTTAATTTTGGAGGTGCTTGTCTGCAAAAACAAGTTGTCAAATCCCTCTGTCATTTCCTGTAACAAAATAAAATCGTAGTCGGCTTCCATTTTTTCTATAATCGCATCTGCAATATTGTTTTTACAGTTAATTCCGCATTCCGACATATCGATACCGCCTTTTGCTGCAGCCAGCGCCTCCCAACATGTATTGAATGTCATAATTCTAAGTTTCTTTCCTCCGGATTTAACTGGTATCTTAGTAGTAGTAGTAGTAGTAGTAGGTGCCTCCGCATTTACATAATTCGAGTATGCGTCGTGAAATAAATTTTTAAATTCAGTACCCGCCTTATCAATTGTGTCAGAAATATCTGGTTCCATACTATTTAATTTTTGTTTAAACGAATCAGATATCCCACTACCAAATTTTAGTTCTGTGTTTGCGGCGTTTACTAGCGCTGCATTAGTTAATGTTGATTCTGAAAGTGCGTTCTTCGCATCTTTAAAATAATCATATTCAGTTTTCATTGGTAAATATACTATTTTATCTTGCAACAATTTCTTTACAACACCCGAATCATATTTTTCACCAAATTTTTTCATCATCTCAGCGTTGGCATCATATGCGCAGAATCCTATTTTTTTAATACTCGAAGTCGTAAATTTTTCAAGAAACTGTACCGCACCCATCATTAATCGTTCTACGATTTCATCCGGCGTTATAAGTCGTTGTAATTTAGTTTTAGGATCTGTAATATAAATTCTCTTTACAAAGATAGATCCACCTATCATGGGAAATATTATTCCATCGACGTCATTTTTATTCGCGAGATATAAGCAATTAAATACCGTGTTTATTAAAGCATCTGATCCATATGTGGCTAGATCGTCGTTGTCGGGATTTGGACTCATTGATCCAGTTGCTGCTTGTAGTATAAACTTTACATTGTTTGCATTTGCAAGCGATTTATTTTTGATGGATGAATAGTCGCCCAGTTTAATAATAGTTGCCGACCCGGATGGAACAACATTTCTAGCGTTTGTTGCAGTTTTCGTGCTTTTGTATTTTGTTCCAATTACCGATAAATAATTTGACAATGTTCCTGTTTTATCCAGCCTAAAAATTTCATTTTGACATTTTTCGGTAATTTCTTTATCTTCGCCGCATTCCGCTTTTGAATCAGGAGCAGCAGGAACAGGAGCAGCAGGAGGAGCGAGAGCAGCAGGAGCAGCAGGAGCAGCAGGAGCAGCAGGAGCAGCAGGAGCAGCAGGAACAGCAGGAGGAGCGGGAGCAGGATCAGCAGAAGAAGACGAAGAAGAAGAGGAAGAGGAAGACGAAGAGGAAGACGAAGAGGAAGACGAAGAGGAAGACGAAGAAGAAGCAGGAACGGCTGTGGTGGTGGTGGTGGTGGCAGATGCAACTGCTGATTTATCGGCCGCAGCTTTCACTGTATCCAATGTCAGGTCCGGAATGTCAGTTTCAAAATCCACCAATAATATGAAATTTTTAGAATAGTCTTCAACGTTTGTCAGAAATTTGGGGTAGGTAAGACTGTCATCATCATAATTGTTGGAATCAAAAATTCGAATAACTGGCATATCTGATCCGCGATCCCGAATCTCATCTGCGGAAGGGAACCTGAATATTTTCACCGTATCATTGTGTATGTATCGCACTTCAAGAATGCAGTCGAATGCGCGCGCGAATGGAAGGTACAATAATAACGGGTGACCGTATATCGAAGGCGTAACTTTATTGAAAATCGACCCATCGTTTCGTGTTATTCGAGTTGTTATGAATTTCGTGAGCCGTTTAAAATATGCGGCGGCGGTCATTGTCAGGTCTGGCTTCGAGTTAATTTCATTGCCTACCAATTCTCGATACGTTTTAAGGGCATCCAATAATCCGTCAATACTATCAGCGCCATCCACAGTAATACCATCCGTAACTGTAGAACCAGCTGTACCAGTCGTACCTTTAGACCCAGCTGTACCAGTCGTACCTGTAGACCCAGCTGTACCAGCCGCAATTCCTGCAACTACACCAGCCGCGCCTGCAGCTGCAGCTGCGGCAGCGATATTCGTATCGTCTGCACCACCGCCGCCGCTGTGTGTGATTAATAAATAAGGGTTGAACGAACCATATTTAGAAGGGCCGGAACTCTTTACACCGGCCTTAGTTATAGTAAGCTTATGTTCGTAATGGTTGATACTTGTGAGATTCTTCAAAAACTGTGCAATAGCGAAGTTATCGTCATCATCTTCGACTTCAGCGGCAGCGGCAGCGGCTTTGGCTTCAGCAGCGGCTTTGGCTTCGGCCGTGGGTTTGGCTTCAGCAGCGGCTTTGGCTTCAGCAGCGGCTTTGGCTTCAGCGTCATCGACGGCATAACCAGAATTGTTTCCGGCAATAATACCTACAACAGCGGCGGCTGCGGCGGCTGCGGCGGCTGCGGCAGGAATAGCTTCGGCTTTGGTTTCAGCTGCGACTTTGGCTTCGGCAGCGGCTTTGGCATCAGCTGCGACTTTGGTTTCAGCTGCGACTTTGGCTTCAGCAAAGGCAGCGGCTTTGGCATTATTATCATTATTACCGAGATCGGCTCCAACAATACCCGCGGCCGCACTCGCAGTACTTGCAGCGACGGCGGCTGCGGCTGCGGCAGCGGCAGGATTATATTCGGCTTTGGGGTCGTCATCAGCAGCGACATTGGCTTCAGCAGCGACATTGGCTTCAGCAGCGACATTGGCTTCAGCTACATCGACTTTGGCGTCAGCAGCGGCTTTGGCTTCAGCAGCGGCTTTGGCTTCAGCAGCGACATTGGCTTCAGCAGCGACATTGGCTTCAGCTACATCGACTTTGGCGTCAGCAGCGGCTTTGGCTTCAGCAGCGGCTTTGGCTTCAGCAGCGACATTGGCTTCAGCAGCGGCTTTGGCTTCAGCAGCGGCTTTGGCTTCAGCAGCGGCTTTGGCTTCAGCAGCGGCTTTGGCTTCAGCAGCGGCTTTGGCTTCAGCAGCAAGTATTTCCTTCATATCTGTGATAACTCCCCGGGTGGCATTAATATCGCATAAAGTATTTTTAGGATAATTATAGTATGTTTTTGCCGTTCCATCTGCATTTACACCATATGTATTCGAACCCAGTTTTTTGCACTTTTCTTTTCTTTCGCATGCGTGTTTATCACAAATCTCACTAGTAACAGCAGGAGTGGGAGAAAGAGCAACAGCAGCGGCGGCGGCGGCAGGGTCACTTGCAGGGCTACTCGCGGCAGCAGCTTTTTCTTTTTCAGCAGCTTTAGCTAGAGATTTAATGTCTTCGGCTGTGGCTATTTCAATATCTTTGCTGTAATTTTTAAGGATGGTTTCATAAGAATTATAAAGGCTCTGTGCGCTAGAACGAATTGCACTATAGTCTGTTCCGTTTTGTTTAGCTACATCCATCTCGTCAAATATTTTCTTAAGATCACATACAACTTTAATCAATTTAAATTTTACTTCTGCTACAGCTGTACAATCTTTGTTGTGGTCTGGATGGATTTTTTTCAATATATCATTACGCCAATCTGGCGTAATTGTTTCCGGGTCAATTGTTGTTGGGTCAAATTCTGCCGACGGACATATTTTAGGCTGTCCGCCGATCATTAGCCCGCCGCCGCTACTGCTACTGCTGCCGCTACTGCTGCCGCTACTGCTGCTGCCGCTGCCGACCATTAGCGCCGCTGCTGCGGATGCAGTGGATGATGCGGTAGACGCTGCTATAATCGCATCAATATCTTTCGATTTAGTGTCAGCAGCTGCAGAGGCAGCAGTACTACCAGGAGCGGAAGCAGCAGCAGCAGTAGCGGAAGAATCAGCAACAGCAGCAGCAGGAGGAGGAGGAGGAGAAATAGTAGCATCAGCGGCAGCAGGCCTTGCAGACCTATCAAAAGCGTACTTTAATTGGTGCATGAAATAATCGGCACTCGTAACGGGTTCCTGTATTACGTCATCAATTTTTTCCATTGAAGGAATGGGCTGAGCCAATTTAAATTGCGCCCACTTCGATATTCGGGTTAGCATTCCAATAATCATATCGCATTCCATTATCTTTATATCATCAAAGTAGAACATATTGTCCTTGTGTAGAACGTCGGACCCCTCCTTTTGGATGGGTGCGCATCGATACCATAAACGCGCGATTCGTCTATGAATCAGCTCTTTATCGGCAGCAGTAAGTTTATTGCCTGTCATTTTCAACTGTTTAATGTAACTTGCAAGCATGTACCCGCGCGTTAAACACCGGTAAAATGCCAAACTGTCGTCTTTTTCGAACTTGATATACGGGGTTAACTCGGTAATAGTAGGTATTTTTGTTTTTGAATCAGATGCTGTTACTAGTGGTGCTGTTGCTGGTGCTGTTGCTGGTGCTGCTATTGTTGTTGATGTTACTACTGGTGCTGGTGCTGTTGCTGTTACTACTGGTGTTTTTGCTGGTGCTGGTGCTGTTGCTGTTACTACTGGTGTTTTTGCTGGTGCTATTGTTGTTGATGTTACTACTGGTGCTATTGCTGGTGCTGTTGCTGGTGCTGTTGCTGGTGCTGTTGCTGGTTCTTTTGCTGGTGCTGTTGCTGGTGCTGTTGCTGGTGCTGTTGCTGGTTCTTTTGCTGGTGCTGTTACTACTGGTGGGCCTAATCCCCCAATAGTTTTTATATTATTTATTTTCTCATCGTCGAATTTATTGCCAACATTACTTGTAACGATATCACTAAAAATTTCAGCTGACCGAATTAGTTTTTCTGTATCACGCTTGCCTATAACCTTTATTATACGCTCTCTCGGATCCGAACCATCTATTTGTGTTGATACGTGTAAAATTAATTTAATCATCTGAAAATAATGGCTGTGTAAGACATCATTTGCCATAAAAAGTGCAGGAGTGACGGTCGGTTCTTCATAATTGGGATGGTTTAATGGTCCCCGATTTGTAATTTTAAAAAACTCACCTCTTTCGGAATTAGAATTATCGGATGGAATAACATACCAAAACCAATGCGTATTCTCTTTTTTTAATGTTTCTTGTATTTCGTTAATTCCGTTTTCATAGCTGTCGACTGCATTTTTGCCTTTTCTATTATGCGCATTTACGAAATCGTCAATCGTAGCTCTTGCCTTTTTGGCCATTTATTATATAAATAAAGTTACTGTCGTTAATATATCTAAATAATAAAAATACAAAATCATATAAAATTGAAGTGATTATATAAAATGAACTATTTTGGAGTAGATTAGACCCATCTTCACGAACCAGACAATTAATTCACCAATGAAAGCAACTTCAGTTTCAAAAATAAAACCCAAAACATCCAAGCTCAATGCCAGCGTATCATTCCGTCTCTACGACTTCAATGCGTATGATAAAATGGTCCTGGAAACTGACATAGACGACGATCCGGAATCAGAATCCGATGCTGCGTGTAAATCTGGATCCGGATCATCGGTAACGTCATCCTCCTCCTCCTCATCCTCCTCATCCGCCGAATCGCATAAGAAATCCAAATTCGACAACTCAAAACTCAAACCCAAAACGAACCGCGTGTTCCATATTCAAATGTTCGGAATGAATGAGCTCGGCAAAACGTGCGCAATTACAGTGACCGATTATAAGCCCTTCTTTTATGCTAAATTGGGAGAAGTACGTTACCCCGCCGATTTGACCCGCCGGTTTGTTGCACACCTGAAATCGCTCGTGCCCGATCTGGAAGAGCGCGAATGCGATCTCGTGAATCACAAAAAACTCTACATGTTCGACGCCGGAAAGAAACATCAGTTTATCAAATTGGTATTCAAAAATCTGGCCGCAATGAAAAAGGCGCGGATGCTGTGGTACATTGTGCCAGCGCCCATACCACCAACATTGGCAGCATCGGCAGCATCGGGACAGGCACAACAGGATAAGAATAAAGCTGCGGATAAAATGCAGGAACGTATTCGAACGGATGCGCGCCTGAACCCTCGCGGTCTTCAGTTCCAGGGATGTACCCTCAACATCTACGAATCCAATCTCCCGCCGCTGCTGCGCTACTTCCACATTCGCGAAATCAGTCCTTCGGGTTGGGTATCGTTCCCCATCCGCAAAGCCACCCGCATCACAATATCCGACTTGAAACAGACCACTTGCGATTTCGAATTCACGGTGTGCAAAGACGATCTCGTCGCGCTAAATACCAAGGAGAAATCGGTCCCGTATAAAATATGCAGTTTTGATATTGAGGCCAGCAGCAGTCACGGCGATTTCCCCATCCCGGTGAAAACGTGCAAGAAACTCGCCGCAAATATCGTGGACGCGTGCATATCTTCTTTATCTATGGGGTCCACCATCACTCGCGACTTTCTCGAACGCCTGATTTGTATCGCGTACGGCCAAACGGAGCCGCTGCCTTCTTCGGCAGCCGAATGCAAAATAGAACGGATTTACCCGAAGACGCGATACGCCGACGGCCGGCCCGTAAAATGTAAACTGGCCGATTTGCGCCGGATGTGTTCGGAGTGGCTGGATACCCCCATCGACGAAATTCTGAGCTCGAAATCGGCAGATCAAACCCAGGCGAAAACCCAGCGCATCGAACAAATGTTCGAACGAATGAAGGCGCGCAACGATCAAGACGTAGACCAAGATTTAGGCGTAGATGTAGACCAAGACGAGGTTGAAGAAGTCGAAGCAGAAGAAGTTGCGGCAGAAGATGTCGAGGTTGACGACGTTGAAGACGACGACGTCGAAGTTGAGGCAGACGACGTTAAAGTTATGCTTCCGATAAAAGCTCGTGCAACCTCTTCCACCTCTTCCAGTATCAAGATTCTCGACATTCTGCATAATCCCGCAATGGATCGCGAGACGAAAATCGGGCACGTCAGCAATACGCTCAACGCCATATTCCCGCCAGTCGAGGGCGATATCGTCACATTCATCGGATCGACATTCGTGCGTCACGGCGAGAAAGCGCCGTACTGCAACCACTGTATTGTTCTCGATACGTGCGACGTCGCTCGTATTGCAAACGAGGTTCCGAATCTGGTAATCGAGTGCTATAAAACGGAGCGCGAAGTCTTGCTCGCCTGGACGCGCCTCATCCAGCGCGAGAACCCCGATATTGTCGTGGGATACAATATCTTCGGATTTGACTACGAGTTCATGTTTCGCCGCGCGCTCGAAACGCGATGCGAACAAAAATTCCTGCAACTGTCGCGGAATAAAGGCGAAGTGTGCGGTAAACGCGATTTCAAAACCGGTGAGTTCGGTATCGAGGAAACCAGTATCGTCATTGCCAGCGGCCAGCACGATCTCCATTTCATCAAAATGCCCGGCCGGTTGCAAATCGATCTCTACAACTACTTTCGCCGCGACTATAACCTCTCATCGTACAAGCTGGACTTCGTTTCCGGATACTTTATCGGTGACGACGTGAAACGCATCGAGCATCTCGTCGAGCATCGTGCGGGGACGGCGATAGATGCATCTGGGGAGGAGTCAGCTGAAATTACCAAGATATACAGCGCGAACTTGTCCGGTCTTGAATCCGGCAACTATATTGTGTTTGAAGAAACCAACAATTCGACGGACGCGTACAAGGACGGCGCCAAATTCAAAGTGTGCGAGTGCAACGGCGGCGAGGGATGGTTCACGATTGAGGGGCGCGAAGAACTGAATATGTCCAAACACGTGCGCTGGGGTCTCGCAAAGGATGACGTTACACCGCAAGATATTTTCCGGATGACGCGCGAAGGGCCTGCAAGTCGCGCCATTATCGCGAAATACTGTATTCAGGATTGCAACTTGGTGCACCATCTTTTAAACAAAATCGACGTGCTGACCGGCTTCATCGAGATGTCCAAGATTTGCAGCGTACCGATGAGCTTCCTCGTGATGCGCGGACAGGGCATCAAACTCACGAGCTATATCGCGAAAAAGTGTCGCGAACGCGATACACTTATTCCGGATCTGGATAAATCGGGATCAAACGAAGGGTACGAGGGCGCAATCGTGCTGCCGCCGAAATGCGGGCTTTACCTGGACAACCCCGTAGTGTGCGTTGACTATTCGTCGCTGTACCCATCCTGCATTATCAGCGAGAGCTTGTCACACGACAGCAAGGTGTGGACCAAAGAGTACGATTTGTCGGGCCGACTCGTTCGTGAAACTGGCGAAAAGGGGATCGGTGAAACCGGTGAAAAGGACAAGGGTCGAGCGTATACGTACAAGTACGACAATCTTCCGAATTACGATTATGTGGATATCACGTACGACACGTACCGGTGGACGCGCAACGCGCGCGGGAAATCGGAGAAATCGGTCAGCGGAACGAAAGTGTGCCGGTTCGCGCAGTTCAAAGACGGCACGAAACCCATCCTGCCGTCCATCCTGGAAGAGCTGCTCGCCGCGCGAAAGGCCACACGCAAACAAGCCGAGGCGCAGGACGATCCCTTTATGGCGAACATCCTGGATAAACGCCAGCTCGGTTACAAGGTCACCGCGAATTCGCTGTACGGTCAGTGCGGTGCGAAAACCAGCACGATGTATGATGTGGACGTCGCGGCGGCAACTACCGCCACCGGGCGAAAGCTGCTGACGTATGCGCGGCGCATCGTGGAAGAAGTGTACGGTGACACGCAGGTGCAAGTGCGGAAGAGTTCTGCGCCATCAACAGGGAACGGCGAAATAGGAATGGAAACGGTGCATTCGAGAGCCGAGTACGTATATGGTGACACGGACAGCGTGTTCTTCACGTTCAACCTGCACACGATGGACGGCACGCCAATCGTCGGCCGGCGCGCCCTGGAAATGTCAATCGAGTTGGGCCAGCAAGTGGGCGAGCTGGCCTCGCGATATCTGAAAGCGCCTCACGCGTGGACGTACGAGAAGACAATGATGCCGTTCTTCCTGCTGCGCAAAAAGGGTTATATTGGAATGCTGTACGAGAAAAACCCGAACAAGGGCAAGCGCAAGAGCATGGGAATCGTCTTGAAACGGCGCGACAATGCGCCGATTGTGAAGGATATTTACGGCGGTGCGATCGATATTCTGATGAACGAACAGAATGTGGATACCGCCATCGAATACGTGCGCCGCAGCATCAGGGAGCTGGTCGAGGAACGGTGCCCGCTGGACAAGTTGGTAATTACGAAATCGTTGCGATCGACGTACAAGAATCCGCTGCAAATCGCGCACAAGGTGCTCGCCGACCGAATGGGGATGCGCGATCCCGGAAATAAACCGGGTTCCGGTGATCGAATCCCGTTTGTATACATTCACAATGAGACAAAGGGTGCACTGCAAGGGGAGCGAATCGAGACGCCGGATCACATTATAAAGCACCGCATCAAGCCCGACTACGCGTTCTACATTACGAACCAGATAATGAAACCGGTGCAACAAGTGTTCGCGCTGGGTCTGGAGAAAATGACGGCGTTTAAGCGCCGGCGCGGGAATTACGAGGATGCGGTGGAGACGCTGCGCAGCCATTTTGCGTCGGATGCGGTGAAGCTTGACAAGAAAATAACCGATCTGCGCAACAAGGAAGTGAAGGAAATCATTTTCGAAGAGTACCTGAGAATCTGCGAAAATATGAAGAAACGAAATCAGAGCATTACGAAATTCTTTGGTCAAGTAAATAAGTAGATATAGATAGATATACTCTAAAAATTGATTTAATAACCCAATGTAAACAAAACAAGCAAGTATCCAACCAAGTATCTGCAATCAATCCAATCCCCAACAATTCAAAATGAATAGTTATGGTTCCGTTAGTCTAGTGAGTCAAGCGATATATAGAGTATTGCGTTATATGAATTTCTTCCCGCCGCGAAACACGTCCGATCAAATGAAATCTGCTCAAGATACTGGTAATACTGGTAATACTGATAGCCGCATTGTTATAGATCCGGCGCAACCGTTAGAGCAATCAGAGCAACCAGAACAACTAGAGCAACTAGAACCAGGAAATTCTGAGTCCGTGAAAGAAATAATCGTTGCAATTTCATAATCAAATAAATCAAATAATTGCAAGAGCTCGCGATCACCGCCAAGCGCCGCAACCAAAATAAATATAGATTGGTTTTTTATTACAGTAAATAAAAAATAAATAAAATAATACAAATACCTAATTATTAAGAATATATTTTTTATATACTATAATAGTAAAACCATGAGCGAAGAGACGCACATTCCAATTCCTTCTTGTCTATGTACTCTGGGAGACCATAAGGTATATCATCATACCGACGCCGTTATATCTGTTGCTGTTACAAATTTACAGGATATGCCAGGCGATACCATTATCGCAACCGGTAGCGCAGACAGGACCGCGCGTATATGGAAATACAATCGTTCAACCGGCGATTTGAAACATTTAAACAAGCTCGAAATTTCATATAGAGATGACTTTATGCATAACCCTTCTGCAGGCTATGTTCGCGTTGCATTTGATTCTTGCGGATTAGGAACTCTAGCAACAACAGGTGGCTCTAATTCTTTTAGACCTACCACGAAGGTGTGGAACCAGATCGCCAAAAAACCACACGAGTGTCTGTCGTTACAAGATGATTTTTATGCTTGCTCGGTGGCGTTTAACCAGGGTGATAAAAACATTATGGCAACTGGCCACATGGATTACGTGAAGCTGTGGAATCTGCAATCAGACTCAGACGACTGTCTGGCAACTCTCGACCATGACGGTATTATTAATTCCATCGCGTTCAATGCAGACGGAACTCGTCTGGTAGCCGGTAGTTCGAACGGCGACGCGGTTATTTGGAATCTGACGTGGACGACGTGGCCACGCAAACGGTCACGCGACGGTTGTAATGTAGTAGTGACCGCTGCTATCGTTATGAAAACACCGATCCAGAAAACTACTGATGATTATAACATACCCATTACCTCTGTCGCATTCAATTTTGACGGAACTCTTCTGGCGACCGGGGGTGGAAATACCGCTAAATTGTGGAGCTTTTCACCTGATGGCCTAAAGCTAAAGTGCGAATCAACTTTGGATGGTCACCGCATTGATAGGGTTATTAACGCTGTCGCGTTTCATCCAACCGCATACATTCTTGCAACCGGCAGCGACGACACAACCTCTAAGTTGTGGAGCTTTTCGCCCGATGGCTCAAATGCGACTTGCGTGGCAACTTTGAAACAGCATGAAGACGCTATTACGTCTGTAGCGTTCAGTCCATCTGGACACATTCTTGTAACTGGAAGCAGCGACACAACCGCTAAGTTGTGGGACTGTCAGGCATTATCTGATGAATGGCAGTATGCAAATCTTATAACTAGATTTTCAAGCCATATTGATACACTGATTCATTACTTCACGGGTTCGCATATGAGGCCGGAAGCAAACAAAATTTACGATACGATATCGAAATTTGTCTTGGCACGAAGTGCAAAAACGGTTGTAGGTCGCCATGCAACCAATTTGTTAGCTGCGTACTTTAAACACCTTCAAAAACCCGAAATCTCGCCGCAAGGTGGTTCAAAAGCGAAACGGTCCACAACCAGAACCAAGTCCGTCTCCAAATCCGGATCAAAGAAACGAACCTGCAATACCTTAAAACGTAAACGTAAATAAATAAAATAAAAATATACAAAATTAATATTTTATTTATTTGTGTATGGCGGTATTAATTAGGCATTTACACACACACACACACACACACACACGCACACACAATACATGCGCAATGGGGTTTTAGGGGGCGCTTGTCGCCCCCTAACTTGTCGCCCCCTACCTAGTAAAATTTCCGACATACGTCTCGCACTACGTCGGCAGTTCTCGGAATATGATGGCGGTATTTCTTGAGTAAATCACCACCAAGCACTTTGTTACGCGATGCGATGTGATTTTCGGCACAACCATCCCCCAAGTATCCACCGTATTTTGTACCCAGTTCCAGTGCAAGATAATCGTCGACCATCCTTGGTTCCAGTACCGCAAAGGATAGAAATGCCGCATAACACCCCTGACTTGCAAGACGCATTTGTGTCCCGCGAGACGCTGTTCGAAGCCTCATTGCCGAAATTCCAAACACCCGCGCAACATCAAAGTCGTACAGTCCGGGAAATTCGGCGATGAATTTCATTACGCGAACTGACCGCTTGAATAAACTGTCTTTCGGTTGTTCCGGATCATTCATTTTGTTGCGAAGATTCATCAGATATTTGAGACAGAATATCATTAATGAGTACAACCTTACGAAAATCGGATTGGCGTGTAATTCGCCGATTCCAATGAATCCGCGTCTATATTGCACCGCTTTGTGCTTGAGATCATCAATGCACCTGGGATACAATTCACGCAGCTCTGCTCTAGCAGTTTTGATCGAAGGGCTCGCACTCACGACGCCCCCATCCACATCCACTGCTGTCGAGCAAAGGTTCGTTTGGGGGAACTGGCCATCGTTTTGGTATCGATTGTCCATAAGAATCTCGCTCGCTTGAGTGGAATGAGCGCGCTGTATCATATTGAATGCGTGGTCACGAATACTAGCCGTACTGCCTACCACTTTCCCACAACTACCAAACAGTCGCGCTGCGAGTGTACCTGCGATACCTGAATATGCCATAAGTTTGGTCTTCTGTCTAGCTGTAAGTTCGGTAAATATGGATGACGCCGGCGCGCGTGCGATGGCAACAGATTTCGTTTTTGCCATAAACGATGCCCGATCCACACAATCAAGCGGTATTCCCATCGAAATGCGCGTGCGTGCCAGCGAAACACCCCATAGCTTCCGCTCCAATATTGCAATCGACGATCCGAATGATGCAGCTACAAGCGCGTGATGTCGTGGAAACGCCGAGTCGTTGACCGTATTGCAGTGTGCTTCGTTGTACCTGAAATCATCGATGAGATTTTTGTAATGGTTTTCTTGCTCTTCGCCCCAAAGCCCCTGTTCAACAAGCTGGTTCATTTTTTCGATCCTTTCGGCCTCTTCATCTTCGCGTCTAGCGTGACGGTATTCATATGGCGAAAGTACGTCAACGGGCTCCGGAAAACTCACGCGAAACCCATGGTAGGTCATAACAACGCGCCTGTTTCGACGAATGTGTTCACGTGATTGATCTTCCACCTCTTTTCGTTCCTCCGGTGTTTGGGGTGGGTCGTTGTATTGAATTTGATCTATGCCGAACCAATACTCATAATTTCGCTCCTGAAACGCCGCAATCACGTCTTCTTCTTCTGCGTCTGAGTCGGCGCTGTTTCTGGTTCTGAATTGATAACACGTCTTGCACTCGCATCGAATACGCGGCTGACCGCCGTCTCCGTCTCCGTCTCCGTCTCCGTGTCCACTATCAGAACTGTTGTTGCCAAAATATGAAGATGAGTCGTCGCTGTCTTCGCTGCTATATGCCATTTGAAGTGAAGTCTAACTGAATGAACCCTATTAGTGTTCTTACCTATTTTGGAATACGTTTCAATTTTTTTATTGTTTACTCAACATCATTGTAAACAATCCCTGCAAAAGTGCAAATATAACCATAATGCCTATAATTCGCGTCCAGTCCGTAGATGATGGCGCAATAATTGAAACATTCGCTTTTCCGTGCATTCGCCCAATACTATAATGAATGACGTTTTCCACAAGGTTTAAAAAAATAAATACTGCGACAGATATAACAAATATGCGGAGTGAACCTCTGTGATACTCCTTGTATAATAAATGAAACATAGTTTATATTCGTACATGTAAATTATAAAATAAATTTAATTTTAACTTTAAATATTTGAATTTTTGTCGTCATTCTCGTCCGACACATCATGATCATCATCGTCATCATCATCATCATCATCGTCATCAGCCTCATCATTGTCCGAGCTGTGCGGCGGACGAATTTGATTATTTAACTCGTTACGGCGCTGGTTCGTCGTGTGTTCACCCTCCCTAATAATTCCTCGCCCGACTCGATTTATATTTCCGATTCCCCTATATTTCATAAACAGTTTTGCGTAAGCCTCGCCCTTATTCATAAGCGTTTCTATATTTTCCGGTTGAAGCGCGTCAATCCATTTTATAAAGTCGGTACCGCTGTTGTCGGTAATACACACAACCTCGTTTGGAATATCTTTGTAGGCTTGTTCGTTCAGCACATACATTGTAATTTGTTTGTACATTGTCATAAAATAATCTATTACTGATGTGGAACCGTCTATCGGATCAGTGTAGTGCTCAAATAAGTTTCGCATTCCCAGCACTTCATCGGGTTCGCATTGCTGTCCGTCGATGCACTCGTTCACCGCGTAGTTGCAAATGAGTCCACCGTCCACGTAGCAGCACTTATCTACAATGTGCGGCGTGAACAAAATGGGGCACGCGGCGCTCATGTAGACCGCTTCGGTGATTTTTAACGTGGGATGTGTTTTATGTGAAATGTCTATTTTGGACATCGTATTAAGTTCCAGCGAAAAAAAATGCAGTTCTATTCCGCTCAGTTCAAACAAATCGAGCATCGTGCTGGCAACCGTGAGATCTTTTCCTTCCAACAACGGGCGCAGCGTCTCTTCAAACATCTTCGAAGTGAAAATTCCGCGCTGTTTGTACAGATTCATAACAACTTCGCGGTGCTTGTACGCGTACAGCTTGTTCCAGGGTCGGCGAACGTAATAATCTGTCAATGTTGACCAATCGTACTTTAGCGCCAAAGACACCGCAAGCACGCTGCCAACGGATGTTCCGTATACGGATTTTATATCCCCAATGTTCCAAAATCCGGCCATCTCCAAGCACTTTAGCGCACCCAACGACATGAACCCGGTTGTCCCGCCGCCTCCTATCACAATATGTTTTATAGTCATCGCAGGCGGAAATTAGTAAGTAAGTAAGTATTTTGTAGTTTTGTTTATTATATTAATTATATTAATTATATTAATTATATTAATTATATTAATTATTTTAATTATTTTAATTATTTTATTATAGTATTAATTTTTATATGTTTTAAACAAAAAATACTTATACATACAAAATACATAACAACTAATAATTCATAATTCAACATAGAATAGTATGGAAAGTTTTTTCACATACGGAAATGATAAAATTGAGAGATTGGAGAAAATAAATTTAGATGATTTGTATGAAAAGAAAAAAACGCAGGACCAGGCGAAGCTGTTCACGTACAATAAAATTTTAAGCAGGCTTCACGCAAAGATTAAATTAACCGCCAGGCAACACGTTGACCAACAGTTTTGTTGGTTCGTCGTACCCGAAATTATCCTGGGCGTCGCGCACTATGATCATTTTGGTTGCGTGGAATACATCATTGAACAATTGCAAAAAAACGGATTCAGAATTCAATACACTCACCCCAACCTGCTTCTCATCTCGTGGAAGGCATACGTTCCAACCTATATTCGCGCCGAATTCAAAAAGAAAACCGGTGTTGAAATCGATGAAAATGGCGATCCCGTATACTATGATGAAGACGGCAATGTAGGAGCAGCGGTGCAACGTAATGATCTCGGTATTCGCGGCGGGAATAATGCGGGTGGTGGAGGTGGAGCGAATCTCAACGCGCTGCTGTATAAAAATGGCAAGGGCGGCGGTGCGGCGGGCACGGGTGCTGCCGCCGGTACAGGAGGAGCAGGAGGAGGAACCGCGGTTGTAAAGAAGGACTATACGCCAATAAACAGCTATAAACCTACCGGAAAACTTATTTATAACGACGCGCTGTTTCAGCACATTGAAAATAAGTTATAATGAATGAATGAATGAATGAATAAATAATACGTAATTATTTATTAATTAAAATAACAATAACAAACAATATTTAGTTATGCAAACTCCCAACAACTCGTTTGCCGAAATAGACGACATCCGCGAGGAGCGAGAGTTTCGCGGAATCACGTTTTCCAAATATAAATTAACCGATGTCGGCAAAGCACTCATCAAAGCGCTGCTTAATTCGCGCATCGAACCTGCGTGCAATTGGTCAGCCGAGCTCATTTGTGCCGGGAAATTTATGGAACTCTGGGAAACGATTTTTATATTCGTCGGTAAATTCATCCACCTGGCAAACCCGCGAATACCGACGTATATCGAATTGCGGTACGGCGTATTCAAGACCATCGTATCCAACGGCTATGCCGGCAATGAGCTCCGACTGCGCAACAACCCCAAACTTCGCGCACTGTTTGCGGAAGTCATTGCCGTGCTATGCTATTCCAACAAGCTGCACCAGTACGAGAGCATAAAGATCGTAAAAGCAGAGGAGTACGACGTTACCACAATGACCGAAAAGCTGAAGGCACCGCACGTGAAATACATTGACGACATTTTCATAAAGGGCGATCCGCCGGAACTCTTCATCGCGCTGAATGAATTCGCATACCATCTCTCGAATGAGCCGGGCGGCAGCGCGCATTTCGCGTGCTACTGGCTGGAATGGATAATGGAGTTCTACAACATATGCCGGTCAAAAAAACAGCAGTGCCGGTGCGAGCGCCGCGCGTCAGTCCCGGTAGACGACAAACTGCAAATGGATCCCATTTGGATCGTGTGGCAAATCATAACCACGCGCGCAACCGCCGCGAAGAATGGCGTAACTGCGAAAATCACGAACTGCCTGTTTAAACTGTATTGTATTCGATACACTATGTCAGTGAAGAAGAAGCGTCGATATTTGATTTACTTTGCTGTGTCGCTGCTGACGCAGCCGTATTCGGAAATTCAGGACATTATTATTCCCGAGTACAAGGATAAGATAACAAATGTGGTACAAAAGATAAATGCCGTCTACCGCGAAATTAAAAAGAATGAAATCTCGCCCAAAACCAACTACTTGTTTCACAATACGGCAAAAGCCGATCTGGATAAAACCATCGCCAAATTGGATATGTTGAACTCAATGAACACGGTGATACGTAGCGATGGCGGAGACTCCAACACCAATACAGTTTCCAATAACAACAACAGCAACAACAACAACAGCAGCAATCCCGATACCAACCCCAGTTAGAGTTAGTTAATCGAGAGATTGCATATCAGTGCCTCTATATAATAACTGGTCTGAGGCGGGGACGGGAGAGACGTTCATCGTATCGATGAATTCGGTACTATGCGTACTATTCATATTCATATTCACAGTCTTTTCGCGGGAATCAGGATCAGGATTCTCTCGTTTTTGTTCGGGTATGACTTGCGGAGATACGGGCGCCACAGCAGCATCTAATCGTTTTACAGTGGATCGTTTCACATTTTGTCGCTGCAGGAAATGAAGGAACAGATGCGGTAGAATGGAAATGGTATTCATATACGTGCGATACTTGAATGCGCAAATGGTGGCACCGTCGTAGAATTTAATGCTGTACCACCAGTATGCCGGTATAAATACGATTTTGCCCGGAACAAGCTCGACTTCTAGCGTCTTTATCTTATCGAAATCGGCCTTGTACGCGTGCTGCACGTTCCAAGGCGATACTGGAGACACAAACTCGAAATTCTCGTAATCGGTGTGTGCGTACAAGTATTTGGATGATTTGGGTGGAATCAGGATAACGCGCGCTCGGCCGCTCACTAAAAAGAAATAATTGCGGTAGTTGACATTATGTTGCAGGACGGTTTCGGCACCTTCGGAAGCAAACATGTAGTCGTAGTCGCAATTGGATACCAGCGCCGGGCGCAGGAAATCGTCATTGTAATGAAACTGTTTGACTACTCCCGTTTCTTCCAAGAAGTCTCCGTTTCTCTCGCTTATGAATTGTGCGTTTGTATCCGATTTCATTATTTCGTGGGTTGCATTCAGCGTGAGCGGCATATACGGCTCGCTTTCCGAGTGTTCCGAATTTGCGTTCGAATCCTCCCTGAGGTTTTTTATTTTAACATCGAATGCGCCGTAATTTTGTTTGATAACGTCAAATGCGATGTCGTGCCTGAAATTGCCGCCATTTTCGTAATCGAATACCACCGGCTGGCGCAGATCGCATATCTCTTCCAGCTTCTCCTTCGACGGCTGGTAGATTTCGTACACTTCTAAATCATCGCTGGTTTTCAAGTGAAAATAGATGTGCAAGTAGAAGAACAGCACAATACAGAATATGAATATAGCAATCGCGGTCTGCATTTCCTAGTTTTAAATTTAATTCAATACAATTATACAATTATTTATTCAATTACATTCAATATATAATTTTTTTTATGTATTTATACGGAATTAAAGATAAATTTATATTTATTTTATTGTATGTATAATAAATACATACTACATACAATCAAATAATGGATATTCGAGATGAGAATGGAAACTCCGTCGACATTTCAGTAATAGAACGACCCGAACAAGATTTAGCAAACCGGTATATTATGGAAAATGATGTGGTATTCGAACTTGGCGCGCGATACGGATCTGTGTCTTGCGTAATCAATGCAAAATTGGCGTGCAAGACCAATCAGGTTGTGGTAGAACCCGATGACCGAGTGTGGGATGCGCTGGAGCGAAATCGGGAAACAAACCAATGCGAATTTCATATTATAAAGGGGTTCGTTTCCAACACGAAACTGGGTTTGACAAATTTAGACGAATGTCACGGAGGATATGGCGCAACCTACGTTGTTAAGGATGATTCGCAGATACCGTCGTATACAATGACCGATATCCGTGAAAAATATAATTTGCATTTTAACGTGCTTGTGGCGGATTGCGAAGGATTTTTAGAACGGTTCTTTGACGAAAATCCGAATTTTTATGATGGATTGCGCCTTATTATGTTTGAAGCCGACTACACCGAAAAATGCGATTACAATAAAATTCGGCACGCATTACGGCAACGGGGTTTTACGGAGAAACTGCACGGCCACCAGAACGTGTGGTTAAAATAGAATAGATTTAAAGACTGGTGAGCGCGACGGTCATTAACTGAATGATCTCGTCGATGGACGCTCGATTCTCTGGCGCGCACAACGTTTTTGCGAAAATGGGATATAGCACGTGTCCTCCAATTTCCGGTTCACTTGCGAGCTCGCTAATGCGCACATATCCACACGTATCAAATACCCTCTTCGGGAATTCATTATAGTAGTAATACAAATTGCTGAATGATATCATCGTGAACAGCATTAATCCAAACGACCATATGTCCTGTACCTTTGTCATTTTGCACCAGGTGTAATCGACTTCCTCATTTAAGCGCATTTTCTTCAATGAACTGCTGACAGCGCCTGCTGCACTATGATTTATCGCGACATCCACATTCGTTGTTTCTGGTGCGCAATAAGGGCGCGTTCCGCCGGTTCCGGTATCCATATCTTCGCGCCCGCACATTCCGAAATCAATGAGATACGTTTCTGGAATCGCGGTTCTACGAACTGTGAAAGATGCGGCAGTGGACACTGACGCGGGCCCATTTACTATCATCAGCACGTTATCCGGCTTTATATCGCCATGCACCAAGTTTTTATCATGGCAGTACTTGATGGATTTTGCGACACTCAGCATTATGGACGTTACGATAAAATCGTGATCCTTCATTGAAATATGTACCGAGCGGTACCACTTATACAGTGGCGTGGAATTCGGCAATAATGGCTGAATTTCAAGTGTTCTCAATTGGTCAAAATTAACTTTTACAGCGCCGCCATCATCCGTATTCGTATTCGTATCCGTATTCGTATTCGTATCCGTATTCGTATCTGAATCGGAATCCGCATCGGACACGGAATTTATAGTTGCACTTGATGAGACGGATCTGTACCCAGAATACCCCGAATCAAAAATATAATACCATATTGGCGTAACAATTTTGATCTCCAGGTTTATTCCGAATCCAAGTGCTCTGTACGTCAACAGCTGTCGCGTGTCGACATAACAATCGTATTTTACTATATATTGACTCGTCTTAAATACACCGGTTTTTAATCGTAAATTATACTGTTTCACCATTGAAAACATAAGATGGTGTTTCCTGCAGTAGAACAGGCGGTACAATTCGCACGCGTAATTGTTAAAATCAGTATCTGTATCTGTATCCGTATCTTCGCGCAACAAGTTCCTTAGTTGATTTTGAACGTCCGATGTCGATAGTTCATACAGTTTTATTATGTCGCGTATTTTCGAAATTTCATCAATGCTGCGTGACATATATAGATATTGGATGGATATTATATAGTTATTATTTATATTTATATAATAAAATTATCATTTTAAAATTTTGACTTTGATGCTGCGGCCGTGGCAGCAGCTATTCCCGAATATCCCTCCGTGATGCCGCTATCCGAGTTTGACCCGCTTTGCATACGTGATGCGCGTATTTTCATAGCAGCCGTATTATCCGCCGGTTGTATAATCGCATTGGTCCACACGTTCGGGTACTTTGCCGCATTGTACGGATCGTTGTCGCTGCTCTGGTCGATAATTCTCGTAATTTCGGCTATTTGCTCCGAAGAAAACATCGTGGACACGTCGCTGCCGGCGCCTTTGAATGTCGGGATTCCAAATACGGGCGTTGTAGGGGCTATATTCGGCGAAAGGCCGCCTTGCAAATTGGTAGGACTGGGGCGGATGTTATAGATCGATTCGCCCTGCGCGTTGATTGAGTGCTGCAGGAATAAAATGGGGCATTTTATACCCTGTCCGCGCAGCCATTCCGTGAATTCGACGTACTCTTCTAAATTATCGAACCGAATCGGGTTCACTCCGGGAACTGGGGCAAGTTTTGTATTGTATAGGAAAAGCACGGTCCCTTTTTGAATCAGCAAATTCGGGCATCGCGGTTCTTGTTCGTCTTCTGGGTTCATATTATTACCATTTTCAAATCCGTCTAAAATGCGCACAGAGGCGCTCGAAGCGGATGATTGAGTGCTTGTCACATATGCTCCAAGAACAAACACGCAAAAAAGAACGAATAGTTTCATTTCATCGTTCAGCATTGTAAAATATCGTTTAGTATATAATATAATATATAATATATATTTATTATTTTGAAATGTGTCGCAAAAAACAAATAAAACGCGGGGGTGGTTATGATTCGACGATGGAAGTTAAATTTATTGCCAATGGTAATGTTAACATAGAAAATATTAAAAAATTATCCGAATTCGAAAAGCGGGATTTTGAAAGTATGCAATCGCGATCAGCAACCATTATGGTAATGGTTACACCAACCGATCAACATATTACCCCGCGCAAACAAATATATATGGTTCTTAGATATATTGGAGATGGTACGTATGGTAAAGTATATTTAGTAAAACACGTTATTACTGGAAAATTTTTTGTAATAAAAATCCAAACTATCCATCCAGGTGTAAAGAAGGAAGCAACAGATTTGGATAAAATAATGCACGGCGTTACCGGTAAATGTAAATACGTTGCGATATCCCAAGGCGCAACTGATGGTATTGAACACGCTGTATTTCCGTATTTGGGGTCAATGGATTTAATGAAAATGGTAGATGATGGACACATTAATCATAAAGATAATACTGCACTTGTACCAAAAATAATATCCAACGTAATACGGTGCTTGAACGTAATACATTTGCACGGATATAATCATCTGGATATAAAACTAGCCAATATTGTATTTGACGAGAAAAATATGTTTGCTCATATTATCGATTACGGCTTGTCACTTCACAATGACGATATTACACAAACAACAATTGGTGATATACACGTAGTTAATGTGGGTGATTGTCAGTTAAGTGTTGAAATGATAATTGCTCGTTTTTTTATTTTATCACGTTCAATCTCAGATCCACCATCACCAGTACAGCAAATATCATTCAATACAACTTTTTATACTTTTGCCGATAAAATCAAACAAACATCTGATAATTTCGGTCTATTCTGGCTTATAATAGGTTTATTAACCTTTGGAAAAGATATGGATATTTATAATGAATATATTCCATACGGTGGTCGAACCCCGAAAACCGAGATTGTTATGCTTCGTAAACTTTTTGGATTGTACCATAGTTTGAGTTTAAATCCAATTAGACCCATTAACACCGTATCTAACGCCGAAAATGTGCATCGTAATGAATTTATATTGAAAATTCGATCTTATATTACAGAACCTGCTTTTAAATTATGGTTTAACAACGATGAATCGCGATTTAATACGTTTATAGAAAGTGTATTTTTATTGGTTCATGTTGATCCCGAAGCGAGAATCGTACCAACAGAGTTATTGAAGGACCCATTCTTTCAACACGTGCTTGAACTTTGGGATGCAAAAAACGAGTTTCACGTAAATGCGGAACAGTTTATTAGGGGTTTTGGCGGTAAGCGTAAGAATAAGAAGCGCGTAATCACGCGTAAGCGCAAGCATACGCGCAGACGCACACGCATTGTTACTACTAATCGTAGATAAATAAATAAATAAATATATAAAATTGAACCAACAACTTGCTGCATGCATGCAACAAACAAACAATCCAACAATCATTTATGAAAGAATTACAGCAACCGGGACAATCCGAACAAGAACAATCACAGCAATCACAGCAATCACAACAAATAGAATCATCGAATTCAAAACCTAAATACACAACATACCTCATTAATTCGTGGCATCAATACCAACGCATCACAGCCAGTCATCTCCAAAGCATTCCGCATTACAATCAGACTTGCGAAACCGACGCCGCTCTCTACGGCAGTCATGTTATGGTTCTTCGCGACAATGTTGTCAAAATCACCGGGTATTATTGGTATTCGAACGGGTTCCCGGCCCAAAACTGCGCAGATACCGATGGATACGTGGACGTTCGTACCGGGAAACGGTATCCACGCTATGGCAGCAGCAGCAGCAGCAGCAGTTCTTCTTACTTTGAAGACATTTGCACATCGAATGCCTGAATACCTCGAGGCGTATACGTGCGGTACTCATAGTGTGTCGAATGTGAATAATTTATATACTGGTCCAATAGCAAATCACTCGTCGCGTCATTTTGTGCAGTCGCTGCACTCGCACTAGCAATATCCGACGACGACAGTTGTACGGTTATTGTGCGCGTTATCGAATTTCGATGACCGCTGCAACAATTGCACGCGGTGCTTAAAAAATCTGCTCCCGATCCGGTTATAGTGGGACCCAAGTCCAAGTCCATCTCCGGAACTATAACTGGTGTGTTTGGGGTTGGGTTTAGAATGGGGCTCTGCATAGGACTCGATATTGGACTCGAGTCTGGGCTCACTATTTTTTTATACACTGAAAACATTTATTTATTTATTTATTTATTTATTTATTTATGTATGTATACCAATATTTCTATCTATCTCTTTTATTTTAACATATCTGCCAATCCGGATTCAAAATCTCTGTGTGCTCGCCAACCGAGGCGATTCAGTTTTTCGCTGCTTATATAATATCGCCGATCGTTGAACGGACGGTCTTCAACATATTCTATCCAATCAACATCGGATACATTCTCTTGTGTAGCGTCGTCGACATCCACGCCCTTAATCATTCTAATTAACATTTTTGCCACATCAAGCACACTATACTCGCTTTCTTCAGTTGAACCGATATTATAAATTTCCCCAATTTTCCCGCGGTTCAATATAACATCAAATGCGCGACACACATCCAAGACGTGTACGAACGACCGCAACTGAGATCCATCGCCCTGAACCGGTAGTTTACGCCCCTCGCGCAAACACTGAATGAATTTGGGAATCAGTTTCTCCGGGTACTGATTAAGGCCGAACACATTATTTCCGCGAGTGATAATAAGCGGCAGTTTGAAAGAATGGTAATACGATTGCGCAATCAACTCGGCGGCCGCCTTTGTGGCAGCGTACGGATTGGTTGGACATAGGACTGACTGCTCGGTTTTGTGCTGCTCGTCCGAATTCATCATTGATTCCCCGTATACTTCATCGGTGGATACGTGAACAAATAGCAATAGCTTAGCATAGTGACGCGCAGCTTCCAGCAAACTGTGTGTTCCAACTACATTATCCTGCGTATATTGCAGTGATTCGCCGAACGAATTCTGAACATGCGACTGCGCTGCAAAATGGATAACGTGAGTCACGCACTCCGTCTGGAACATCTCGCGCAGTTCCGATGCAGCATTGGTACCGGCCAGATTAAATTTCTTAAATATGTAGCGCGGTTTACTCGATGTTGTTGCCGTTGTTGCGTCCTCGCGTATGCACGAATCAATATTGAGCACATTTGCGCAATAATAAAGGCAATCGATATTTATAATTCGAACGTGCGAATACTTGCGCCATATATAATTTATAAAGTGCGAACCAATGAATCCCGCTCCTCCCGTTACGCAAATCACCGTATTCGAGCTATCATTTAAAGTATCAGCAATATCGTCGGTACTACTAGTAGTATTTGTAGTAGTATTTGTAGTAGTATTTGTAGTATTATTATTATTATTATTAGTAGTACTACTCGTAGTTGTAGTAGTAACCTTCATTTCGACTTCTTGACGATGATCTCTCCATTTGCTCGACATCGACCTATTAGAAACAAACGGTTTCGTAGATAGCATCTTTGAATAAAGCTCTCCCACGGTTGCAGAGAGAATACGCGTGCATTCTCCCGCATATGTCGCCGCGGTTTTTACGGCACGTAGCCCTGCAACCGCGAATTCAACCGTACCCGGGCCTCTGAATCCAATTTGATGATCCGTGCTAATGTCATTATCGGTATCATTTTCTGAATCACCTAATCCAGTAGGTCTCATACGATCGCGCAATGTGCACTCTATAGCTGTCAAATCCAAACTATCAGAAACGCTACCATCATCATCATTATACGTGCGCAGGCAGTGCTGCACCGCATCGTAAATATGCCGGGCCTTCGGAAACAGTGATAGCAGTTTTTCATTGTCCAGGTAGTTATTGGAACGCTTGGATGCCAGAATCGCATTCTGTTCCTCTGCCGTAAAATTGGACCACTTGAAATCAGGATTCACGTGCGAGCGATACATTCCGAGGATCTCATTGTGAGATATTACGCCCGGATTCACAAAATTCAAAGTTCCAATGTAACGGTGCTGCATCAGTATAAGCGCATACGGTAGAAATTCGTCCAGCACCGTCATAGAATTTGGAAGTGAGCACACTTTATCGTAGCTCGCTATTTTAGTGATAAAGTTGCGAGGATTGTCTCGCGCGACAATCGGCATTCGGATTCTCAAATTAAGCACGCTTTCGCAGATGCAGTTTCGTTCCTGCATCAGGCGATCCGTGAATCCTTTCACAATGGAATAGCTGGACCCAAAAAAATTCGGAGCGTCGGTTTCTTTAAACTTGTAACATTTCTCGATTTCGCCCGATCCTGCGGCATTATCGTAATGTAGCGCGCGATTCGTGTCATCTCCGTCCCTGTATGCAAATATACACCCCGTGCCCAAATACGTGTAATGTATTCCAGCATATTTGCAGAGGTATGCGAGCAGCAACGGCGCTGCCAAATTGTCGCGCATATTTTCAGCGAGCTTATCATCCTGCTCTAAATAGTCAATGGTGGAAAATACGCGATCTCCGATCATTCCGTGTGTTCGCCCCACAAACGATACCACGTGTGTGGGCTTGTAATTCGTAATTTCGGTAATGAGTTCGGATTGCGTGTCCAGCGAAATGCGGTGAATTTCAGACGCCCTGCATTCAATATCTCCCGAAATTCGTGCCGCTCTAGCACACACCGCTTGAAATTGTTGCCCTATCCACCCTTTAGCTCCAAAAATAAGGATTCTCATGGTAGGTATGGATGGTATGGTATGGTATGGTATTGACTTATTATATTATATTAATAGTCAATTGTCAAATAATATTTAAATAAAAACATAATATTATATTAATAATAATAATATATAAATGGTAATTTCTCGGTTGTCTGGAAAGGTATCCTACCCCGAAATGTCCCGGCTCGAACCGACCGACTTTCAATACGTGTCCGATGCATACGAAATGGACTTACTGGGTAAGACGGTTATTATAGCGCTGGGCCAGGCCGATTTCTCATTTCGAAAATACGGTGTTGTATTTTATCCCATTTACCTCATCCATACAATCACGCACGATGTAATGCGTAAACTGGGGGTCGTTGAATACCGAACCGGTGACGTATCGCTTTTGAGTGACACCGGCGACGTCAAGTTGGATGCTCGGCCATTTGCCCCGCTTCTATTTGCATCCGTGAATGAAACGGTTCTACAGCACTCGCTTTCGGAAATAGTGGCTGTGGCTGCATCAGACGCAAATAAACCAGCGCTGTCGTCATCAGCATCTACTAAGCCTAAGACTAAGTCTAAGAAAAATAAAACCGACACTCCCGCGGCAATCGATAAGGCTGCATCGAATACGGACGAAATTGTTTCAGCGGATGCTCCAATTCCGGTTGAAAGTACCGCAGCCGCATTTGCAAATTTACATTTAGATGACCGTGAAGATGACGATATCGATAATGTAGTAGGCGTAGGCTTAGGCGAAGGCGTAGAAGGCGAAGACCAAGAATTAAAAGATGTACCTCTACCGACACAGACGAAGGAATTGGCATCTGTTGAAAAAAAACAGTACGAAACGATGAAACTCGCTGTTGTTAGCGGTGGAGGTGGTGGTGGAGGAAAACGCGGCATAGGAAGAAAGGGACCAGCCGAATCGTGGATACAAAGTTTTATGCACAATAAATATTTTGCAATTGAAGACAATGAGGGTGGCAACGACTCCATATTCGCGACCGTTCGTGACGGGCTGCGAAGCCAGGGGCGCGTAGTCACTATTGATGAAATGCGAACCGCGCTGTCTGAAATGGCAACCAAGGAGCTCTATGACGACTATGTGCGTCATTTTAATAAGTATGCCCAGTCCCTCAAAAAAACATTAAACGAAGTCGCAGTACACGATGCCAGTCTTGCCGCAATTACGGAACGAAAGACGCAAAGTCGGGGCCAGCGATTGCCGGTTGCGGAATTACTCAAAATAGAAGCGGAGCTCAAACGCGTAACTGCCAAGCGCGAATCTGTGAAACAAACTGCAAAACACTTGCAAGACACCATACGCACGCGGTATGCGTACATGAAAGACACAAGGGGTGAATTTGATAAATTCAAAACAGTTTTGAAAACTCGGTCATTTATACCCGATGCGTGGACTCTGCGCGCACTCGAGCGAATGTATAACGTGAAACTTATTCGGCTATCGTACTCCCGGTTCAATGCTGGCGATTTGGATAACGTAATAATGTGCGGCGGTGATGAAATCTCAGATTCGCCCGGCCTTGATCTTCCCGAATTTAGAGCGGTTCATAAACCCATATTTTTCATTATGATCGCTGTGGACGAGCACGGTAATTATAGTCTCATTAAATACCGCGCGAAAGGGTCATTTTCATTCACAGAACTTCCATACGACGTGCGCATCCAAATTATTACAAAGTGCATGGAGTCCGCCGGCGGAGAGTACGAACACATCCCGCAATTCAAGCGCATGATGGAATCATCGCCGGATTATATAAGCCGACATCGGCAAAGCGGTGGCGGCGGCGGCAGCGGCGGTGGCGGCGGCGGTGGCAGCGGCATTATCGACTCCCGGGAGTCGGAACACAACCATTCAAAAGGATCGAAGGAAACGCCGGTGCTGCAATTTTATAATCGCGCGTCCAACGAATTTCCAGGTAAAGGGCCTGGCGAATATGTGCCGGCATCAGACGAGCATTTATTCATTCCGTTGGCGTCTATTCCCAATTGGCGAAGGGCGCTGTCCAATTTTGCAGAATCGCCATTCAGATTGGATGGCCATACGTGGTTCAGTGTGGAACATTACTACCAGGGTTCAAAATTTAAGAACCAGAACCATGATTTTTACTTGCAATTCTCTCTGGATTCTGGATCCGAGATTGCAAAGGATCCAGCTCTTGCAAAGGCTGCAGGAAGTAAATCGGGAATATTTAAGGGTCATTTGTATCGTCCGAGTGCCGTTAAAATGGATTCAGATTTTTTATCGAATGGTCGAGGTCAAAAAGCCGTTCTGAATGCGATGGAAGCCAAATTTCGTGACAATTTAGAATTTAAACGAATATTGTTAGCTACATTAAATGCGCGGCTCTATCATTTTCAGCGTGGAGAAAAACCGGTTCTGTTTAGCAACTTAATGCAAATTCGAGAGAAACTCAGATGAATATAATTATTATAATTACTAATTAATAATTAATATAATTAATATATTAATTAATATATTAATTAATATATAATATATTAATGTTTGCAGACGATGACGACTATCCCGCGAAGTTCATCCATCAAATAAAAGCTGCAGGAAACCACCACAACAACAACAATCACAACAACCGTAACGTAGCATCGCTGTATCGCATATGGTACAAACAATTGCGCGAAACTGACGCGGTTCTACATTCTCGTCCATCATTTCTTTCCGCAATTGTCCCGACAATTACGCCTACTAACGGCGATCGATCTAAACTGCCCCACCCGGCAATGATCGAAAATTCACGAACGCCATTTATGGCGAAAGAAATCACTGACTACATTCAGAAAACGAATGTTACGCACTGGTTAAAATATTCTGCTAAAAACATTCACGGTAGAACCGTCAATGTGCACATCATGCACTGTGACGGCAGCAACGGCAACGTGCCGGTGCCTACCCTCAACCGATACAAATCGTACGTGTATAAAATATATGCGTGGTTTCATTTTATTCATCCCTACGTCGCGCAAGATAATGATTGTTCCAAGACAATCAGCCTGTACTTTTATTTCACCCCGTTCAAAAAACTGCTACCGCGCACTGCGGGACAGACCCTCGGCCAGGCGAATGCAAATACCGGGTTCACGTACTCGTGCGGTTCAAACCCGTTCTCTGGCGGAAAAAAAAGCACCGAAATCATAATTTTCAGGCACCAAGAGTGGTTTAAAGTATTGCTCCACGAGACACTGCATAATCTTGAGCTTGATTTTAATACGCACGTCGCGACTTCTCTACGCGACATATTTCCAGGAATACGACACGGCATTCTGTTATCCGAAGCGTATGTTGAAACGTGGGCGCGTCTACTTAATGCAGCATTTTATGTTTTTTATGACATATATGGCGGCAACGGCACAGTTACCGAATATAATGTCGCAATACAACGGTGCCTTTCGGCTGAACGAGTATTCTCTCTTTTTCAGGCAGACAAGACTCTAAAATATATGGGATTATCTTTATCCGAACTTATTGATCGTGACCCCGAACGCGGTACATCGTTTGCAAAAAAATATAGCGAAGCTACTAACATTTTCGCTTATTATATTCTCGCTGGAATGATGGTGTTCGCAGCAGACGAATTTATAGAGTGGTGCCTCAAAACCAATAAATTCAGCCTGATTCAAGCACCGGTAAAAACAAAAAAAGAGGGAGATGGAAAAGAGGAAGAGGAAGCGGGAAAAGATGGAGCGGTAGAGGGGCCTGCCGAGTTTAAAAAATTAATAGACCATTTGTCAAAATCTGAGAGAATGAAAAAGGCAATTTTGGAAGTATCGAAAATGAAGTTACGAGAAAAGGATAATGGCGATGACGATTACGATGATGATGATGATGATCTCACAATGCGAATGACGCTGTGGCATTAATATATATTATATAAAAATTGATGCTGCTGATACATACGATATTCCATATTGTATGTATAAGCAGAGGTATATAATAATAAGCAATGGGGGTAAGGTACCTTAATAATTTGATAGGCGATAAGTGCAAATCGGCACTCGCTGTAAGACACATGGACGATTATGCAAACAAGACGATCGTTATCGATACCAGTATTTATATTTATCAATTTTTGGGACAAAACGCGTTGATGGAAAATATGTACCTAATGATGGCGCAATTTAAATTGCATAACATCACGCCAATATTTGTCTTTGACGGTGCCGCTCCGCAAGAAAAACGACATACGTTACAAAATCGCGAGTCGAGTCGGAAATGGGCAGAGTTGAATTATATTGAAGCAGCCGCCAAACTGACGAATTTGCGTCGCCGGCACGATTCGCAAGATTCTCACGATTCTCACGATTCACTCGATTCGCACGATATGCGCGATATGCAGAACAGTGATGCTGGCGAAGATACGGGCGCAGCTGCAGCCAGTGAAATTATTAATACCGAAACTGCTATATATGAGCTACGAAAACAATGCGTTCGCGTGCGCGGATGCGAAATATTGGATGTGAAACGTCTGATGCGCGCATTTGATATGCGCTACATCGATGCCGACGGAGAAGCCGATAACATGTGCGCCCAGATAGTGAAACTGGGTATCGCGCACGCTTGCATGAGTAACGATATGGACATGTTACTATATGGCTGCCCGCGAGTGTTGCGCCATTTCAACATAGACCAAGAAACCGTTATTGAGTACGATTTGTGTCGAGTTCTTGAAATTCTCGACGTGTCGATTTGCGAATTTCGGGAGATTTGCATATTGTCTGGCACTGATTATAATCCGAACAATTTCGAACCCAATATTCGTCATAGGATCTATCTTAGCGGTATATTTGAAAGTTATTACCGATTCAGGAAGAGCGCAGAGTACGGTACTAGCACATTTTACGAGTGGATAAAAAATATAAGTTGGCTGTTTCGCCGAATTGATGTGCACGCATTGCAGCGTGTTGACGAAATATTCTCGATCGAGTTGACAAAAGAACAGCTTCAAAATATAAGTGGCGTATTGCTGAGAAATGCGCCTGTTGGTGTTGCTGGTGCTGCGGCGCCCGCGTTCACCAGTACAAATTATTTCGAGATCCCGGCCAGAGTGAAAAAAATTATGGCACAGTATAATTTCATATACATATAGATACATATAAATACTCTAATTAATACACT